AATTTTTAATAGAGTATATTTTACAAAAGCCAAATGTTTACATCGGCTTGAGTGCGAGTTAACTCGCACTCAAATAAATTTTTAATAGAGTATATTTTACAAAAGCCAAATGTTTACATCGGCTTGAGTTATGTTGGAACATAACTCTTTGTAATTTTTAATAGAGTATATTTTACAAAAGCCAAATGTTTACATCGGTCGAATTCAGACTACCGATTAATTTTAATCAAACAAGAATAAATTAGAGTTTATTAGAGCTCCAATATAAATATACTACATAAGCAAAACAAGCAAAAATACACAAAGGAAGTTATATGAAATTAGATTCTAGACCGGCAAAAATAGAGAGCAGAAGTATAAGACAAGATAGACTACCAGTAGTTATTAATCAGGAATCAACTACTATTTTTAAGCACAATGTTCAAAAAGGTTACCAGATTCTTTCGAAGAATGATTTCGGTAAAAATAATAGATGTAATGTTGGTTATTTTAATAAAAAGACAAATTTTATCGTTGGTGAAAAAAATAGCTTAATGTTTTATTGCCCGAATACAGATACAATAAAACCACTGAATATTTCTGAAGTCGCTAATAATAATTCAAATAAATTTTTAATTTATAATTTAAATCAAGTATCAGATAATACTGAAATAAATGTAATTAAAAAAGGTTCGACTAGCCATGAGGATATAGAAAAAGAAATTACAATTAAATTAAATTATGAATTTGGTTATGATATCGGGGATTTCATAAATAAAATTGATTTGGTTCAGACAGGCCCGAATCAAAAGAGCTACAGAATTAAAAAATTAGAGTATCCTGATTTCTTCGAAGAATTAAAATTAATCGTTCGGCAGGATGAAGCTGGTAGAATTAATATAAATAAAGACATTCTTTTGAATTCAAATCCTGAATTTTTAGTAGGAATTCTTGATGGATTAATTAAAAAAGCCAATCGTTTATATATAAAAAATTATATAAACCTATATAACTTTACATATATTTTAAATATATTGGGTGCACAATATAGTATCAGAAATGTCAATGAATACAAGCATATTCGGTTTAAATTACCGATAAAATTTAAAAGAATTTCTAGTTTACATCCTAAATTTTTTAAAGAATATCGTTGGTATTTCTGTGAAGACGAAGGTAAAATTACTGTCAAAAAGTTAAGTACAACTTCAGAAGAAGTAGAAGAAATTCTTTATTCGTCAACAGAGGCTGATGATTTTTATTCAAATGTAAATCATGAGAATCTTGAATTAATCCCAGTGATAGACTTAGTATTTATTGAAGTTAATAATACAATAATGTATGATTTGACGATGCAAGATCCGACAGCGAATAACTATATGCTCCCGATTACTCCGTTAAATGCTAATTCGGATGGTGACGTACTTGGAGTAGTAGGACTTTTAACTCTATCTGCGGCATCCGAGTGTAGTCAAAAGTTCGGTCCTGAGTCCAAAGAAAAATTCTTAAGTTTAAACGATGCTAGTGTTCAAAACTGGGGGATAAAATTAGATGCAGCCCTTGGATTATACAACGCAACTAAATAAACTAAAAGAATCCGTCGAAAAGATGGGTTCTGAGAGTATTGACATAATTGATGAATTAACGAAAGCTGGTTTTATTAGCTCAACGACTGGTTTATTTCGTGGAACTCTTTCAAAAAGTTGGAGAAAAGATAAGCAAAAACTATTTATTTTTCTAGCTGATTTATTGATCAAACGGACCAATTATCTTCCAACAGATACTAAGCTAAGTGTTCGAAGAAAATTTATTGAGTTTAATATCACTAAAGATGATTTCAAATGTTTGGTACCCGGATGTGATCACCCAAGAACTTTTTTAAATAAAGACTACGGCTTTTCAAAATATTGTGATATAAAGCAATTAAATACTGCTGATAAAAAAATCCATAAAGAGTTTAAAGATAAAGAGTTAACAAGAACTCTTGAGCAATCAATAGAAGAAAAATACGGCGTTAGAAATATTTCTATGCTTGATGAAATAAAGAAGCAAAAAGAAGAAACTCTTTATAAAAATTACGGAGTCAGGAATCCGAATGATTCAGCTGAACTCCAAGAAAAGAAAAAGCAAACTTTTATTCAAAAATATGGGGTTGATAATATTTCAAAAGCTGATTTTATAAAAGAAAAGAAAAAGCAAACCTCTCTTAAAAATTACGGTTCGATGAATTATTTAAATTCAGAGCACCGTAAGAAACATCAGCAGTTTTATAATGAAAAAATAAAAGCCACAAATCATGAGCGATATGGTGTCGACTGGTTTGCGCAAACGCCAGAATATAAAGAACGTATTCAAAGTCAAATGTCAGAAATAATTAATAAAATTAAAGCTACTAACCAAGAGCGTTATAATGTTGACTGGTATCCTCAATCGGATGAATACGAATCCAAATTACCAGAATACCGAATTAAAACAATTAAGACCAATCGCGAGCGGTATGGAGCCGACTGGTTTGCGCAAACATCAGAATACAAAAGTAGGTTGCCAGAATTTCAAGAGAAATCTAAAGCTACATGTAGAGAACGTTATGGTGCCGAACATTATTCTCAATCGGATGAATATAAAAGTAGGCTACCAGAATTTCAAGAGAAATCTAAAGCCACAAATCGCGAATGGTATGGAGCCGACTGGTTTATGCAAACACCAGAGTTCCAAGAGAAATCTAAAGCTACATGTAGAGAACGTTATGGTTACGATTCTTATTCAACTTCTAGAAGTTTTAAAGTTAAAATATTAGGATTAATTAGACAACAACACGAAGAACTCAGAAGAAAAGAACTCCAAGATAGAATCAAAAGAGTAAAAGATAAACTACAGCTTTCGATAAACACAATATAATTTATAAATTAACATACATTAATACAAAGGAAAATTATGCAAATACAACTACCTGCTCCAGTTAAAACACCAAAAGGTGTTGATATATACACTAATGAATTAATAGATTATTGGAATACATTATACCCGAATGGTGTTGGTTCTGACGAAACAATCAGAATAGTACGCCAAATAAAAGAAGCGAATGGTGAGTACGGAAAATTCGGATACATTACAGAGACACTTCAAATAAATAATGTTATTCAATTAGCTGAGTACATTAATAATCTCCAAAGTAGAAATAAAAATCTTGACGTTGGTATTTCTATCTCGGCTGCAATTTTTCAATACGAAAAAGATACACGCCCGAGTATAAAAACTTTTAAAAGAACCAAAAGAATTGCTGTTGATATTGATACACATATCAACCGTACTAAAAATCGTTTTGAACTTGGTAATCCATTTATCAGTGAAGACCAAATCCAGATTTCAATAATGCAAGCCTGGAATCAAATAAATAAAAAATTTATACAGCATGGGATTGACCCAGTAAAACCAGTTGGTGCAATGTTAACTGGAGGAGGACTTCAATTAATATTTGATTTTGATAAAGAGTTAAATAAATCAGAGGCTGATAAATTATTTGGTCTTTTGAAAAATGTAATAGGAAAACTTGATTGGAAGACAGTAATTCTTGGTGTAGATGATTATCAAACAGTTGAATTTGATATAGATCCAACATTTTCGGATATATCTCATGTTCAAAGAGTAGCTGGGGTAATAAATCAAAAGTACGGGACTAGAGCAAAATTTATAGATATTTTTAATTTAAGTGATTCAGATATAGTAAATCTAATTCAGTCAAATATCAATCGAATGAATGAATCATTGCATATCGAAGATCGTAAAAAACTCTACGCAAATGAACTTAGAAAAATACAAGATGATTTTTTAATTAGTAGAAATAAAGCTCTGGATACAATCGAAGTTCAAAATAATTTAATGACAGCTAAAATGCAAGCAAGTCGTACTATTATAAAACCATCGGAACTTCAGTCTGTTGAGTACGACCTTTTGACAAAAATGAAAGAAGTTGGAATAAGAGCTCTTGATTTATTAGCAGGTGAAGTTAAAATTGGGGCGACAACAGGAAACCTCACTAAATTATATTGTCCTTTCCATGAGGAACAGAATCCAAGCATGGCTTTCTACGAAAATGATCTAATTGATGTTTTTAAAGATTTTCATGATGATAAGACTTATAATTTAGTATCATTTTGGATGAAACTTTTCGACATTCCAAAATCAACAGCGTTGAGTCAAATATCGGAAAAATCTAAAATTAAACTAGGGAAGACAGAAAGAAAGAATTTCCAGAACCTCGAAGTTCAAGAAATTATAGAAGAATTAATAAAAAGAGTTGATACCGAAAATTATGTTTATTATAGACTGGCTAATAAAAATAGAACATGTATTGTAAGACATATCGATTCAGGAGAGTCTTTCATTTTCGATGGCCCGAAAATGTTAGCTACACATGTGTTGACAAATCAACTTAATGTTTATGACGCTGATAAACAGCTAATTGAAATGTTCATTGAAAGTTTCCAGCAAAGCATACTAATTGAAGCTTTTGAAGAGTTCCGACCAGGTAAACCAACTCTCTTCCAAAAGCAATTTATAAAATTCGTAAACCTCTGGGTACCGAATGAAAGATATAAAAGAGTTCATAAATTAGTGGAAGAAGAATACACTGAAAATTATAATTTAACTGAATCAATCGAAATGATTCAAGACAGATGCCCTTGGACTTATAATTATATTTTACAACTGGTTCAAAAAGGCGATATTGAATGGTTTATTAACTGGTTAAGTGCAGTTAGTAAATTTAAAGTTATGCCAACAGTGCCAGTTATATTTGGGGTACAAGGTGCTGGAAAAAACCTTTTTGTATCTACTATTATGGATTATTATTTAAATAATGAGTACGTTAAAATTCTAAACGGTGATAGAATCATGAATAATTTTAACTCGGTCCTTGAGACCGCAAATCTCATTGTGCTTGATGAAGGTGATTTTAGTTCAGGAAAAGAAGTCGATCAGTTAAAATTATTAACAGGAAACTCAAAAATTCTTATTGAGAAAAAAGGCGTTGATGCTTCAAATAAAGATAGACATTTTAACTTTTTATTCTTTTCAAATGGTGATGTTCCGGTTAGACACCCAGCGATGGATAGAAGAATTACATACTTTAAAAATGAAATCTCTTTACTCAGAGCATGTTCAACTTGGGGATTAACGATAGATCAATTTATTGAGTTAGTTAAAACTGAATTAGCTGATTTCTGGGCAATTGTTTATAAAACAGAATTATCTAAAGATATGACAATGGCTAATAATAAAAATGGTCAATTCTGGGAACAGATAATGAAAATGCACCCTTTTGGAAATCTAGTAATGAAATTAATTAATAGAGAGTGGGAAGACATTGCGTTACAATTGAATGAGAATGTCAGTGATCCAAGCATATTGACTTCGAATCTTGAATTATTAAATATTATTCAGAATCAATTTAGATCAAGCGGAAAATTATCATTGACTTTAATCAATAGATATTTGCAATCAATGAATTATAAAGTTAAAACCTCAATTCAACATTATATTCAAGTCAATCATTTGGATGAATTTGGTATCAGCATTCAAGTAACAGAAGAAGATGTATTTATAGTTATAAATAAAGAAAAAGTAAAAAATGCGGTTAGTGTTGAAAATATTCTTCTTAAAAAATTCCCTGAGATTAATAAACATGTTGAAGAAAGTAGTCTTGAAGCTGAAGTTGAAGAAAATACAGCGGTTGTTCATACAGAAACAAGTGGGTTAGTTGCCCCAGAATTAAAGAAAATATAAATAGGAGTTAATAGTGGCGTTTAAAATACTAGATGTTGATAAATTCATTAAAGAGAAACATGCCGAACGAGTATCTAATCCAATATCTTTTGATAGGGATTTCGAACCAACACCCGATGGACTCCAATCAAAAACTATATTTGGAATTTCAACTAAAGATAAGTTTCAAAATTATGGATACATTGATTTAAAAAATGTTATATTACATCCATTAATTTATAAAAATCTAAGTAAAGTAAATACAGTTTTTAATAAGGTACTTAATAAAAAAGCAAAATTCGCTATAGAAGATGGAGTATTAATTCCTAACGAAAATGGCAATACTGGATTATCTTGGTTGATTGAAAACTGGGATAGTATAAATTTTAATAAATACAAGACAGAAAAGAATAAATTATTTATTGACTTTATAAAAAGAAGTCAAAAGAATTTATTAATTATTGATAAAGTTCCAGTAATACCTGTAGTGTATCGTGAGGCGGACACTACAGGTAAAATCATTAAAGATAATGAGATAGATGAAATTTATAAAAAAATATTAACTGGAACAGAATCAGGGAATAGTTTTAGTAGTTCTTTTTTAGAGGCCTCTGGAAGCACCAAGAAAGAGAATATTCAAAAACAAGTAAATCAATTATATCAATATTTTATAAAAAATCTTGAATCGAAAAGAGGTTTCTTTAGAAACGCATTAGCTGGAAAGCGTCTGGATAATGTTGCAAGAATGGTTGCGAATGCTAGACCTGATATTCCAGTTGATTGTGTAGCAATCCCTTGGCATATTCTTTTAAATGTTTTCGATGTTTATGTTGTTGGTTTTTTACAGCAGGATGAAAATCAAGAATACGCTAAAAAATTAGGTGTTCAGGAAATGTACTCAGAAGAGTTCGGTGAAATATTTGATTTTATTTATAGGAATGTTGATGTTTATTTAGAACACCATAAAGAAAAATCAAATATTTGGATTCAAGTCTTGATTGATGTATTTAATTTAAATCCACATTTAAGAGTTCTCCTAAAACGGGATCCAGGTTGGAATGCTGATTCATTTCACTGTTTAAAACCGATCATTCGAACAGGAATATCTTATGAAATTATTATTAATAGTATTTATTATTCACCACTTGGTGGAGATAGTTTTAATTCAAATTTTATTCCAGTTAAAGAAGATTCGAATAAACTTTACGAAGATAATGATTATATAATAAATATACCTAAAAATAAATTAGTGATAAAAACGATGGATTCGATTTATAAAAGGAGTTTAGATGTTTCAAAACGCTGAAATTTTATCGGAGGGTTTAATAATTCCCGATAAATTTAAAGAACCTGGTTTCGTAAAGAAGGATTTTGAAGAATTTAGTTCTAAAATAAAAGAAGATTATAGACGCAATCGAGTACTGAATTCAAATTTAGTAAAATTACTTCTTAAAAAATATATATTTAATAATAAAATAAATATAGATATTGTGCTAAATAAAAAGGGAATTAAAAAAGTTCTTGATGAAATGTATAAAGTATTTGGTGCTGATGAATTTCAGCACCGATATGTAATGTTTACAAGAGCTGGGTTCTTTTTAAGTAGTTTTCAACCAAGTTCATTTAGCACTGCATCATTAACTTTACCCGAAGAATTTATCCCCAAGAAGCAAAAGATTCTTGATGAATTTAATAAAAATAAAGAAAAAAATTATGAGGAAGCATTAATTAACGCAGATAAAGCTTTTGATAAATTGGCAGATGAAGTGCTCGAATACTTTAGAAAACATCATGATTTATATCCAGTTGTTGATTTAATTGATAGTGGAGCTAAAGGAGGGACTGGTGATATTCGTAAACTTCTAATTAGTATCGGTTTAAGTATTAATAGTTCAGGTGATATTAATGATGTAATTACTAGAAGTCATACTGAAGGTTTAACACAAACCCAATTTTTTAATTATAGTTCACAAGCGATGGTATCTCAATATAAAAAATCAGTTGAAACAGCAATTCCTGGATATCTTATTCGTAAATTAAATACATTAATGAGTGGAGTTACATTATCAAAAACATATGATTGTGGTACTAAAAGAACTCTAAAGATTAGAATTACTGAAGATAATTTTAATTCATTTATTGGGCGAAATTATGTTTCAGTTGGCAGATTAAAGCAAATTACTGAAAAAGATACTGATTTAATTAATACAGATATAAATCTTAGGAGTCCGTTATATTGTACTGCGGAAGATGGTGTATGTATGACGTGTTATAATCCGGATTTTGCTAAGAAAATGAATATCGGTCCTGGAGATAATATCGGTTTATTAGCCAGTACTTCACAAGCGAATATGCTTACATCACTTACATTAAAAGCAGCACATACTGGATTATCATTAAATAAAGCAAAAATTGATTTAACTAAAGATATTTTTCAATACTGCGAATAATTTAAAAAAAACAAACTTCTATTAAAATTAATTAATAGGAGTCGTAATGGCAAAAAGAAGATCAACACGGGCAAAAAATGAAGCGGAAGTTAAACCAGAAATTGAAAATAAAGATTCAATTGATATAACTGATTTAGTTGATGTAACTGATTCAGTTGCAATAGTTTCTGATAAAGAAATCGAATCTGGGATTGAAGAAATAACTAAAACAGAGGTCGAAGCAGATTTAGAAACTGGAGCAAAAATAGAGGCTATTGAAGAAATCAAAAAAATTGATTCTGAAATAAAAGATATTGAATCAAAAGAGAAAAAAACTTTTGAAGATATTCAGAAAAAAGAAAAGCTAAAAGCTAAAAAAGTAGTAGCTGAACAAGAGCTTATTTCTGATAATAGAAAATTGAATGCTAAGCCTCAAGGCACATTCGGAATTTTTTTTAGATAGTATATGGAGTTGGATTTCGCTTAGTTTTAAGACTAGGTCGAAATCCAACTCCATTTTCCTGTCTCCGAAATTTAACACAAAGGAATAAAATGGTTTGTACTTGGCAAAATTGGGATAATATTATAGATTATATTAAATCAAATATTGGTGCATCAACTAAGAATTTTGAATTCACCGATGATGAAATTATGCAGAAAATTAAGATGCATTCATTGCCTCTTTTTAGTAGATATTCACCACTAATAAGATATTATGCAATGAGAGAAGAAGATGCGATTCAAACAAGGCCAACATGGATATATCAATTTAAAGATTTTGATTATAGTATTATGAAAATAAATAAACTCATTAATAGAGATACTTTGTCTGATTTATATCAGACTTATAATTATGCACAATCTGCTGGGGATATAACAGATTTTTTGATGCGTACCAATATGGAACATATGGCTAGAACGTCATTGGCACCAAATACTTGGAGATTCTTTGCTCCGGATAAAGTTGAAGTAATATTTTCACCTGAATCGCATATCCTTTCAAAAGATTTTATCGCGGAATTAGCATGTGTTCATAAGGATCCATCTGAAGTTAATCCGGATATGTATCAACATTTATTGGATTTGGCTTTAGCTGATATTATGATTTTCATCGGCAGAATGCGTACTAAGTTTAGACAGTTTAGTACACCCTATGGGCAGGTCGATTTAAACGCTGATGATATATTACAAGAGGGGAAACAACTCAAACAGGAAGTTCTTCAGAATTTAAAAGAAATTCCACCAGAAGATATGATATTCTGGATTAATTAAATATAAAGGATAATGATGTTAAAGATATCTACTGTTATAAAAAATAAAATACCTACATCAAACATTATGTTTAGAAACGATAAAAATATCGGGGCGAATTTAATATATTTCCCAGAGTACTCTATCGATGATAAAGGTATTCAATTTATTCAGAAATATAGGAAAAAAAATTTCTGGGATTATATTCTAATACCCCCTGCTTTTAATTTCTTGGGGAAAAAAGTATTCACTAATGTTTACTTCAAAGACGCAAAAAAATTCATACCACAGATAAGAATTCAGAAAAAATTTATGCGTGCCCAGAAAGAACAGCAAAGTGTTATTGTTGACTTGACTCCACTTTCAGAATTATTTTCAAATTTGATTAAAACCAGATCAAAAAGACAAACAATGGAGTCATTTTTAACACTAGTTGATTCTTTCGCAAAAGATAGTAAAACAACATCACCCGATAAAGAAGTGTATTTGATAATTGATAATAATGATGTTCAAACTGACACTTTTGCAGAAACTTTTTTATATTATAGCCGAATGATACAAAATAAAATTCGCTTAAAAAATATAGACGGTGTTGTGTTCATAGGTTCAGGAAGATATTGGCCAATCACTACAATCGAAGAAGATAAAGATGGACCGTATTTAAAAATAAATATGAATATTATTACTAGATTTTTTAAAGAGGTTCATAATCAAAATATAACACAAGAAGAAGTTAATCCAGATGAAGAAATATTAAATATAAAAAATGATATTGATATTTTACATAATTTAAACTCGTTGCGCAAAAAGTCTCTTCGTGCGGAAACGTCAAGCAAAGTTCAATCAGATGAGTTAAATGAACATCCCATTGAAGCAATTAAGCATATTTTAAATACTTCAAAAGTTGTTAAAGGTAAAACTATTGAGGAAAAATTGAAATATGTATATAATAAACATAGTTCAATTATTACTAAAGAGCAATCAGATTCTAAAGATAATAAAGTGAAAGAAAAGATTGATAAAACAGTTCAAAAGAACTCAAAATCAATAGAAGAAATTTCAAGTGAAATAAAAGAATTAAATAAAAAGTACAATGGTGTTATTACAGTTAATCCAAAATCAGTGGCATCAGCCACAAATACATATTTTGATCCATTAAAAATAATAGGATTTAATGATTTTCACGCGTATGGTAGACAAAGTTCAGAGTTTGACCAAAACCTAGATGAAGCAATGTATGATTTAATTAAATCATTAGAATCCGATCCTGATTTAAAAATAAAAATTCTTGGAATAAGTTCTGAAATCACTGATAATTATAAAGATCGTTTTAAAACATTCAAAATAAAAATTCAACATAAAGAGTTCGGCAACACTAAACCTTATACTGTAAAGTTCCATATTCCTTATCCAGCTCAAGGTAAATATTTAAAACTGAATTCTGGAAATTATATTATGACAAATCAATTTTTCCCAAAACCAGTTATTAAGGTTAAACCGAATATAGTTCGTGTGTATACTCACTATTCAACATCAGCTATAACATTGAAAAGTCATGGGATTACAGAGCAAAAAAATCAAGGTGATATTCTTATAAATTTCAAAAAGAAACTCGAGGGTTTGAAAAAAATTAAATCATCTAATAATTATACGAAAGATGAAATTGACTTCTTTAAAGAAAAATATAATATTCCAAAATCAGTACCTAATGATATATTTTTTGATGTTGAGATGGTCTCTGATGGACTTATATATGAATTAAATTATAAGGATGCTGTTGAAAAGAATCCTTTTGAAGATGGTCCTAAAAAATTCAAGTTTTATAAATTATATAAAAATAGGGAATTAATTGAATATGCTTATATTTCACCAACATCAGAAGATGTTCATTATAAAACCAAAGAGGGAGATGAGAATCATTTTCCAAAAGAGCATATAACTGAGTTCATAATGAACCTTTGGAATAATTTCGCGAAGGAGCATATAAATTCAAGAATTGATTTGAAATCAAAATCTTCTAAACCTTATTTTGGCCTAAGAATGCAAGCTAAAGAAATAGCACTGATTCATTTTTTTATAATGAATAAAGGGTTACTTAATACTCTAGATTTTCTTGGAATTAAATATCAATATGCCAAAGTTAGAAATAAAGACGCTGCTTTAAATTTAAAAATAGATGATACCAAAATAAAATATCTTGCAATTTTTTCAACGTCTTTAACTGAGGAATATTTTATCAATGGTCTTCGTATTGGGGCATCTATGGTTTTTCCAACCACTAAGAAAAAACTAAATGATCCTGATCTTTATAATCCATTTTTTGAATTAAAAGGTAGTGATGGGCGATATGTTAAAAAGACAAGAGAAGCAACTGAGAGTTTTATTGATAACACCACTTCAAAAATTTTAAAAACGTATAATATACCAACAGATATTTATGATCTTTTTGGAAAATACGTTCCAAAATTATTATTGAACTCCGATGTTGAAATAATCGAAGATTTAAGTACCCAAAGAATTCGTATGTCCGAGGCTATTTCTCACGCTGGTTATAAAATGCTTCAGAAAGCTTTAGCTAAATTAAAAAGAGTTAAGAATAGTGGAAGTGGTTACGACGCCATGTTAGAACTTCATCCATATTTTATTACTCAGGAGATGATGAGTAGTGGTATGTTTCAATTTACACAATCGACAAATCCACTTGAAGAACTATTACTTTCATCTAAGATTACAAAAACTGGTATTGGTAATATGAAAAAGGAACAGGTCACTTTACCAAAGAGAGATTTAAATAGATCATATTTCGGAACGGTGGCTGCGACAACCACCAATGAATATGGTGGAATTGGATTAAACCAAACACTGACTAATAAAGCAACAATTAAAGATAGATTTGGGTCAATTCAAATTAAATCTTTTACTAATGATAGAAATCCATTCGAAAATTTATCTGCGACTGAGAGTCTATTGCCTTTTTATGAGTACGATGATACAACTCGTAGAGTTATGGGTAACCAACAATTTAGCCAATTTGTCCAATTAGATAATCCAGATGAACCTCTTGTGCAAACTGGATTTGAATCAATAGTTCCTCATTTAGTATCTGATCGATTCGCAATCAAAGCGAAAATGGACGGTCGAGTAAAATCAATTGATAAAGAGTACATTAATATTATTGGGAAAGACGGAGAATTAATCAGATACAATATTAAAGAGAAGAGGTCAAGGACCAAGCGTGGAATTTACATGCCTCTTAAGTATAATGTTATGGTTAAAGAAGGGCAGAAAGTTTTTAAAGGTGATGTATTGGCTGCAACCAATAGTTTAAAAACAGGAAAGATGTCTCCAGGGAAGAACCTAGTTGTTGCTTTAATGTCATATCGTGGAATGAATTATGAAGATGGTTGGGTTGTTTCTAGTAAGTTAACAGATAAATTTACTAATAAAATTCACGAAAAAATTACAATTCTTATTCCAACTGGTGCCAAAATAAAAGAAGATTTTTTAACCGTTGGGCGAAACACGAAGCCAGGAGATATATTATGTTCGTATTATAAAGATAGTAATTTCAATCTTGAAGATTATAACGATGATTCAGATTCAGGTGAAACTGTATTAACTGGAGTCGAGTTCTCTGGAAATAATGTTATTTATCGTTCAATGGGTGGTGTAATTAAAGATATTATTATTAGAGTAAATGATAAAAATATCGATAAGAAAGTGCTCGAGAAATGGAACTCAATTACAAAAAACATTCGTGAGAAGTTAAAAGAATGTGAATTATATAAACATAATCATAAACGATATGCAGATTGTACATCTAATGTTGAGAATTCTCAGATGTTGGTTGTCGGTGGACATAAGGTTAATGGACATGAATTTGAGGGTGCTGTAATTGAGGTTTATATAGAAGGACGAAATGAAATTAGATCAGGTAGTAAATTTACTCTAGGTGGAACCGGAGGAAAAGGTACAATCCAATATATGATTCCAAAGGGAAAGGATCCAAAATCTTTAGACACTAAATTGGATATTGAGTTCATTCCAACTCCAGTTTCAATTATTTCGAGAAAAAACCCAAGTATTATTTTAAATTTATATAGTGGTAAGGTTGTATATTATCTAAATAAAAAAGTAAAAGAGTTAATCGGAACCAAGCAAATTGATAAAGCTAGAAGTTTAATTTTAAGTGTATTTGGTGCAATGGATGCAAGTCCGGACCAATTTTTAATTAATGAAGTTATGGGTTTCTTCGACAGTAAAAGTACACCAGAAATTATAAAATATGTTAATCAATCGGATCCTTTAAATAGACCTGCATTTCCATTACTGGTTCCTCCTCATAAGAATAAAATGACAATTAAAAATATCGAAGAGGCTGCCAAAATATTAGGAATCCCACTTGATGAGAAAGTTTATATTCCTGAAGAAGATATTTATACTGACAGACCAGTCCCGGTAGGAATCCTTCAAATTTATTATTTGGAGCACTTTCCAAAAATTATGAGTTCAACTAGAGGTAGCTTAAAGGTAAAAAGACAATTTACTACAGGTCAAGGAAGAAGTGGTACCAAAGTTGGTAATGGTGCAATTAAGATAGGAATATATGATTTATTCTCTTTGAGTACAAGAAAACCAGGACATTTGATTAAAGAGCTTCATGGTATGAGATCAGATAATCAAGAAAGTTCTAGAAAACTAATGAATTCAATTCTTAAGACAGGACAGATGCCGGTAACAAGTGATATTAAAGTTGATTCGCAACAATCAAAAACTAAACAATTGATTGAAGCTTATTTTATAGGAGCAATAATTGAGCCTAGATTATCATAGAATTGAAATACTAACGGAAGGTAAAATATTAGATCTTTTAAAGAAATATACTTCGAATATGCAGAAGAATATAAAAGTATTTTTTAAGGAGGAGCCGAAGAAAAAATCGGCTCCTCATAAAGTAAAGAGTCATTTAGAACTCGAATATGATTTATTACAAAGCAATTCAAATGTCAAAGAATTTTTAAAAAAATATAATCCAACTTTCCTTGAGTCAGAAAAGAATACTATATTGAATCTTAAAAATTATCTTGATCATTTTAAAACATATCTTGACGCATTAAAGAAAGAGAGAATTATTTCTGATAAAGATATTAAAAATATTTTAGATAGATACACTCCATTTTTTAAACACAATAAGAATTTAGCTCTTGTTGATAAAAAAAATAAAAAAGTTGTTTGGTTCATTTGGAACTCAAAGGAAGTAATTGTTGACCTTGATATGAAACCATATTTTAAGGAAAATAATCATGAATAACAGTTGGGCTTTCGAACAACGGACGTGTGAAATTCACGGAGATTTCTATATATCACCAAACCAAGATGAATATTCTAAATGTCATTATTGTTCGTATATTAATCTATCATCAATGGATATATTAAACTCAATGGATTTTAGCAAAAGAAATGTTGAATTATTATTAATACATAAATTAACTGAGATACATTTCGTAAATTTCATAGGTATGAGTTCAAAAGAACTCATACCTTATGTAAAAAAGTATTTAAAAGAGTTTCATATTTATTTAATTGATACATATATTAATGAAGATAGTTATAGATTCTATAATAAAAAATTGGCTAAATTTGGAGGTGTTAGTGGATTTTCTTTTAAAGGGGAATTGTATCATTGGGAGCATATTTGGGGTGCGAAGACAAAAGCAATATCTACACTAAGGGATAGTTTTATGGAATTAAATCCAAGGTGTCCAATATGTAATAACATTATAAAACAACCAGTATTAGACCACATGCATACTAAAAAAGTTAAAGGTACTGGATTTATTAGAAATGTATGTTGTTCTCAATGCAATACATTTATAGCCAGATCAGAAAATAATGCTGGTCGTCATGGAATTTCGAATGAAGAGTTGCCTGATGTTTTACGAAGAATGGCTAACCATCTTGAAAATCAAACTAGAATTATTCATAGCACTGAGTTGCCAAAAAAGAAAAAACTGGGCACTCGTGATTGGAATAAGATTATAAAATTTTATTTTAAAATATATCCTGGACGAAAGAAATTACCAAAACGACCGAGGTTCATCTCGGAGAGTGTTTTAGAACTCTGTCGAGAAGTAAATAAATATATTACAGATAATAATAAAAAAGATAAATTAATAAATTTGGAGGAATTATGTTAAAAGGTTTAATTAAAAAGATAGATGATATTATAGAAAAAAGAAGAAATAATATTAAGCTTAAGGTAAATGAGAAAAAAATGATTGCCGAAACGTCTGATGATGATTGCAAGACATCGTTTAGACCTGACTCAAAAAAACAACCAGATGATGTAATTTGGGATACAATTGCTGCTGGATTCTGTTTTGAATTCATGCTTCTTGAAGGCCTTATTAGTCAAAAGAGTATTTTAGGACTCAAGAAAAATCTCATGCATTTAAAAAATAAATATAAAGATTATCCTAAATTGTATAATTTAATTTATGGACCAGATAATGAATCTTCTTTATATGTTGAGGATTTATGTGAAGTTTATTTTGATTTTATCGAGGAACATTATTTTAATAAGACAGAAAAAGAATTTAACGCGAAAGCTTTTTATAATTTCTTTAAAAAATATCAAGCATATGATACTTGGATAAAAATTCTTAAGAAAGAGATGAAATAATTAATATAGAGTTGGTTTAGACTTCTATATAAATAATACTAAAAAGGATAAAGATGGTTTTTTATATGGATAATGAGGGAATTAATTCAGTTGGTTTGGAAAAACCAACTGAAGATGAAGCAATTTTAATGGTTCATGAATTAAAATATCTTAGAGATTTTGATATTAAAAATTTTAATTATTATCTATTCGAAGATGATATTGATAATATGACCCAAGGTGAGTTTGAATGGTGGTATAAAGCAGCATTTGAACCTTGGCTTCAGAATTTGGATGAATATTATATTGATATCGAATATGATGATTTGGTCAGATATTTTGCAAACCCAGATGAGAAAATTCTTTTTTTAAAAAAATTTATAAATTTTATCATGTTCTTTTTTCCATTTCAGATACTTAAACAATTTTTGAAAAATAAGGGGTATGATGATCTTAACGATTATTTATTAGAATTAAAAGATGATAATATTAACGGGTTAATTCAACTACGGATAGATATTTTAGATATAATTGATGATGAGATAAATAGAGTTGATAATTTTGTGACAACATTGGCTGCTTTTGAAAAAGTCGCAAAGAAAACATTAGTTGAATCAAGTGTAAATTTACTAGATGATCATATAAAGAAAAGAAATTATTTTCTTGGCATTTTTAAAGAAATTATATCAAATACAGATATGGAAAAATTCTTAGCATTATTGGAAAAATATAACGAAGTCGACCCAGAAAATATATAAGGAGTTAAATTGACAGCAGTATTTAAAGATTTGGATTCAATATTAGAAACATTAGGTTTAAATAAAGAAAAACTTAATCAACAAGTTCTTTATAAATATAAAGCAGTTGCTAATAAAAGAGTTGCGCTTATTGATTTTAAAACATCAGATATGAATATCACCGTTACTTTACCAGAAAATAGAATTTATAATGAAAGGTTCCCTATTAAATTATTAGATAATGATTCTATAGACGGGATTGAGAATTTATATTATGGTAAATGTGGATACATAATCGATATTAATTCACCATATCCTTTAAGAAATAAATTTAGTTATCAGGAAGTAATTGAAGGAAAAACTGAAGAGCTTGAAGAAAGTCAAAGATATACTGAAGACGATGATGGTAATAAAATTCCAGATAATCCTAGACATGGGATTTCAGAATCTGAACAGTATTATAAAGATGGATTAACTTATTGTGTTAATTGTAAAAATTATCATAGTTTCCATCCGGTAAGTAATTTATTTGAATAGAGTGTTGTGGCTAAGCCACAACACTCTAACCCTCCTGTGCTTAAAATTTATCATTAAGGAAAATAATAAAGATGGACAATAATACTACGCAAAAAGAAAAAGAAATAATAATTAATTCAATTGATGATATTGAAGAAATTTTAAAAAATAAATTACACCCAGATCAGATTGAATCATTGGATCAATTCCCAGATCCTTTTGATTTAAAGAATATGCAAATAGCTGTTGATTATTTTGTCGAAGCAATTAGTAATAATAAGAAAATAAAATGCATATGTGATAGTGATTGTGATGGATTAGGAACTTATACACTTTTTTGGAATTTCTTTTTAAAACATTTTAAGTATCAATATGTTGAGTTTATAATAACTGATAGAAAGCAAGGTTATGGATTTTTACCATCGCATGTAACTGAAGATGTTAGTTTATACATAACTGCAGATAATGGAATTACAAGTGTTGATGCAACTAGGAAAGCTCGTGAAATGGGAGCGAATGTTATAATTACAGATCACCATCAACCAGATTTAGAATTGGGGTTACCTGATACACCAGCAATAGTCGATCCACACATACCTGGAGACAATTTTAAATATAAAGATATTAGTGGAACGTTTGTATTGTGGTTTTTTTTAAAGGCAATTTGTGAACGTCTTGGATTAAATGTTAATTTATTTAATGAATTCTTACCTGAATTAGGATTAACTACAATAAGTGATGTGATGCCTATTGATAGACATCTAAATAGATTTGTGGTAAAAAGTTTAACCACTGGAGTTCAAAAGAACTCAATTGAAAGAATTTATTTTAAAACATTTAGAAAGTTTGTATCCGATTCCCCAACGGCCGAGGACATTGCTTTTAATCTAACTCCGATGATAAATGCTACTCAAAGAATTACAAAGGCAGATCACGGTGCCCTATTTATGATTCAAGAAACTGAGGAAAAAAGTTTAGAGTGGTTCAATTATTTAAAACAGGTCAATGATACACGCAAAAAAATTCAAAATGATTTATTTGAATACGTTGAAAAACATTACAGACAATATTTTGATAAAGATTTTATAATTATTCCTGGAAGATTTCATAAAGAATATAAAAGTGTAGCAGGAATTGTTGCATCAAAACTTGTAGAGAAATATAATAAGCCAGCAATAGTTTTTAATTTTAATCCGGATACCCAAGAGTATTCTGGTAGTGGACGAACCGCTGGAAAAATCAATATACTTGAAATTCTTAGAGATAATAAATACGTTAAGCAAGTTGGTGGACATAAACAGGCTTTGGGGATAACGGTAACTTTAGAAAATTTTGATAATTTTTATAAAGAATTACTAGATAAAAGCGCAAGAATTCCCAAGGAAATGTTTAAATCCGATATAAAATCAATAGGGTTTATTCCGTTCAATTATCTAGATATTTCATTGTATGATTCATTGAAAATGTTTGAACCTTTTGGAAAAGATTATGAGAGACCAATTTTCAGAACAGAAGCAATAATTACAAAAGCCAAATTAATAGGTAAAGGTAAAAATCATCTTAGTTTGGAGTTATCCGATAAAAATAAATTAATTAAGTTCAAAGCGATGAAGTTTTTTACATCGGAAGTACCTGAGATTAATAAAGAATATTCTATATATTTTAAGCTAGGTGAAGATACTTTTGGATCCAGTAGAAAATTAATGCTTAATATAGTTTCAATCGAATAAAACTATCAAAATATATTTTAGAATAACTTTCGGATAGTATATAAATAATATTATTAGACGGAAGAGTTATCTGTTGATTTTTTTGCTAAGAAATCAACTCTTCCGTCTAATTTTTTTTAAAGGATATTACATGGCAAGTGTAAATATGCAAGATATGATCGCGGCAGCAACAGCAGCTACAGGAGCACAAGCAGCAACATCTGGTGCACCAACTGGTAGTGGAGCTCAAGCTTCAGCACCATCAGCTGGTGGTGTAACGATTACACGCCAAAGCGGCCAAAGCATTCAAGGGAGAGCGAAATCAGGATTCTAATCTAGACTAGAATTCTAATTTCGACACATACATACACACATACATTACATTAATATCCGGGGATTTGCATGAACTTAGTTTCATGTAGACATCCCCAAATTTTTTTTATTTATTAAAAAAATAAGGTAATATGTAGTATATGATTAAATAAAATAAGATTAAAAAAATTAAAGGAAAAAGATGCAAGTAATTAAAATACCTCTTGATGTAGCAATTCAAAATGGTTTGAGCCCAACTACTATTCAATTCGAATGTAATCAAGAATCAAGAGATGGTTTTAAAAACCTAAAAAAAATTCTTAAAAGAGTTAAGGACAATATCTTAGATATTGAAATTTGCCTGCCATTTTATAAAGAATCTGAAGAAATGGTAACTGTTATTTTAGGTAAGATGACAATTACCAAAAAAAAAGATGAATTAATTTATGAGATTTATGCTAATGATTCAGAACTTAGTGTAGGTGTGTTAACCGAGCAACTTTTTGGCAATTTGATCAGCTGGACGACTTTTCTAAGAACTGGTTATTTAGAAAACACTTTCAAAAAAATTGAAGTGAGTAATGAGTTATACAATGAATTATATGACAACTTTCCAAAGAGAGTTGAAGATATTCCAGAGGAATTAAAAATGATTGAACTTAAAAAATACACATCGGATGATATAGGAAACCGGATAAAAATTGCAGCGGATATTGGAAATGGGATTTTAGTTTCTTTTGATGTTATTATATATAAAATCAAAGATAAAAAAAATCAGATTGAAGTATTCTGTCCGACAGATGCGACAATAATCAAGTTCGATAAAAATGAGTTCATCCATGCAGTCCTATTAAATAAACATTTAATGGTTAACGATTTGGTTAAAGCTTCGTCAGATTCTGACGAAGCTTTGAAATCTATCATAAAAAAATTAGGCTTTAACCTAACTAAAGATTCAAAATTGTCGCCAGATGCAACACAGGCTGATAAAATCCCAAGCCTAAAAAAAATCGAATCTGAGGTTATATCAGAGGTTGTAAGAGTTATTGACAAAAACCCAACTTTTAAAATTTCTAAAAAAGGAAAAATAAAATACATATGGGAGCCAAATACCAATCTTTTGGCAAGTGTTTTTTCAATTGCCAAAACAAGCAGTGATGTTGTTGGAGCTAGTGTATTTATCGCTGAAAAATCAAAGGATAATAAAACATTTAATTGTGTAAAACTATCAAAATTATCTTTTGAAAATAATGCTGTGTCTGGTATTAAAAATAACAATGAGTCCTTTGTGATGACAAATAATGATTTTGTAATGTCTCTCGTAAGATATATTGAGATGGAGTTTTTATCAAAGGTTAAAGATATTAGATTTATCGAATATTCTCTAGTTTAGGTGGATGGCTCTTCAGAGTCTGAAGAGCCATCCAAAAATTATTTTAAATTTTTAATAAACTTTAGACATTAAAAGGAGCAAAAAATGGATAAGATTATAACTATTAAAAGACACGACGCTGAAAGATTAGGACTTACATTTTCACCAGATGATGTGAATATAAATAAAGCTAAAAAAAGATTCAAAAATCTAAAGAAAGCTTTAGTTGCTGCTGGTGGTTCACTAACTGTAGAAACAGTTTTTCCATTACATACGAGTGAAATTGATATACCAGATATGATTCCAGTATTTATCTGTAAAACAACATTTAAACTTACTAAAAAAGGTAATGTTAAAATGTCAGCCAATGTGAAGGAAAAGTTAATTGGGATGAAAGATAAAATATCACATGCAGTCTATGCACATATCATGAAGTGGACTGAATATTTCAGAACAACTGAATTTAAAGATGATTTTAAACTCTTAGTCCTTGATAATCCAGAAGATTTTTGGGAAAATTTTCCAAAAGATCCAACTGATTTACCAAAAGAGTTAGTTGAAGTTACAAAAGAACTTACCTCAAGTCAGGTTAAAGTTGGTGACTCATTAAAACTTGCAGTTGAAATAAAAAATGACCAAGTTGCAGTTTCCACAATGATTATTGTAGATTACAGTGTAGATGAAAATAGAGTTGAGATCTTCTGCCCAACTGAAGGTAGGATTATAGTTATGACCAACGATGAATTTATGCACGCAAAAGCATTAAAAATTCATTGTGTTGTTAAAAATATCATCGAGCCGGATAATAATCATGAGCAAATGATAAAAACTATATCTGATAAACTTATCCCAAATCTTAAAAAAGATTTAGGTAAAATGCCAGAGCCAGATACGATTAAAGATGATATGGCTGTTTCAGTTTTTGTCAAAGAGGTTATGTCTGAAATAGTCCCAGAAATCAAAAAAATGGTTGATAATAAAAAAGGGACTTTTAAAATTTCTAAAAAAGGAAAAATAAAAGATACCGGAATTGAATTTGACCAGACATTATTTGCAAAAATTTGTAGTGCGATACATACATCTTATAAACATAGCAATAATTTCGTCGGATTGATCGCTAAAAAACATAAAACTGATGAAGGTGTAGAAGTTTTCCTTCGTGCAAAAATTATTGATGTTGATCTAGATCAATCAACTGGAACAATGGTTGGTTCTATTGAAACATCAAAAAGAGGTGTTGAAAAATTTAGATTAACTCCTAAAGAATTCGCGCTGGATGTTATAAGATTTGTCGAAATGGAACTCATTACTGGAGAATCAGATAATCCAATGTTCATCGTAAAAAAAAAGGAAACTGAAGATGTTTTAACTGAAGTTGTTAATGACATAATGGACGGATTAAAAAATATAATTAAATAAAAACTTTAAAGGAAGATTATGAAAAACAATGATTTTATTAAACTTACAAAAGCTGATAAGAAACTATTCAAATCACTGAGAAAGTATCTTAAATGCCGTGTCGAGCAGGGTATAGTCTCTTTTAAATTAAAAGATGGAAAAATAGTTGAAGACTCTGCAATTGATAATGAAGTTATCAATTGCATCTATGAATCTTCTTTTATTAAAGAGAATTTATTTGATGCAAATTTCCCCAAACCTTATATTGTATTAAAATCACAAAAGGAGCCAAATGTATTTAAGAAAGTATTGATTTTAGAAGTTGTAAAAATACATAAAAAATCAAAACAGTTATCTATAATTGTATCATCCGGAAAGGATAGCAATGATAAACCATTCAAAATTAAAATTCCGATTGAAAATCTAGCTTATGCTTTCATTCGTAAGTTGGAAAATGATATTATTGCTGGCATTAAACCAACAGTTAAAAATAGTTTTGCTATTGTCTTTGCACTACCACAATAAATAAAACCCCTCTTGGGGTTTTATTTTTATTTTATTTTTATTTTATTTTATTTTTAAAGGAAGATTATGAAAAACATTAAACTTACAAAAGCTGATAAGAAACTATTCAAATCACTGAGAAAGTATCTTAAATGCCGTGTCGAGCAAAAGACTTGGACATTCAAAATTAAAAAGACAGAAAATTGTTACGAAACCATTGATTGGTATTCAGTTGATGATGAGATATTAAAATTAATTTATTCATCAAATTTTATTGAAAAATTGGATGAATCCATTGGGATGAAGCCAGTAATTGCTTTAGTAAATTCAAATAAAGCACCAAAATCAAATGCATTTGAAAAATATTTTATTATTAGAATGACTGATGTTCATGCATCAAGTTCTGAAATATCTCTTGATATTATGAACTCAGAAACTAAAGAAATTAAAAATATTCGAATAAAGACAGATGATTTAATTTATGCTTTCATTCGCAAGTTGGAAAATGATATTATTGCTGGCATTAAACCAACAGTTAAAAATAGTTTTACTATTACACGCACAATATAAGTTATAAAGGAGAAGTTCTTGAGGAATCTTTCAAAAGACGAAACTATTGAAATGATTATTCAGTTTGGTAAAAATTTACAATCAGTTAAAATAAATAATAAACAATTGGTCACTGCTTCGGACGCTGAGAATATTTTTATCAATGAAAAAATATCAATAGATGAAATTAAAAATAATTATCCAATTCAGGACTCAAATATACTTTCATTTGTGAGACAATTGTATTTTAGAGCAATGCCTGTGATAATTAGAGAGAGGGTAAAAGATCCAATCGCGAATATCCCAACAGTTTCTTTTACCATCAATAATAATGTAATTCATATGAATTACTAAAATATATTTTATAAAAATGAAGGAAAATAATGCAAGAAATTAAAACACATGATGAAAATGAAGCAATATTAAAAATTTTAAAACTCGTGACTGGTGAAATGGTTATTGGTGAAGTCTTTCAAAGGGAAGATGGTAGCTATAATATGTCGTTACCTGCGTTAATGACTTTAAATCCGGAGTCTGGGAGTATTGGATTAATGCCTTTTGATTTTGTATACACCATGAATTTTTTACCAGAGATTGATTTTAAAGAAAATCATGTTGTTGTTATTCATGAATATCCTCCTCGTGAAATCATAGAAGCCTATTTTGATTATTTAGATGATACTGTAAAAAGATTAGAAGAATATGAAAGTGTTGAAGAGCAACTTAAACGCAAGGCTGCCGAAATAGAGGCAGCCGATGCTTCTGAAAAATAATATTATATAATTGTGCGAAAAATAAAATATAAAGGATTAATATGGAAATGACAACAGATATTGAAAATTTTGATGGCATAGGACAGGTTCATGAAATAGAGCCTGCTCCAGTAACAGTTGCTGAAAGGGAAGAACTTAAAGATGATTTTGAAGTACAGGATGCTGAAAATCAAAGAATTATAGGTAGGATTAAATCATCGGCCTATGGTGGATTTACAAAAATTCTTGCAACACTTTCAGCAAATATGGCAAAGACTGATATAATTTCAATTGAAAATGGGAAACTGAGTTCAATATCTGGTGGTGGTTTTTTATACTCAGATATGAGTACACTATTTGGTGAAAATAATTTTGATATAATAGATCCAAAATTTAATATTAAGATGCTTAGACTTGTGACTGGTGGTGATGAAGTTGTCTTTGTGCAAGATAATACTCAACATAGATATTTGATTTCAAGTTTAGTTGATGGGGTTCCAAAGGATACTGTTGCTTTACCTCAACCTGATCAAACAACAGCGCCAAGAATTACTCGTCCTAATCTTGGTCAAAAAATATATAGCTTTGAGGTACATCCAGAGGTTGTTGCGGTCATTCAAACATCTGAAAAAAATGCAGAAAGTCAATTCTTTATTCTAGATATAGTTGAAAATGAAGGGGCTTTTAAAATTAATTCAATAAGTACTGATAAAGAAACTTTTAAACATACTTTTAATTCTTTCGAAGGTGAGGTTACTCAATATAAAGTATTTAATCCATTTCCAATTGCTAAAATCGAAGAACTTTCTTTTGAGCTTTGGAAAAATGAGTCCAATGAATTTTGGATAAAAACTGTATCTATGGTTGGGATAGCGAGTATAGAATACAGTGAAAAGATATCACCTATGGGTGATTTCGATACATTTAGTTTATAATATTAGGGGATAGGGTGCACTATGCACCCTATCCCCTTCCGTGCCCAATCAAAATAATAAAGGAAATATATGAAATTATGTGTAGTTTCAATGAGTGGAGGTTTGGATTCAACAACACTTGCATATAAAGCAATTGAAGATGGATTTACAATTTTACCAATAAATATAGATTATGGACAATTAAACATTATTGAAAAAGAGTGTTTTAGAAACATTTTCACGGAAATGAAAAACACCTTCGGTAATAGAGTTCTGGATTTTATTGAAATTGATACTAATGCAATTTATAATCAAAATGGATTAATATATTCATCATTGAGAGACTCTGGTATTATAAATAAAGAAACTTCGATGGAATATTATACACCGTCAAGAAATTTATTATTTTCGATAATTTCTGGTGTCGTTGGAGAAATTACCTCTTTCTATATGAATGTGGATGAAATTAAAATTGGACTTGGGGTTCATAAGCACTCAATATATGATAGGGATTATTGGGATATTTCTCCAGAATTCGTCAAGAGATTAAATAGTCTTCTTGAATTAAATGATTGCAAATCTATTGAATTATATACACCATTTGTCGATAATTATAAAAAAGAAATTGTTGAGGTTGGTATTGAGTTAAAAGTGCCTTGGCAGAAAACATGGACATGTTATAATCCCAACCAGAAAGATAATTTATTTGCGCCTTGTTTAAAATGCGAGGCATGTCTTGAACGCAAAAAAGCTGCGGAAGGTACACTTCTCGAAAATAAAATAAATAATTATCAATTTAAAATATAAGGATCTTTTAATGGCTAAATCATTATTTCGTGGAAAATTGACTCAGTATAATCTGGTTTTTCGTCATATAAATGGAGATAATTGTATTCAAAATGATGCTCTTAATTTTCTATCGACAATCTTATTTACAAAAGGTATTCAAAAAAATATAAGTTGCAACATTAGACAACCTGATCATATATTAAAATTCGAATGGATAATTTCTGAGATTTTAGAAAATGGATATATTGATAATCCTCTATTTGAACAGATGGTTTATGATATGAAAAAAAGCGAATTTGAAAGAAAAATTTCTTTCGATGTAGTTAAAACGACACGCCAAGAAAAAAATCATTTTAATAATGATTATAAACTTAGAATATCTTTTGAAAGGGAATATCCTGGAGAAATTAAAATTGATTTTGAATTTATATTTGCCGCAAAAGATGTATCTAATTTAAAAATTTTTAAAGTTGTTACACATTTGGGAGAATCAACCAAAAGAACTCGGGATTTTTTGATTAATAATTCTCAATCAAATGACAATTATCATCGTATCTCAATACATTATCTACAAAAAGCTTGGATAAAAAATATATTTAATGAAGGTTATTATGATTATCATAATGCCGAATTATATTTTAAAAGCTTAAACACTAACAGAAGTGAATTAAGAAAAATGATGGATATTTTAAGGAAAAATAAAGATATCGTGCAAGGTGTCTGTATATTAGCCAATAATAATATTATGAATATACTATCTAAAGATATTGGATTTTTATGATGTTTAAAGCGTGGTTTGAAAAATATCGCCCCAGATCAATTGATGAAGTTATTTTTCCAAATGAAAATATAGAAAAAGTTATTAGAACTTTTTATAATAATGAATTTATTAATGGTAATATTTTAAGTTATGGTGCTGCTGGACTTGGAAAGACAACCATTAATGAAGTTCTAATTAATCGCATTGTAAAAAATAGAGTAGATATCTTTATCTTGGATCGAAAAATTGATTCCGTTGATGAATTAGCTAGATGGTTGCAGCAGCGTGCAGCAAGTAGTAAACAGAAAATAGTTAAAATCGAAGAAATTGATAGACTAAGTGCTCAGGCTCAAGTTGTCTTGAAAGATGGGTTATTAGAAAAATATCAAGCGACGACTGCTTTTTTAGCAACGACGAATAATCCTGAAAAAATGGATTCGGCCCTCCTGACTAGATTTAATACCAAAATACATTTTACAGATCTTGATGAAAATAAGATATTCGAAAGAGTAAAATTTATTCTAGATTCTGAAAAAATAAAATACCATCTAGAAGATCTTAAAAAATTCGTAAGTTCTTTTAAAACTAAAGGTCTTCGAGATATTATAAATAATTTGGAACTTGCATCAGTATCTGGAATATTTGATCCAAGTATAATTAACAGTTTTATTGGTGTATCTGATACTGAGGATAACGTAATAAATTATGCTGTGTACCTGATAAAATATTTTGAGACATTGGGTGTCGGATTAGAACTTGATATTATTAAGGATGCAAAAAATGATCAGCATTTTTTCACTTATTATGAGTACATTTTAAAAGTTTTTAAATCAGATCTGCATTTAAATTTTGATTATATATTTAAAGGATTGATTGATTCGGATTTGAATCTATTACATCAAAAAACAATTCAAGAATTTTATCAAGATTTGGAGTTAAAAAGATTTAAGACTTTGCATTTTTTAACAATGTTTGCTCAGATACTTGAAAATATATTTGAAGCGAAAGGGGGTGGAATTTATAGTTTAGAATAACTTCTCGAAGTATATAAATACTATTATTAGAAGCGGTTAGATATCGGAGGGTACTAATCGTGGACGGATCCTCGTCATCTGGATGGTGGTGTGGTATCGGGTCCTATCGTGAGTAGGTCCCTGAATCAAAAGAAGTATAAGAAATATGGAAATGGTTCAGGATAAACTGAAATCGGTAGTACTTGGATAGTTCACTGGCCTGAGAGGGACGGGGTTCCTATTGTCCAATTTTTTTATTTTATTTTATTTTTTTCAAAGGACAAAAATGGCAACCCAATCATCAATTACAGTAAGTAGTATACTTAGATCACAAGATAATACTATAAAAGTTATAAAAGTTATAAATCGCCCTTATATAAAACAATTCAGTTTAATTAGTAAAAAATCGACTACAGATATACAACCAAGCATGTATGTCGTAAAGATCGAATCAAATACGCCAAAAATTACACCAAGTAGTAAAATTAAGGTTTATTGTAGTTGTTTAGACTTTAGGTACAGATTAGCATATTGCTTCGATCAACACGGTGCCCTTTTGACACAACCTGATTTTGTATTAGAACCTCCGAAGGAGACTAACCCAACATGCACTGTTAGAAGCTGTAAGCATATAAATGTTTGCCTTAGATATGCTATTGAGAAAGGAATCTAATGTTAGATTTAAATTTTAAAATTTATGAAAATTCAGATCAGTTAGTTGACATAACTAGTCCAAAAATATATACCAGTGTGAAACAAGAGGTTTTTCATCCGGATGGTTTATATTCTGAGCAAATATTTGGCCCAATTAAGAAATTTAGGTGCCAATGCAATAAACTATTTGGAAAGAAAAACGCTGGATTGTATTGTGAAGAGTGTCATGTTCTTTGCGGTACCACAGATAATAGGACAACAACATTTGCAAAAATAGAATTTCCAGATGGAATTTATGTAGTTAACCCAAATTTCAAAAATGTTTTGCAACAGTTTTTTGGACAAGTCGCTATAAAAAGTCTACTAAATAAAAAAGATTACCAGAATAATAAAGAGGCTCCTTATTTCTTTAGTCTTGAAAAACATAGATTGGTAAAAGAATCTAGAATGAAAGCAAATGAAAGAAGAATTGAGCAACCAGTTTATGATATAGTTAGTTTAAAATCACTCTTTGAGTTCCTAAGAACCCATCCAAGCTATCAGGCTTCATTTGAAACTTTAGTTGTAAATCCAAAATTCTTGGATTATATATTTTTAGATTATGTTTTGGTGGTTCCACCAAGTAGTCGTCAAATTATAAAAATCTCTCCTACCAAAATTTTACCCCATCCAATTACCAAAAGTTATAGCCAAATTCTTAAAAATAAGGCTAAAAATATAAATATGTCCGATCAATTATTTAAAGCAAACCCAGATTTTTTCGGGTATACCGTTTATAAATACCAACAGACTGTTGATGAAATTTATGAAGTAATACTTGAATTTAATTTTCAAAAAAAAGAGAGTTATATTCGAGAAGCCTTGACTGGAAAAACAGTAGAGTTTTCACAAAGATCGGTTTTAGTGCCTAATCCAGCTCTCAGGCCATATCAAATCGGGCTTCATGTTTCGTCAGTAAAAAAATTATTTCTTCCGGAATTATTGCATTATTTATATACTAAATATCAAGATAATCCGATAAATGATAATAATATCTCAATAGTTGATTTTATTCAATATATTTATAAATCATTCGATAAAGATTTCCAAATAAATATTCGTGATGAAGATTTCCAAGAGTTTTTAGAAAAACACATCAGTGAATTTAAACTCTTAGTTGAGAGGCAACCAACATTATGGCGATATAATATAGGAGGATATGTTTTAGCCAATGTTTTTGATGATAATGATATTTTAAAATTAATTGACGATAAATTAAATTATGAGGAGGATGATGGCAATATAGAACTGAATCCAGAAGTAAATGATGAAGAAATAATTGATGATTTTTTAAATGATTTGGAGGAATAGAAATGCATATAGTTTTTTATGGAGGAGGTGGATTTCATTTACCTAGTGAAAAATACCCAACTGAATTTGAGAATACATCCACAGGGTCTTTTTTAAAGATCGGTGACAAACGAGTTATTAATCTAAATAGATCTGTTCCTTTAATTAGTGGTACAGATGGGAAAGTAATTTATAATAATGTTATTGCCACAAAACATCTTTTTGATTTACTATATGAAATTAACCCAAAATTAGATTATGCTTATAATGATTTTAATAGGCGCATTTTAAAAATAGTTCTATAACTGTGGATTTAAGGAGAAATATGACTTATAATGATTTTTTAGATATTACTGAAAATGTTTCAAAAGCACTCGAAGTTGAATCAGATATAGATTCTAAAGTGGTCACAATATCAGATTTAGCTTTTGTATATATAGATAAAGAAACTTATCAGAATGTTGATAGACTAATTGAAGAATTTAAAATGCAGACTGAATTAAAGAGAAAAAAATATAGATTGTTTTTAATACCTTTTTATATCGGTGTTTCAAATGCAGATATTGAAGATTTTGTAGGAGATATAAAATTACCTTTCTTTGAATATTTTCCTGATTTTGAATTAAAGCCGGCTGATTTTAATTATGCTGGCTTGCAAGCTTTTGTAGGATTTGCTGCATTTTTAAATAATAGGAATCCAATATTCAATAGTCTTTATAATTTATCAACATTGATGGAGCATATTAATATATATATTGAATCCAATAAAAAGATAAATAATGTTACGACAGTTATTCCAAATGTGGTTCTTGATATTCAAAAGAAATATAATATTGAAGTATTTAATGAGCTTTTTGCTCATTAAATACTTAATTGTAGATCATTATAATTTATTAAAAAAATAAAAGGAAATGTATGATTATAGGAAGCAATCAAGTAATTGAGAAATCAAATTTAATGTCACAATTTGATAATAGTGATCATGATGGTGATAATGTTATTGCAGCCGCTATGCATTCAAAACAAGCACGAGCTGATTTTAAGTACGCCTTTGTGAAAAATCTTATTGAATTTGAGCACATGGATAAATTATTAATTGACTATGAACATGAATCAATTTATAGTGCTTTTATGTTAACTTTGCGAGCAAAAGAAAATCTAGCTCAATTCCCAGATAGAGAAATAGTTGAATTAAATACATTAGATGAACTAGTTGCTGATATTAATTTGGTTGAATCAGAACCTGGTAGACAATTTCACATCAAAGAGTTCAATAGAACTCTTTCTTATATTGAATGGTTAATCCATATTTCTTTATTCGGTGAATTGGAAAATTCTGTGGAATTGCTCGGTGAGCCATTCTACGAAATTGAAAAAGATGGCGTTCTAAATAAAAAAAATCTTTTAAAGTTAACTGAGAGATTTTGGGCTATAGTTCAAGATTTAAATTCAAGAGGCATTGAGTTTGACTTCTGGTTGAATATACATGAGTTTGATAAATTTCTTTTAGAATGCAGTACAGTTATAACACACTGCAATCCTTCTTTCGATTTGAAAGATTTTGCAGTTGGTAATAAAGAAATAGATGATATACGAAGTAGTTTATTTAAAGAAGAACCATTTTTAGCGTTTCATCAAAATTTAATACTTTTTGAAAAGGTTAAAAATACAGTGGAAGAAGATCCCAATAATATATTGAATCTTGTATTCAATAGTGGGGCAAGATTAAAATCGGTTCAATTACTGAAGGCTGCATCGAATACTGGTATTCCTACGGATATCTATGGAAAAGCGTTTAAAGCAAATATTGAAAATTCTTTACTTGATGGTTTAACGGAAGAAGAGTATTTTATGACAGGAGATAGCGCTAGATTGGCGCTGGCTCAAAGACAGGAAGCAATTCCAAAAGGAGGCGAACTACAAAGAAAATTCTTCTTCACCACGGGTATTTTAAAACTGGATAAAGATCTTGAAGATTGCGGAACTGATAAGTATTTTAAAATAAATATTAAGAATAAAACAATCCTTGAGCTTTTAAATCATAGATGGTGGTTTAATGACTCTACTGGACAGGAAGAAAAAATAGATATTAATGATGAATCTCTGATTGGTCTAGATATCTTAATAAGGAGTCCAATTACATGTAAACATAGTGGATATAAAATCTGTAAAAAATGTTTTGGTTCAAAGATACCGGATAGTGTAAACTTAGGGGCAATTATTGGATCAGGATTATCTGAGGGTATTATACAATCCGTTCTTAGGACTCACCATTTTGGTGGAGCTTTTATTGCAACTGAGGATAAAAAACTTCTAAGTATTTTAAGAGAAGCTAAATTTTCAGAGAAAGAAATTATTTTGGAAAAAGAAAATGAGTCAATTGGAACTCTTGAAGATCAATTAGAATATATATTAAATTATTTAAAAAATATTTATACAGATGATGATATTGAAATAGATATTTCTAAAGAAGAGTCCAAAATAACTCTAATATTTAATGTAATTAATCAACCTTTTAATGATGATTCAGTTAAAACATTAAACTCAATTACATCTTTAATTGATAAAAATAGAGATGGAGCTGCTTTAATAGACCCTTCTGTTTTATATGATAAATTATCAGTTGTTATAGAGCAAAATGATATTTTAAGTGTTTATCTAGAACTTATTATAAGTCTTTTATATTATGATGAAGATGATGTTCTTTATAGATATAGTGATAAGGAACCGACTAGACAAATCGCTTTAAAAAATATTATAGAAATGCTAGATCCAAAATTAAGTATTTTTTATAATTTTAGTAATAGAGCTATTAGTAAAATTTATACAAAATCAACTGATGTATCAGTGGAGCACATGTATCATGATCTACTCGAAATTTATAAATGATTCAATTTATCAAGTAGATATTGAATATGTTGATCAATCTAAAATACCCACTAAAATATCTAAGCTTTATCCAGAGAATATAATTAAACTTCATTGGAATAAAACTACTATTATAAAAAGAGCGAGGGTTAATTTTCTTCAATCAGAAATTGATGAATTCTATCAGTATATTCTGAAAAAGTCATTACCAAATTCGGAGACTTTGGATGATTAAGAATTCGATTGAAATAAATAGTTCCAATACTCTCCGTCTATTTATCAATTCGAGATCCGTTATGGATGTGGATGAACTTGATGGGGATTACGAAAATACGTTTAATATTGGGACAATGACAAAGATTGTTTGTGATCGCGAAATTATTTTAAAACTGTATAATTTTTTAAAATTCCGGAAAAAGAATTTAAAAATAATTGTAGATAATCCTGAAAAAATCAATGGTGATTTTTCTGATGATTTTTTAGAACTTTATAATATTCCAAAAGAATTTAAAAATAAAGATATTTTTACAGTAATAACTATTAAAGATTTTATTAAATCAGTTGATAGTAGTTTAGACTCTGAAAGGAAGATGTCTTCGGAAGATATATTGAAAGAATATACAGCGTTTGGTAAAGAATACTTTATAAAATTGAAATTATTTGCAGCTCAAGCTGGAGCCGACTTTTTAATAAAGGATATTGATGAATTCTATACATTTCTCTTCACGAGACTTAACGACGGATAATTATATGCATATTAAAGATTTTAGAAAAGTTGACTTAATGAAATCTAGATCTTTATTAGCGAATATGTACAGTAATATTAAAGAAATTGATGAGTCTTTTGAATATTCAATAGATTGGGAAAGATCTACAAGTCAATACTTAGCCGACTCAGCTAATTATTATGATCGAGTTATTATTAAACAGAAGCATGGAGATTTCTCAAATGAAACCACGGCTTTAATCCCGGCGCTTATTGATAATAATTATTTCATCTTAAATGGTAGTACTTATGTTCCATTACTATTCCTGGAAAAAGCGCCAATCGATAGGATATTTAATGAGGATGATGGTAAAGATAAAATTTTTATTAATTTGAATGCTGTTTATAATTTTACTTTTGATTTTCAAAAAGGTTCAGTTCATTTTAGATCAAAACAGGTAAGTATGGATGTATTTTTTAGAGTATTTTTTCAAAATGATCCAGATTATCTTCATGAGTTAAAAGAACTTGGGTTAATCAGCAAGCTTAAATTTACTAGGGAAGATCAAAGAAAATTTGTCAAAGGGTTTCTTGATTTTTATAAATGGGAAAATTTTAATGACATTGATGTTCCTGCTTGGATGGATAGATATTTATTATTGGATTACTATCGTGAAATCTTCAACGATTATTATAGTGTCGACAATCTTTTTGATATTATTAAAAAGGTAATAGAGTATTATGTTGATAAGACTATTATTGATATGGCTGATTTGCATAATCGTCGTGTTGTATTAACTGAATATTTAATTAGACCTTTACTTGAAATGTATATTAGATTACTTTATGGAATCGTTGATAAAAAAGGTCAGAACTTTTTACCGACGTTAAATGAATATGCCGTCATGACAACTGGATTTAATAAATTATTACATCGAGGGCAACTTTATGATATAAGTTTACCTTTCGCACTTCCTTTGATAAATAAGGTATCCCAAGATATTCAAATTATTAAGCAAGGGAGATTGCCAAAAAGTTGGCAAAGAAATGATAAATCAAGTTTTGGAAGAATTTGTCCAATTACAGTTTCCCCTCAAAATATGGGGTCAAATTTAGTTTTTACTTCTACCACTTTAATTAATAAGTACGGTAAAATAAAATTCTAAGATTGTGGAGTTCAGAGGCACTGGAGTGCCTCTGAACTCCAGATTAAAAACATTAAAGGAAAAAAATGCAAGATGAAGTTGGGTTTTTAACGAGTATATTCCAATCAGTGAATAACTATATAGATTTAATTACAGGTGGGAATGAATTTGCGACCGGTCTAATTTTAACTGGCGTTGGAAGTACCGGTCTTTATTTAGCTAGAGAACTTCCAGGAAGATTTATTAGATTTTTAAAAAAACATTTAACGACTACTTTAATTATCACAGATGATAATCGTATTTATTATCAAGTTGAAAAAATTTTAAATAAAGATGGAAATAATCTAGATAAAAAATCAAGAATAATAAATTTTAATAGTGGTTTTTGGAAATCGAACATTCAGGGTGGAAAATCAATAGGGAATGGTACACAGATATTTAAATTGAATAAGAAATTCTGTCTGATAAATGTAAAATCTGAAAAAATCCAGACAGGTATTTTAAAAGAGATGCGTCTGACTATCCTCGGAAGAAGTCATAAATTTTTTGATAATCTACTTCATGAAGCAATTAACGAACACACTGATCCAAATAAAATATGGGTCCATGAAATAGAAAGTAATGCTAGTAGGATTATTGGGCAAATATATAAGAGGTCTTTTGATACAATTTATATTGAACAGGAAAAAATTGATCTTATAAAAAATGCTCTTGATGGTTTCATAGAACAGGAAGAAAGGTATATTGATTTAGATATTCCATACCACTTTGGAATATTGCTTTATGGGCCTCCGGGAACTGGGAAAACCTCAATAGCGAAAACAATTGCGAGTTATTTAAATAGAGATTTTTATTTAGCAAATTTTGCTCATCATTTGAATGTAGATACAAGTGATGGTGTAATATTATTAGAGGAAATTGATACACTTGGTGCTAAGAAACGTCAACTTGATTTCCAAAAGTTTAAAAATAATGAAAATCAAGAACCGGCACTTAATGAACTTAAAGTTAATGAAGGGCAAGAGTTAACTGGTATTCAAAAAGATGCGGCTGGTGGTTCGAGTCTTAGTACACTTTCAGAATTATTAAAAATTATGGATGGTGTTAAAAGTCCACATGGGCGTGTATTAATTACGACTACCAATAACTTAGATGAGTTGGATGACGCGCTTTTGAGAAAAGGACGAATTGATTTAAAAATCGAAATAGGTTATATGGTTAAAGAAGGTTTAGAGAAAATGGTTTATAAGTTTACAGGACAAGAGATTGATTTGAGTCAAAGAAAAATGAAATCAAAAGTGGTTCCATCAGATATCCAATCTGATTTATTAAACGATGAATCAATTGAATACATAATTAATAAATATACTGAGGAGTTAAAATGAGTAAAAAGATGCAATCATTAAATAATTTAGAAATTTTACAAGAATCAATTAGGGATAGTAGTTGGAATTTTATTCCATTAAAAAATGATCCGGATGCCTACCTCATTTCCGAACCATATTGTGATGAAATTTTAGTAAGATTTGCAATTCTGAACACATCTGGTGATGTTTTTATTGAGGAGAAGATCTTCAATGCGAAGGATGTTATTGAAAATAATCTTGTTTTCAATATTGGGCAGGCGGCCGAATATTTTGATATAGTTGATGATTGGACGACTGATTCATATATTATATTTGGTAGAGCAAATACTTTAATATTAGAACATTATTTTTTTGATGATAAATATGGAGATGTTGAAAAATTTATTCCAGTTGGTTTATATTATTATGATCCTGATGGTAATGTATTTGAAGGCGATTTTGAATCTTCTTTGTGGAATTCTGAGGATTATTCATATAATGAATTAGATTTTGGATATTAATTTTAAAGGAGACTAATGTATACCGAATTAGATTATTTAATAACTGAGTTAAAAAATGAATCAAGTACTCTTAAAAAGATAAATATATTATCTGAATTTTTTAAAGATATCTCGACCACTGATAAAACCACTGATAAAAAAATAGTATTTCAAAAATATTTTCAAATGGTTTATAATCCAGATGTTATTTTTAATCTTGGTCAAAAAACTTTAGATACCCTTGAAATTCAAGATTTTAATTCTAAAGAGAGCTTATCTTTATATGAAGCTTTGAGTGATTTAGAACTCAATTTAATCCATAAAAAGCTGCGCGGACATGCAGCAAAATATTTTCTCGAAGAGTTGTTATCTCGAGTCCCAAATAAACATAGATATTTAATCATAGATCTTCTTAAAAAGGATTTAAAAATTGGCATGCAGTATAAGAAAATAAATGCAGCTGTACCAAATCTGGTTTTGGATAAACATTATATGGGAGCAATTCCATACAGTGTTAAAAAATTAGATAATCTTTTTAAAAAAGAAAATAATATTCTTTATAGTCAAGAAAAAATGGATGGAATGTATTCAAATGGTTTTCTTGATGTTAAAGGCAGAACCTTAAGATTATTGACTAGGGATATGAAGCCTATTTATCTAGGTTCTTTGACAGCAGATCAATATAAAAATATAAATAAAATTTTAAAGAAGATGAGTGCTTTTGGACTCGATGATGTTGTATTTAATTCGGAAGTATTAATTTCTGGAATTGATAGATACACATCAAATGGTCTTTTGAATAGTATTTCAAAAATTGAGAAAAAGGTTGCAGAAGGTCAAAAATATCAAAAAATTAGAGAGTTTAAAAGGATCTCCGAGGAATATGATTATTTTGACTTAAAGTCTAGAATTTACTTTGTGTGTTGGGATGTGATAAATAAAGACGAATTTCGTAATGGGTTTTCGGATAGTCCGTATAAAAAAAGATTCCAGTTAGTTAGACGGCTATTGAAAAACAACTCTTTTTTTAAACCAGTCCATACTAAAATAATTACATCAATTGAAGAAGCGAAAAAGCATTTTATTGAGATTAAAAAAAGAGGTGGTGAAGGAACTATAGTTAAATCAAGAACGGGTCAATGGAAATCTGGCAAACCAGTATATCAAATTAAACTCAAACATGAGATATCAGTTGAGTTAAAAATAACTGGTTTTAGACAAGGTGATCCTGGTACTAAATATGAGAATACTTTGGGTGCATATATTGTTGAATCAAGTTGTTCAAAAATAAAAACGAAAGCTCCTGGTCTTGATGAAAAAGAAAGAGAATATGGTTGGACACATAAAGAAGAAAGATTAGGGCAAATAATTTCGGTTGTATGCAATGGTATTAGCTATAATAAGGATGGGTATCCAAGTTTATTGCATCCAAGATTTGATGGTATTCGCTATGATAAAACCGAAGCGAATAGTTTTAAGGAAATTCTTGAAATTGATGCTGGTGCGTTGAAAACCACTTTAGAATAAAAGGAACACAATGGAAAAAAAGAATTTAGTTTTATTTAGTCCTCAAATTGAAACATTTACATCGTTTGCGAACTCGGTGGAAGCGTCAAGGTTAAATATGTCAAGTAAACAGCAGACGCAAGCATGTGTTAGTAATTTAACAGAAACACCATTTATAATTGACAAAAATTATTTAGGTATATCTGAAGTTGATTCTCCTTTTAGTCAAATTGCCCAAGATGATGGTTATGTAATTCTTTCAAGCAGAGAGACTATTATTATTTATTATACCAGTTTAAAAAAACTGGTATCTAAACATGTCCCGAAATTTAAAAAAATGGTTAACCTTTCACTCGGTGTAAAATATATCGCACCAGTTGGGCCAATTAAAAAAGGAGAACTTCTTTTTGATTATACTAATATGAATCCGGAATCAAAGATGCCTAGAATAGGATACAGGACCAAAATATTATTTAGTAGCTTTTTTGGATATACTTCGGATGATGCTTTAGTCGTATCTGAATCATTTGCTAGACGAGCTCAAATTTCATACTCTCAAAAATTATTTATTCCGGTGACTAAGAAATGGAAATATCTAAGGAACGGGATGGATCAATATTTCTTCTCGCCTGGACAAGTGATGGATATTGAAGAATATATAAAATTTTTTAATATAGATACCAGTGAACACTTTGTGTCTGAAATACAAAACTTAAGTTCACAAGAATCTTTATTTTTTACCAAAAATATAAAAGGTATTCTTGGTGGTAATATACAATCAGTCAAAGTTCATAAAAATAATAAGAAGAGTTTTGTAGAACTCGATCAAGAATATATTTATACACCAGGACTTATTCGAGAGATTGAGACTTTTTATAATAATAATATCGTATTTAAAAATCAATTACAAGAGACGTTTAAATCGATAGGATTAAGTGATGAAGAAAATTTAAAATTAACAGAAGAAATATATTCTAGTTATTATGGTGTTGATAAATTTCCAAAGTCTTTTGATACTAAATTGAAAGACGAATTCGGTTTGGATCCTACTGAAGTTGATTTTTTACTGGAAGTCGATATAGCAATTACCGTTGGAAGTACTCGAGGTGATAAATTCACTAATTTATATGCAGGTAAAGGTGTAATTTCTATGATTATTCCGGATGAATTAATGCCTGCTGGTGTTGATGCAATTTTTAATCCTCTTGGTATATTTGGTAGAAATAATTGGGGGAGTGTTTTTGAACTTGGATTGAGCAAGATCATAGAAGATGTTGAATCTAAAGTAGAAGATCAAGAAGCTATTAGAGAAAGAGTAATGTTTATAAATGAACATTACATTAAAAAAATAGATGAGGATTATTACAAAAAAGTTCAAGAGCTTTTGAGTCAAAAAGAACTCTTTGAAGATTTTTTAGAGGATGTTAAAAAGAATGGTTTCTTTTTATATTCTAGTAATTTTAATAAATTAAAATATAAAGAATTTTTTGATGAATTTCTTGATAAATATGGTTCGTATTTCGGTATATTTATGGGCAAAGAAGAAGTTGAAATTTCAGAAGATTTAATAAAATGGTTGAGAGATAAATGGCATTATAAAAATAGAGTATTTGGTGATCAGGTGTACTCGAAAACTATTAAAGGATTTATTGGATCAAACTACTGGTTAAAATTACATCATACTAGTTATAGCAAATACACTTCAGTATCTTTTGCAAATAGCTATAGTAAAATCACTGGGCAGCCGGCAAGAGGTAGAAAAAAGCAAGGTGGGCAACATATCAGTTGGCAAACACTAGCTGCGCTTTTAGCTCATAAAGAGAAGAATGGTATGTTAAAAGAGTTGTATACAATTAAGTCAGATAGCACTGTAACAGAAAAAGAAACATTTATTCTTAGATATGTAACCGACGGTGGATATGATTTAAATCCAAAATATAGTTCACTGACAAAACGTGCTGTGAACACTGCATTAAAATTAATTGGTATGGAGTTTAATGATTAATATATTTTAAATCTAAGTTTAGAATAAATCAATTAAGTATATAAATAATTATAGTGAGAGCACAAGCATGATTGCTCTCACTATCTTTTTATTTTATTTGAAATATTCAAATAATTAGAATAAAAAGAATCAAAAAAATTAAAGGAGATTTCATGCAACAGCAACAATTAACGTTGGACATAAATTCAGAGGTTTCTATAGAAGGTTCATTTAGAATGCCGAATGGCACTCAAACTTTTGTAAACTTTGATGGGGTCTGTACACGTTTTACAGACCAGATGATTGAATTTTCACAGAAAATTCAATATATAGATGGGGAAATGACAATCCCTGAATTGGCTCCGGTAGTAGCGATACCTATACAAGCATTGAGTACAATTCAAGTTTTTGAATTGCTTGCTCCTGGGACAATAGCTGCGAGAATTCGTGAATTCGAAGAGAGCTTGGTTGCTGATGTATCACCACAAGATATTGCTGCAGCTCAAATTACTGGTGACACTTCTTTTGATAATATTATTAACTCGTTAGATAATATTATTAGACATCACTTGCCTCAGCAGAGGGTTCAAGCTGTTGAAGAAGCACCAGCTGAGGTACAAACACAAGCTGCAGATACACCAGCTGAGGTACAAACACAAGCTGCAGATACACCAGCTGAGGTACAAACACAAGCTGCAGATACACCAGCTGAGGTACAAACACAAGATGCAGAAACACAAGCTGAGGTACAAACACAAGCTGCAGATACACCAGCTGCAGATACAATCGGTGTCCCAACACCAGTTCGTGAAATAACAACTTCGATGTTTCAACATATAGTTGAAACATCGACAGATGAAAATCTTAATGATAATAATCTATCAAATTATTTAGCGATTCCAAATAATCAAGTGACCAGAGAAGTTATTGAGACTCTTTTTAGTACTGGTTTTACTGAGGTTGTATCAAAATATATTCAAAATGCTGTTGATGAGCATGGTCATAAAGTTGTAGTCGATTTAAATCTAACGATACTTATTAAAACATTGTCCGATAAAGTTGAACTATTAAGTTCAACTTCAAATATCGAACTACAACCAGAAAAAGCATATGTCATTTCAAATGACAATGTAACTTTGACAGCCGTTTACATAACTTGGCCATATTTCTATGTGGTGCATTCAAGTGATACAGAAACTTATCCAGAAGAAAATCTGGTTAAGTTTAATCATTTTGATGATTGTAATGTCATTGAATCAGATGTTGAAATGGATATGGCAACAGTATTTGAAAATACCACCATAAATTGGGAAGAACTTAAAAATGGTGGGTTGCAAACTACTACAAGAACATGCAAAAGAATAACTTCGGATATCCCAACTGAAGATTTACTTCTTGAGCTAAATCCAAATTGGTATAGTGTGATGAAATACATCCAGTACATTGCAAATCAAGAAGGATTTGAACATCCTCTTTTGGAGGCAATTGCAAAAGCTGTATTAAAAATTGAGGAGGCCGCTCAAATCCTCACTCAACAGCAAGAGTTTCAAGATGAGAGTATTACTGGCTAAGGATTTTGATGCTGCTATAGCAGCATCAAAATCCCTCAAAAGCAATATTGTTGCAATTGAAACAGAGTATGGTGATAAAAAATTGGATGAGTCTTATGATGGTGTTGAAATATGTTTAAATCATCATTTTCCAATCCAATACAATATTCCTCCATCCGCCTCATATACACTTTTTAAAAATAAAAAAAGTTATAATAAATTTATTGTATCTCATATTGATTTAGATACTATTTTTGGTATGTTATGGGCTGGGAAATGGATAAAACCTACTCGAGAAAATTTTTTTATTGCAAATATTATTGCATATTGTGATAATTATGGTATCCATAATACAATAGATTATGTAAGAGAATTACCGTCAAATATTCATGATAAATATTTATATCTTGGGTATTTAGTAAACTCATGGATTATACACGATAATGGTTATTCTTTAAAAGATGTTACCAAGGAAGTTAAAAAATTACTACTTAGAATTTCTGATATTCTTAAACTTGAAAAAATACCTGATGAAAAAATGGCGGAAGTTTATCAATGGCTTGATGCCCAACAAGAACAGGCAGAAAAATATATTATTGATGAATTGTCTCTTGGGGATTTAGGTATTTTTATATACTCCGCACCATTTAAACTTACAACAGCATATGAGATTAATGGAAAAAAGGCAGATATAATAATCCAATTACATCAGACTACTGGAGCCATAACTTTAAGTTGTCGAAATGATGAAATTGCTATTTCCGTGTTTGGATTGCAAGGAGTAATAGAACCTTTAAATATATTTTTTGGAAAAGACGCTGGGGGAAAATTAGCCATCGGTGGCTCACCAAGAAATCAAATATTTTCTTATGATGATCTAAATGATTTTAAAAATTTTATCGTTGATTATATTAATAAATCAAAGGAAAAGGACTAAAAAATGTGTCAAATAATATCTTTTACTGCAAAAGGGTCAACTGTTGTTGACAATCCAGAAGCTAAAAAATATTTAAAAAACTATTTGAAAATAAAAGGCTCCCAGAATGGGAAACATGATTACACATCAATGTTAGTCGCGGATAGTGACAATAAAAAGCACACTATATTTACCGGAAATACAATTGATGAAGTATTATATGCTTTTGAGCAAAATTTAAAAGCAGTTGTTGAAGGATACAATCCTGAAAAAAAATACAATTTTATGATTTTCTCTCGACAAGAACCTGAAATGGAAATTGGATATCCAAATATATTACAGCCATATACTTCCTGCAATTTTGATGATATTATTTTTTCAGTTCATGGGACTGTTTATAATGCTGAAAAATTAGCTGAAAAATATAACACTAAAATAAAGATAGATACAGATATCTTACAAGAGTTATCAAATCTAGATGAAGCTGAAGGTTCCTTCAGTATAATATATTTGGATAAAATTGATTACATGTTCAAGTTTATTGAACATGGACTAAAAGTATGGGTAAGAAATGTAATCAAGGATAAATTCGATAATGTTATTTTTGAAAATATTTTGGGAACCAGTTCTTTTGAACTCTTTGAAAAGAAAAGTCAAAAAGATTCAAATCAAAGAACTTTAATGGTTGCTTTTTCCGGCGGAATGGATATATCGTTATCAACGTATAAATTATTATCAACTCATTATCGAAGAGTAATTTTAAATTATTTTGATTGGGGAACTCGCGCGAGTTCAAAAGAACTCAAAGCAATTGAAGATTTCAAAAGGAGAATTTATCCAGGAGCTGAAGTAAATATTATTAATGCTAAAAAATTCTTTAAGCACTATTTTAAAATTACTGATGCTCAGTTGCCAAAAATAGCTAATAAAAATGCAATCGGTGATAAATCCGAAACGGAATCACCAATAGCTTATGTTCCATATAGAAATAGTCAATTTGCTATAGATTTAGCGGCTCTTGCTGAATCAATGAATCTAAAAAATGTAGATATTCTTTTTGGATTAAATTTATCCGAGGGTATGGTTTTTATGGATAATAGTGAAGGTTGGTTGGAAGCTATATCAACCGTCGTAAAATTTGGTGGGAAAGATTTTAAAATTACAGGAGGATATAGAGTTATCTCACCTTATTTTGGATTGACAAAGACAAATATGATTAAATCATTTAGAGAAGAATTTGGTGATGAGATACTAAATGAAATCCTCGATATTTCATTTAGTTGCTATTTTCCAAAAAATGGAGAACCTTGTGGCAAATGTGGATCATGTATACTAAGACAAGAAGCAATTGCTTCGAGTGATGTTTAAACATCACTCGAAGCAAGACCCTTCTGTACTTATTTTTTATTACTATATTTTTTAAAAACATTAAAGGAAAAAAATGAAATCTATTATAAATAATAAAGATTCTGAAAAGTATATTGAAATTAGTCAAAAAAATTTTGAGCTATTATTTCATACTATTGAGCAAAATCAGCAATTATCAGTTGAATCTGATGATAATGAAAACTTCAATTACACAACTATTGATTTAATTATGTCATATTACGGTGTTATCGATGCATGGCAAGATTTTAAAAATACGATGTCTCATGATTTAAAAATAAAGATCAGATTAATATATAATTCTGATATTGATTATGATACAAAAATTGACACTTGGTTTGAAATTATGTCTAAATTTTTCGAGTTCATTGAATATTCAAAAAAATATCGTTTTTTTGGAGTTAGATGTAATCCCATTAATATTTTATATGAATATGGATTAAAGATTGAATTATTAAGCTCTTGTTATAATCTCAGGATGAATTTTGATAATATGTTTCTTAAACCTGGAATTCCATTTATAAAATTATTAGCTATCTTCCAACAACCAGAAGAATTGGTAATGGATATTTTAAATTATCTTGGAAAAAAAGATCAAGTATTTGATAGTGAGAGTATGGAAAAATTTTCTTTTTATAAAAAAGCAGCTTATAAATTCTATCATGAGGTTGTAATTTATTATGAAAAAAAATATAACTTAATAAGAGATGATTCTCTTATATATCAAGTCGCCAGACATAAAATTAAAAATGATTTAATTTTAATTAGAATGCATTCAATCGTTGATAATTATATGATATGGGGTAGTACACCTAGTGGTCATGAATATTGGAAAAATTTTAATGACATATCTTATGAGCTAGCTAGAATTTTATCAAAAAATCATTCGAGTAATAATATGCATTGCAATCCTAAAAATATTTTTAGCGTTAGTATTCCAAAAAAAATGATTACATCTCTGGATGTATATATGAATCTATACAAAAATGATTATGATTTTTTAATTTCATATAATAATCAAAATATCGTTTAAAGTTTAATAATTAAAAGGATTTAAATGAAAAAAATTGGATCATTCCCTTATAAATTTCAACCACAAGTTGATAATAATAATATGTTTTGTGGGTATTTTTCTAAATCAATTGAGCCTGGAAAATATATCCAAAATAATGATTTTTTATTCATGAGGATATTTAAAATTGCATCCAAAATATTCAAAGATGATCAATTAGAAATTAAAATTACTAAAAATCAGTTAATTTTGAAATTACCCGTATTTTATTTTAATCTTCAAAATTTAATTGATGAGGTATTAGATCAATCATTAGAAAGTGATTTAATTGATCTTTTGAATACTTTGGTGTATTCAAGTAATATTAATTTTTACGCAATGGATTCGCAAGAAAAAAAATTCACTGAAATTTCAATATCGAATAATAAAATTAATTTATTCATTCAATCAAATAGTGATACAATAACTGATAATTTTCATAGTCCTGGTTTTCTTTACATTGAATCAAAAATGTTTCAGCGCACGCATGTGGATATAATTCAAAATTCAGATTCTTTTTTTGACGATTTTGAAGATAATCAATTATATTATCTATTATTATTTAAATCATATTTTGAATATTTTGAATTGCCAGAAAATTTCAAAATTTATGATATATCTGGGTATGAATTCTATGATCGGTTATTAAATTTTATAAATTCGGAAGATATTGAATTCGAAATTAATATAAATCAATTCTGTGGTGGTTATAATAATATTAGAGAGATTACTCATCGGGCAATCTTGCAAAATAGATTTGAAGTCTTTGTCCAACCAGAATCAGAGAATATGTTTTTTTTGAACTCTAGAATTGAAAATAAAATAGATGCACAATATATAAAACTTTTTGATAATATCTGGGCAAATGAAAATTACATTTTCAATAAATTCAATTTCAGAGAAATCGAGTTTACTGACGATGGTTATTCTAAAGGAATTGATGAATATATTGATGAATTGGATAATTATTTGAAGGAAAATATTGATTTATTTATGACTCAATGTCCTTATGAAAAATCATTCGATAGACTTGTTTTCTTATATGAGAACATTTCTAATAAATTTTCCAAAATATCTGATAGAACATTCCTGCAAAATATTACTAAACTATCGGATAATATTTTAGACACATTGAATGTATTCAATAAGAATCATTTTATTAGAATCTTGTCTAAAATGCTCAATGATGAATATAGTTATTGCAGGCATTTACTTAATGGAAATCGATTCATAAAATTATATTCAAATGATGTAGAAACCTTGGGGCGATTTATTGATACGATGTTATGGCATCATCTTAAAAATCAAAAAATTATTGTGCTTTTGAGTCAAAAAGAACTCAATCGTGTATCAAAAAATATTAAAAAATTGGCTAATCAGAATTCAGAAGCTGTTGTTATTTTTAGCTCGAAGAATAACTTAATGATTCATCTTGTCTATAGATTCCTAAAAAAATCTGGTTTTAATGTTATTTTAGACGATGATTTAAAACAGGTCAGTCAAATAAAAATAGATGATGTTCAAAACGATAAAATTAAAATAAATACCAATGACTTGGTTGTTATTAGGTATTCAGATAATAAATATTTAATGAATTCTATAAAATACAAACAAGATGATTTTATGAAAGAATTTGCTTTAATTAAAAAAATAATTGAGGACAACTATTCAAAAAATATTATATTTTTGAATGCTGGTGACTATAGAACTATGAAAATTAAACCACAATTACTTGACGAATTTATTAATTCCAATCGAGATGAGTTTATTAATAAACTGATATCCTATGATTTTTTAAATAAGTATGGTTGTGAGTTATCCAATATTTTAGGCAATATATTTTATAATTTTAATTTTTTTACATTGCCGTTATCCATTCAGAATGAATTTAAGGAAATAATAGATGACTATGATTCGTCTATATTAGTGGCAAGAGATTTCATACTATCGTATGATGTGAATGGTGTTTTCGATCCAGAAAACACCATTCAAAACTTATTAAAATTATCCAACAGCAATAGGCTAACTCTTCCAAAAAATTTATTAAGGTTGAGTTCTTCGGAACTCAACCTAATCCAAAAACAGGAGGTCAATGAATTTACGAAATTTACAGATAATAATAGTCTATATGAAAAGTTAAATAATTTAGTATATCAATCAATTTTAGATTTTTGGCTAATTGAGTTCCAAAGAACTCTACCAGATAATGAATTCAAAAGATTTATATCTGATAATCTCTTTAAAACCTCTCGAACAATCGGCTGCCCAAATATTCTAGAAGAGTATAGATATAATGTAAATACTTCAAACTGTATTAGAATATTAAATAGATCGATTCCAGTTGATTCTATTAAAAATATCAAAAATATGGATTCATTTAAAGATGGATATATAAATGATGAATTAAATAACTTAATTCATGGTATTAAATTAATACTAAAAAATAGTATTCGAGGAGAAATTATTGAATGTTTTAAATAACTTAATACAACCTGGGTTTATTGAAACAATTGACTTCAGTGAATGGTCTTTATATGGGGATACAGATTCATCTTACTCCCAGTCTAAAATACCATTTAATAAATTGGATGATTTAAATAGGACCGTAAAATTTTGTCTGGATATGGCCGAGGATATTAATAAAATATATCGGGATATTTTTACAGAAACCGTCGAAAAATTTGGTAATGTTAATCCAAAATATAATCATATGTTTTTTAAGAGTGAGATTATCGCCGCACGGGCAATGTATAATACTAAAAAAAATTACGGAATGGCAAAGATGTATGATGAAGGAAAATTATTTGAAAATTTAGCTCTTAAGAAAACAGGTGGTCAAATTCTTAAGTCTGATAGTACTCGAATAGTTTTTGATTTATTGACTGAAATTTATAAAAAAGTACTCCTTGATTTATCAATTCAGGATGAAGATACTCTTTATAAAGAGATATATGGAAGAATTTATAAAAAATACTTAAATAGAATTATAAAATCAGTTCAACAGAAACATTTTACTGACTTTGGTATACCGAAAAAATGGTCTAATAATAAATACAAACAGGTACCTCCACAAGTAATTGGTGCGATGCTCTATAATTATTTATTTAGGGATGTTTTGCGGCCAGGTGAGAGTTTATTTCAAGTTCAGTTAATTATAAACCCATCAAGATTATTGCAGTATTATGACGAACATCCAAGTAAGACTAAATACCAAATTCAAAAGGAGGATATTAATCATAAATTAAAAACAATTTCATTCCCAGTAGATATGACCGATGATGAAATTAAAAATGTTTTCGAGGTTTTTAAAGAAATCGATATTAAATTTGATTTAAAGTCAATTATAGAATTTAATCTTGATAAAAAAATTGATCAGTTTCAAAAGATATTTTCTGATGAAACTAGGCGAAATAATATTGAGTTTATGTCGCATCGTAATTCATAATAAAAATAAAAAGGAAATAGATGAAAAATTTTACACTATTAAAAGAGACACCTTTGATTGTTGCGGCTAATGCCACAAGAACATGTTGGGATAGTTTTTCAAAATCTGATTCTGTATGTGATACCATAGGAGAGAGTGATAAAAAACTCATTGTAAGAGTTGGTAAAAAATTTAAACATTTCTCTATACTTGCTCATCTGAATATAATTTTTAAATTAAATATAGATAGTTCATATAATAACCCATCTATTAATGCAGCTCAAAAAAGTATAATTGAGTTCTTAAAAACCGATCAGTATAGTTTTTATAATCAATCGACGAAAGTTGGTGTCATAAATGCAAGAACATTATACCAAAATAAAAAAATTTTAGGGGATTTAATTGTAGATTTATATGATTATTCTGAAATTATTCAATTATTGATAAATAAAAAAATAATTGACATAGAAGGAAATAAATATAATTTTTATGAAAGTGGAGTTATTACTGACTCAAATGATAAAAAAATAGAAGTTGTTGATGGTACTGTAATATTATTTGGTAAAGTTGGTGTGTTTCCAATCGAAAAGAAAATAGATGAATTATATAAAGAATATTTTGAGGGAGAATAGAATGAAAATAACATTAAAACATTTTATAGGTGATGACTCATCTAATTTTGGATTTTACACTTTTTTTATTGAGGGTATTTCTAGAGGATGTCTGCAAGAGATAGTTAGGCATGAAGCTGTCTTCAGTGTAAAATCAACCAGATATACTTTAAAAGAATTGAAGATGGAAGATAAATTTAAAAAAAAGAAACCAGATGATTTTATCAGGGCTGAAAAATATCTAGTTATGACAGGAGATGTTGAAATTGATCGAGCCAGTATTTCGGCACTCGAAAATGTCAGAAAATTAATTCTTCAAAATAAATCCAATGATAAAATTAAATACGCTTTACCTGAGAGTTACAAAACAACTTTAACTATGACAATTAGTCACGACAAACTAGATAATTTTATTAAGCTTAGAACTTCTAAAGATGCTTTATGGGAGATAAGAGATCTGGCGTCAGCAATTCAAGATTTAATAAAGGATTAAAAATATGGCGAGAAAAGATACATATTCTGATAAAGAGTGTTTTCATAGCTATAATCAAAATAACATTGGCTTAATTCAAAATCATGATGTAAAAATTCACTCCTTTTATATTCATGAGCTTGAGGGGTCAAGAGTTAGTTTATTTAATATAATTAAAAATATTAAAGAAATACAATCTAAAGATATAATTGAGTTAAATCTTGCTTCGCCTGGGGGTTATATGGATGAAGCATATAGATTGATAAATGAGTTCCAAAACACTGGTGCAAGAATAATTACTAAAATTAATCCGGAGGCGATGAGCGCGGCAGCATATATCTTCATGATTGGAGAAAAAAGAGTAATATATGAATCAAGTACATTAATGTTTCATAATTATAAATCAACTGTATCTGGAAGAGGACAAGTGATTACTTCATATACTGAATATTATAATAAATTAACTTTTGATATAATAGACGAGTTGGTTCCACAATTAACTTCCGATGAGATCAATAATATATTATCGGGTAATGATTTATATTTCGGTGCTTATGAAATGTGTCAACGAGGACTGGCTACTCATATTATTGTCGGGGATATTGAAATACCATCAGACTTATATATTGAGTTGGTTGATAAATATTCTTATGATGAGTTACAAAGCACTCAAAAGAGTCCCAAATCATACAGCTACACCAAAACCTTAAAAAATATACTTAAAGTTCATCCAAATATTCTGGACGAATTTAAAAATACGAAAGATGACGAGATTAATGATTTAATAACTTCAATTGAGTCAAAAATAACTCAATTAAAAAATAAATTATTCTAGAAGAGTTTATATAAATGGATAAATATAAATTAAATTCTGGCGATCTTTATAAGATGATGCAGTCACTTAAAACTGGTGAATTAAAATTTCACCAGTTTTATAATCTAGAATTGAGCCCAGATGAGAGTGAATTTCAAGATTTCATGACTAAGTTTAAGGAGAGCGATCCAGTCAAAAAAACACTTAATAAGTCATATTATGATATTGAGGTTCATTATGATCCTGAGGTATTTCCTGATGCGGTAAGAGTTGACTATCCTGTTAATTCAATTGCAGTGTATAATAACTTATTAAATAAAGCTATTATTTATTGTACACCATATAATTCAAATATAACAGAAGCAAGTGTATTAAAAACTGGGGTTCAAGAATTATATAATGAATTAATTAAAGAAAATCCGGTTTATGAAGTTCCTGGAATGGAGTTAGAAATTAGAACATTTCAGAGTGAAGAAGAACTCTTAAAAGAGTTCTTCTTAGATACTCGGAGTAATAATCCTCTTTTTCTTATTGGGTTTAATAGTAGTATTTTTGATGACCCTTATGTTGTAAACAGAGGACATAGATTAGCAGGCGATAGCATTTATAGTTTTATTTCTGAATTTAATGAGGTTCATAAATTCTCAGATAATAATTATGATTGGCCGGATTATCTATTAATTGATCTATTAAAATTATATAAACCAGTTGATCAAGGTGGAAGCGGTCTCGGTTCATCATTACCAAATTATAAATTGGGTACTGTAGCAATGCAAGAACTTGGAATTACAAAATTGGATTTGGAGGATATGAATTATGAGTACATAAACAACATAGTTCGATTTTTAACATACAACCTTCTAGATACTATTTTGACATTTAAAATTGATGAAAAATTAGAATTTATGGAGCAGGTTTGGATGTTGACTAAATATAATACAAGTCCAATGAGTGCGGCAGTCTCTGGAAGAAGCAGAATGTATAGTTATAGAAATAATTTAATTTATACAAAACAGTCTAAAATAACTCGTGTCAAAAAATTCAATAGGGAAATATTCTTTCCTTTATTGGATTAATGAGTGAGTCTAGACTCACTCATTAATCATTTTTTAAATAAATTAAATAATAATATAAAAGGAAAAATATGAAAGAATTAAATTTTAACCAGTCAGTAATTGCTCCAAAAATATCTCAGTGGTTTATTTCATTAGAAGGTGAAGGAAATTCAATAGGAGAGCCTAGTTTATATTTAAGGTTAGCTGGTTGTTATTCGGCAGCTTGTTCTTTCTGTGATACTAAATTCTCATGGGGTGATGCTCCTCAATATAAAGCATTTGATGACCGTAAATTGATGATCGATATGGCAAAAGAACTTGAAAAAGTATCTCCTGAGAGATTAACGATCACTGGTGGTGAACCATTACATTTTATGGAGTGGTTTCCAGATATATTTAGAACTGCAGACTCGGTAAATTTTAAACATTTTGAATTCCTTGGAATTGAGTCAAATGGAAACCTTTTAAGTGATGAAAAGAATTGTTTGGCTTTAATAAAATCATTTAATGAAATTATTCATGATTTAGGAGTAACTCCAACCTTAACAATATCTCCAAAAATAAACGCAACCAGTTGTTATGAGGATCAACTAACTCAAGCTGAAGTCAATGCTATGTACTTTAATGTTTTTAATAATATAAACTCATATCTTCGTCAATATAATGTATTCTATAAATTTATTTATGATTACACTGATGAATCAATTTCATTTAATACTACTCAGATGTTTATAAAATATCTGACTGAGGAATTAAATGTTCCAAAAAAAAATATAATCTTAATGCCGTTTACACCAAATGATCCTCTGGATAAAGATAGCACCGTTTGGAAAAAATCAATGGATGCAACTAGCAGAAAAGCACTATCACTTGGTATAACATACAGCCCTAGGATTCATATAGATAGACAATTAGATTAAAGGTGAATTAATATGCAAGCCTATTTTAATGATCTGAAAATTAAGATTCATGAAGTTATAGATTCAAAAGAAAATGGCCAAATAAAAGAGTTTGATTTAACTCATTACAACATCAATGAACTTAGAGTTTTAAAGTCTTATGAATCTCATAAAACTGAACTATATCTAGAATTAAAATTATTAACTATAGATCAGTTAAATATAATTACATCCGGTGGGTGTTCAATATCAATTACAATAACATCTGGTTATATTCATGAAAAAGACAATACAGATACCACGAATCTTTCATCAAGTAGTAATGTTTTTAAAATTGAGGAGATGGGAAAAATTGAAACGAAAAGAATTGGTGGAAATAATTTATACTCTGTGAACTTAAGACTTATATCTTGGACTCTTGGAAGAATGCTTCTTGAAAATAATTTTGGGTTTACTAGTCAAACCAGTCTTAAATATGGTAAATCAAATCCACGTATATTTTTGCTCGGACACATAGAGCAAATATTTTTAGAAACATACACTAATTATGGTTCAAAAGTATCTCCTAAAATGGGAACCGAAGGTTATGGTGATTATATAGAAAATTCAGATGAGTTGAGTTCGAACTCAACTCATCTTATTTACATGAATGATAGTTCAACCGATTTAAAAACAATATCAACCTCTATTCCAACAAGCGGTTATGTATTTAAATCAGATAATAATTTTAAAATTCTAGAAGAATTTTTTAAAAATTACCCTCCATATCTTACGCCTTTTAATTGGATTCAAGATGATTTGCCATTAAATTCAAAAAACTCAACAGAGCTAATTGTAACTGATTTTTATATTCCTCGGTCATGGGAAGAAGATAAATTTCTTACACCTTTGATTAGACCTAGACATCAAACATATTTGGACGAAGCTAGATATTTTAAAATCAGTAAAATAGAGGATAGACCATATTTTGATAAATTAAAATTTGAATCTAATTCAAAAGATCCTTTAATTCAATTAGTCCAGACATCGGATAATGTACCAACCATAATTGATTCAACATCAATTAATAAAATCACTGAAAAGTATATTTCATGTGGGGATCATCTACAAGTTAAGCAAATTCCTAACCCAAAAGTAAAAAGAATATATTCTTTTTTATCTGAGAATGATTTAATTAAACAATTAAGTTATTTTAGAAAGTATTATGAAATGAACCCTAATTATGAAACTTATGAAGTGGATAATATTGCCTGGGGACATTTGGATATAAAAAAAGCCCTTTTTAAAGATAAATTTATTAGTGAAGATAATACTGTTATTGAAAATGCTAGAAAAGGGCCTGCTTATAGAATTGAGTGGGTTTTCACACCAACTGTAGTCGAAACTATTTCATTCTTTGAAAGCGAGACTAATAATGAAGATAATCAAAAAACATTTAAATGTAAAGCTAAGATTGAGTTCTTAATGACTGAGAATGTTGAACCTCAAGATACCAATATACTTCTAGATATTTCTAAACAGATATCCAAATTAAAGAATAATATAATAGAAACTATTAATCCATCAACTGGAAGTGTTTCTATAAATGGTGTTATATATGGTGCTGGTTCTCCTTATAATGGGCAATTGAATATAAAAGGAACATCAAATGATATTGCTAAAACAGCGGAAGCCTTAATTAAAAAAGGATTTAGATATCTTTGGGGTGGTGCTGAATCTGGATGGTATGATTGTAGTGGTTTTGTAATGACCTCTGTGTGTTTAGCAACTGGTTTAAAAAAATATGGTGGGAGAATGTCAAAAGATGCTTTTCCAAAAGGTTCGCAGGCACAAGCAGATTGGTGTAGACGATATGCGTCCCCAATAGATTATGATGAAGTTCAAGCTGGAGATATTATATTTTTATCTACAACTGCTGATATTAATCGAGTGCATCATGTTGGGATTGCTAAAAGTCAAACTGAAGTTATGGCAAGTAGTTCTAGAGTTACTCCATATCGTCCAGCAAGTTCTTGTACCAAATCAAATCCATGTAAAGGAGCAAGTATTGAAAAAAGATACACTACTGGTAAAGGAGGTAATCGTGTAGCATATTGGGATAAGCAATTTGCTGGAGCTTTTAGAATTGAAGGTAATGGTTCATCAAAAACTCTAGATAAAATATCAGCTGGAGTTTATTGTGCGGAAATTGCTAAAGTTGAATCAACTGGACTTGCGGGTAATGTTCCTGAAGGATACGAAGCGATAAATCCAACAACAGGTGCTAGAGGAGCGTATCAATTTTTAGATGGTACTGCAAACGAGTACGCTAAAAAAATTGGATTGGATCCAAATAGTCCTGAAATATGGACTCCGGAGAATCAGGATAGAATGTGCGCTGAACGCGAAAAGTACATTATTAAATATCTAAATAATCATGGATTACCTGCGAATTTAAGAAATGTGTATATGGCTTGGCAACAGGGCGCAAAAGGAGCACTTGATATAATTCATGCGTCACAATCGAGTGACGACGGTAATGTTTCATCATCTCGGGAAAAAAACATGCGAGCAAATATGCATTATTATTCTTATACTGGAGCAAAAAGTTATGTGAAAGATTTAGATAGATTTCTACAAGCAAAAGGTGTAGATCCAGAATTTAATAAAGTATAAATTTTAAAAGGTTAAACATGAGTATTATAATAGATGATCATTTTCTTCATTCATTAAAGAAAATTTTCGAAAAGATTCCAGTCGGTGCCAAATTCTTAAAAGATATTGGGTTACCTTCTAATTATTCGGGTTATAGATTTTTTATGCTTGGTCGAAAGAGTAGACCAAGTCTTGGTCTACTCAATAAAATGGCGGATAAATTAGATTATAAATATGTAACACTACCAATCCCAAATACAATAGAAGGAGATAAATTAATACAAGAATCAAAAGAAATGTTCCTTGAGGATTTAGAAAAATATATAGATAAATTTAAGGATGATAAGCCAAGAATTTATATGAGTAAAGTGACTGGGCACTCAGTTCTTGGCGAAATGTTTGAAGATGAATCACAAGATGATTTTGGACTATCAGTTGATGATGATGTGTCAGCTGATGATTTATTTTAACAGGAGATTAATATGAATACACCACAAGCACCACAAGCACCACAAGCACCACAAGCACCACAAGCACCACAAGCTTCTTCAATTGAAGTCGTTGGTAGAGTTAATTTTCCAGCAACTCAATTATTTGAAGCAACTGGTTTTATTGATAAAGCAAAAGAATTTCCTACAGCGAATGCTTTTTTAATGTTTGTACCTGGAGTTCCTGATCAATCAAAAGCATCTGGAAGGACTTATGATCAATCAAGAAAAGAAACTCAAAAAATAAGTATCCGTGATTTATATGCGCTTAGTGAGGCACTAATACAAGCTGCTGTTTATCAAAAATGTGATTTTATGGTATTTACTGATAGTTCAAAATTTGCAGGAACTGCAGCAGGCCAAGGTCAAACTAAACAGGTTTCCGTCGGCGCAGCAATGGGTAATAATAATAAAATTAAAATATTTTTATCATATAAAGGTAATGCTAAAATTACTTTAGCTCTTGAAAAATGGCATGCGATAGGATTGGCCGGTCAATTAAAAACATTGGCTGATGAAACACAGAAAGCGAAATTTAAAGCAGAAAATAATAATAAAATTTAGAGGCTATGTTGGTTTATAACAAGGAATTTTATTCCTTCGGAAGATATGTTGGTTTATAAACCAACATATCTTGAACCAACATAGCCTGCACCTTCTGTGCTTAATTTTTATAGGAGAAAATATGAGAGGTTTATCAGCCAATACAATAACACTTGATGATTTGGGTTATAATCAATCTGAAGAAACACAAGTAACTGAAGATAATCAATCTGAAGAAACTACAAGTGTGACTCTTGACAATATCAATGAAATGATAAATAATCAATATAATTCAAGAAGGTATATGAATATGTGGGGTGGATTATGTGAAGAAATGTCATCAGCTCAAGCTAGAGCCGATTATTATCAACGAACATCCGAATTAAATCCAGCCAGAATTGATAATTCATTAGATAGTTTGCATAGGTCTATTGCACATCTACGAGGCATAGCTACTGAACAGATGGGCAATCTATCAAGGACAAGAACTGATATCGAATCAATAAATATTAAAATTGATAAAATAGAACAGCGTCAAAAAACAATTGATGAAAAATTAGATTTCATTATAGGGTCATTAAACACTTTAGAGTTGGAAAAAACACTATGATTGAGCCAGCTACTATAGGTGGAATATTTTTAATACTAGGTGCTTATTTTTTAAATAAAGGCGATTTACTAAAATCAGTTTTTTTATACTTTATAGCTGATTGTATGTGGTTAGTTTTGGCATTAAAACAAGAGGATTATTTTGGAATTATTACGGTTTCAATCGGGATGATTTTTGGACTAATAGTCTGGTGGAAATCGAATAAAGGTGTCTTTGTAAAAGATCTACATAAAAATTAATTCAAAGAGTTATGTTGGAACATAACTCTAGTCAATTTTTAATTGACTAGATAAAGGGAAATGATTTTAATCATTTCCGAACTCTTTGAAAAGACTACAACCCATAAACTTATTATAATAAAATTAAAATCAAAAAAATAAAAGGAATATATAATGGCACAATTTAAAGGGCAAAATTATTTTTTAAGAGAAGTTATGGAGCTTATGCGTTTTGAGATTATTGCGCAAGCTAGTAAAAAAAGCAATCTAGTACCAGCAATTGCAGGTGATCCAGGAATTGGTAAAAGTGCTTCAATAAAAGCTCTAGCTGAAGAAATGAATACAGATTGTTTAATTATGTCACTTGGTGCGCTACCAATGGAATGGTTCTCAGGTCTTCCTGATTTTAATAAAATTAAAATCAATAAAGATATTTCATTAATTGAATTAGATGAAGTCAAAGTTACTGAATGGACAATGTCTGATATTGTAAGAATTATAATGCTTAAAACTGAACATGCTCTTGCAAATGGAAAAGATGGTTTGATAATTCTTTTAGATGATTTACATCTAGTTGAACCGTATACTCAAAAGTATTTATTTGAATTTTTCCAGAATAAAACACTTCAGAATTTTAGATTACCCGAAAAGGCTTATTTGGTTGCGGCTATGAATATAAGTTCAAGTGCTGGCTTTGAAGGATTTAATGAAGCAGTCCTTGATAGAATGAGTATTTATTCAGCTAAATTTGATAGAGATTATTGGTATGATAAAATTGGAGCAACTTTGCATCCACTTATAGCATCATTTACCAAAGATAATTCAAATATGAATTTATTATTAGGTGCAAATGAGATGGATACCGTTTCGCCATCTCCAAGATCGTGGACTGAGTTAAGTACATTCTTGGAAGTTCTTGAAGAAAATGCAAGAGATGAAGATGAGTTCTTAAGAATGACTAGGATTGCAAGTGCATCTAGAGTGGGTGATGAAGCAACAAGAGAGTTTATAAAACACTCAAAGCTATTTCAAAAATATAATTTTAGCGCTAAGATAAAAAAAGGTGAAGTATTTGAAGTTAGTGATGATTTAACAGAGCAAATTTTAACAGGATTTGTAATTAGGTATATGAATACTAAAAAAGATGCAAAATTTATTTTGGATTTAATCAATGCAAATAAAGATAAAAGAACATTTGTATCTACTCTTCTTAATGAATACAATATTTTAAACACAATGGTTAATAAAAATCAAGATCATCCAATAAAAGAACCTGTTGAGGAACTCGCATCCTTATTAATGGATTCTGATGACAATGAACTTATTGATTTAATTTGCTCATCAATGACTGATTTAATGTAAAGGATTTAAAATGATATCGGAAGACCAATATAAATTAATTAAAAAATATAGCGCAATGACTAGTAGACTGATGGTAAAATCAGTCCCTATTATGAAATCAGCATACTCAAGCAATCCAGATTTGCTTGAGTTATTGATGTTGATGCCAGTGAAATTTGAATTTCACGAGACTTCAAACGCAGAACTTGCTCAGATGCAGGAAGCATTTGAAAAAAACCCAAAACATATTTCTCAAAATAAAAATTTTGATTATGATGATTTTAGGATTGGTGGATTTATCAAAGCAGAAACTGATAAAAATAAATCAAATGAGTTAGTTGTAAACATAACATTATCTAAAAAAGAAGATGAATCCTGGGATGATTTTTTTAAAATTGCGCTATATAGTCAAAAAGTTACTGCGCAAGTTGCTTTTATATATTTACATGAAACTCTACATATTATGAACAGACATTATGATTTTTATTTAAATATTAAATATAAAAAAGTCATAAAAAGAGTGCGTCCTGATATTCCGGAAAAAGCCATGCATCAAATTCTTAATTACGCTTTTGATTATTATATTAATGGTTACTTAATTGAACAAGCGCGACAAGGTCATATGTTTTCATTATATAATGAAAACTTCAATGGACTCTACGATAAAAATTTATCTCCAAATAAATTATCACAAGTCGAAATTCTTGAAAGTATTTTAAAAGATGCTGAAATCGAGTGTACCAAAATAGACGGTTTAGGTACGATGACGAAAATTACAGTTATGGGGAATACTTCAACCCTTCTTGAACTTGAAGGAAAACCGAATTTTGGTGAAAATGAAGATGATTTAAATGGATCAAACGGTGAGAACATTGATAACGAGGCTAAAGAGATGCTTGAGAGGGCATATAAAGATCTTTTAGATAAAACAAGAGAACCTGGTTCCAGTTCATCTGGAACCCTTAGAGATCTTGGTGTTGATTACGAAGTTCCAGTTGACTGGTTTCATTTATTAAAAGGAAGCTTGCAGGCTTTAGTAAGACACCATACGAATAAGAGTGATCAAACCTGGGGGAAATTAAAATCTAAATTTAGACATATTTCACCAATGCCTGGTAGAATTTATTATGAGGATAATCTTGCTGCGATAATATCGATAGATCAAAGTGGCTCAATGTCTGATTCTGATCTTAAAAAAATAAATTTCGTAATTAATGAACTTGTTGAAAAAACAGTGTTCGTTGATATAATTATTCATGATCATAAAATTGCTGAAATTAAAAGATTCCAAAAGAATGATAAATTAAGTATCTCTGAATTTATTCAAAAAAGGATTGCTTGTGGAGGTACAAGTCATAAAGAAGTTTTTGATGCAATTCTCGATATTAAAGAAAAACATCCTAAATTAAAATTTACATATTTATCATTCAGTGATAACTATAGTGATATCGAACAGGTGTATAATGCTGAAATCTTTAAAAATGTATTTAGTTTTTGGATTATGACACAAGGTGGTATTCCATTAAAAGGTGTTCAAGGTATTCAGATATCTCTTGAAGAAGGTTTATTAGTAAAATAAAAAGGAGAATATATTTGCAAGAATTTAAAGAGTGCGATCAAGGAACTATAAAAAATAATCTAGTTCCTTTTATAATTAATGATATTCTTATAGTTGATAAAAATTTTAATCTACAGAGACATTCAACTCAGGAATTAAAAGGATTTCTTGGATATTCAAAAGGTGGTTTGATTTTTATTAATGAAGAAAAATGGCCGTGGGAAAAAACAGATATTTCTGTACTTATAAATGATGATGAAATAAAACAAGCGATTGATATAATTAAATCAATTGCGGTAAAGGTTGTTTTTGAACACAAAGTAACTTTAAAAATTTTATCCGGAGGTTCTGATGAGGAAATAATAGAGATAAGTGTTGATAGAGAGTTCTATAATATTTTTAATAATATTTTAAAAAGATTTCAAATTAAAACTTTAGTTTGGGATAATGAAAGGATCTAAATGAAATATGTTGCAGTTCTTGGTGTCGCACCTTCCGAATCAACTATAAAACCAGTTGTTCATCATTTTGATGATTATCTAGTTTCGATAGCCGAACCAACCACAGCTCGTGGTTGGAGTTTACAAGATATTGCCCGCCAGATGAATAAAATTGAAGTCAAACGATTACCGAATATGAAATTATATTTGGATAGTGGTGGATATCAGATAATTACTGGTCATATAACAGAAAGAAGATTAAGAGAATACACTGATGTTTATCATTTTATTCTTGAAAAATTTAGGGGCAATATTGATTATATTTTTACTCTGGATATAAATAATCCTAAGTTTAATAAATCAAAAATTTTAAAGTACAATGAGTACAGTATAACTGAAAGTATTTTATTGCATAAAAAATATTCTGAACTTAGAGATAAACAGATTTTTGTCGTTCAGAGTAGGACACCAGAATTACTCGACGATTGGCTTCAATTAATGGATTCAACCGAATGTTATAAATATTTTGATAGGTATTCATTCGGCGGCCTGGTTGGATTAAAGTCTGAAACTAGAGTTCATTTTAATCATTTCGTGCCAATGACAATCTGGTTAATGACATATTTGCAGAAAAAAGGAATAAAACCGAAACATATACATATGCTTGGTCAGAGTTCAAGAGTTGCTTTAATTACTGGAAGAATACTCGAAAAACTTTTTGATATAGAAATTACTATGGATAGTTCAGAGGTTATTCGATTTAGTCCGATAAAATATAAAACACCAATGGTATTGAAAACAGATATGTCATTTGATGTGATAAATGATTTAAATGAAATGACAAAAATGATTGAACATCATAGTGAGTTTGATAGTTTAACAGAAGACGAAATTAATGAATTCAAGAATGAGTTAATTCAAGGAAATGTTTCAAATCAAACATTTGTCGAAATAATTTCATTGAATATAAAAAGTGTTATGCATTTCGCAGATGAACTTGTAGACAATATCGAATTGGAAGAATTAATGAATTGGACATCTGATGACTTTAAAAGATATAGTCCAGTATTTAATCTAGGTCGACTAGCGAATGAAATGGTTAATAATCTAACTTTAATCAAACGTCTTCTAAAAATTTTAAAGAGTGATGTTGCAACAGAAACATTTGAAATTCATAATGAAGTTAAAAAAATCATTTCATCTTATTATGATGGATCTGGCATTAAAAACGGAATTATAGAGTAAATTAATCAAAGGATAAACATGAGTACAATTAGCCAATCAACAATGGAGCCAACTGAAGATGAACTTCTTCTTTTAGTATCAACTTCACTATTAAGAGGTGAAGTTCTTGGAATTAAAATGGCTTTTAAAAAGATTACCTCGTCAAAACACGCTACAAAAATCCTTAGAAAACTTTTTAAACTTTTGACTTTAAAAAGAACGACAATTAGAGAAGCTCTTAAAAAGTTTGTAGTAAATTCAAATGCGCAAGTTGATAATTTACCAAATACTTGGACGCCTATTGAAAAATTTAAAAATGAGCAATTAGTTGTAAATACTATTGCTGCAGAAGTTCTTTCCAGAAAACATTTATTCGATAGTAAAAAAATTACAACTTTCGACTCTCCAGGAAATAATTTATTGATTATTGATAATAAACTTCTTAGAGAAATGCTTGATAGTGGATTGCTCGAAATTAGCCAAAAGTTTTCAATTTATGGTGGATCAAAAAAGACAGATGATTTGGCAACATCAACCGGCGGTATGGCTGCAAATCTAAATCAAATATTTTATGATTTTGGGTTTATTAATTTCGGTGGACCAACTGGGAGAGACGCAATTTACACATTCAATGAAGTAAAAGATATTATTTTAAATTTTATAAATAATACTAATGAAAATATATCACTTTTTAGAGATATATATCTATCAAAAGATATAATGATCCTAGAAAAAAAACAGGCCGGTACTCATATATTTTTACATCGACAGAAGTTTTTAAATAATTTTTTGGGGTATAAAAAAATTCAACGGTTATTTAGAACTACTTTTTTAATTGATCGAAGTCCAATAAAAGACAGCCCGGAAACATTAACAGAAAATTTAATAGAATTGAATTCTCTAGTTGCTGAATCAATGTTAAAATATACAAAAGAAGATTTGAATTTTAAAAGTTTTAAAGAAAAGGATATGAATGAGTAGAATAGCAACTGAAAGTGGCGTAGAAATAGATAAGCTAATTGATATGATTATTGAGGCACTTTATTCAGATAATGAATTCAAAATAAAAATAGCTTTTAGATCAGCTGCTCAGTCTAAATACAATACGCAAATTTTTAGAAAACTGCTTAAGATAGTTCTATCTGATGTTTTAACTCCTTGGAGATGTGGTAAAATCAAATACGGAGGTCCAAATGAAGCAGATGTTAAATTCATTCTGGATTCTGTTTTTGAAAATATATACCAACATAAAGAGCTTTTCGATGGCAAGAAAATAATGACTGTAAATAAATTGCAGTCAAATTTACTAAGGTTAGATCATAAGTGGTTGGTTACTTTTATAGAAGATGGTTTAATAGTACTGAGCCCGAATTTTAAAAGGCCAAGTAAATTATACCCATTAGAGCAAATTTTGACAAACCGAATAGATGCAAGAATTACAATTTTTAGTGCCGAATTCACTCAGTTTTTTTCTAAAGAATTTACAGAGCCGATTGAAAATGTGGAGAATACAGTTGATGCAATTACTGAAGTAATATCGTCTTTTATGTATAATCGAATTTTAAATTTGCTTAGGAATTCGAGATATTTGATTGAAAACTCACATGTGAATCCTAATTTTACCGAAGATGAAAAATTTCTTTGGTGGGTTTCGATTCATGAATTTTTTACAAGTGTTTCTAGACTTACGAGAATTTCTAGATTCAATCATCAACTGCAAAAAATACTTAGGGAAAAGAATGTCAATACAGTTAAGGGCATACTTAATTCAACTACTTTAATTAGGAGAATTGTTGATATTTCGGGTAGACTTCGAAATGAATTCAATAGTACACAAGGAGACACATGAAATTCATAAATAAAATATTTTTTAAATTAATTAAAATTAAATCAAAAAAGAAAGAGTCAGTCAGAAACCAACATAATGTTTTTAAATTTATCAATATAAAAGATTTTTAAACTAGCCTTGGACTAGAGTGATTAATCACTCTAGTCCAAGTTAAACAGTATATAAAAATATTAAAGCAAATAGTTAAAGCTAAAGGAAAATTATGCAAAGAATACAAACTACAAAAACAATCATCGATAAAGAATTTCACTGGGAAGCTGGACATAGGGTATGGAGTCAAACTCTTGATACAAAATATACTCATAGAGGAGATTCGTGCTGTGCTTGTAGGCATCTTCATGGGCATTCTTATAGAGCAAAGATTTTACTCGAGGAGACAATTCCAGGTGACAATATAAAAGATACCGGAATGGTTTTAGACTTTAAAATGATTGGGTTCATGAAAGATTTTATAGATGATGTATTGGATCACAAAATGCTTTTTGACATAAATGATCCTCTTTTGCAAGATGAATTACCAAGATTATTTGAGGATAATGAGTTAAAAAATGTATTTAAAATAGATGAATATTTTATACCAGATCTGAATAAATTAGGTATTGATTTGCAGTCCGATGAAGAAAAAGATAAAGCTGTAAAAGAAAAATATGAAGGGATAGTATTAGTCGATTTTATACCAACTTCTGAAAATATTGCTGGCTGGTTACTAAGAATAGCTACTAATAAATTAAAAGATCTTGAACATGTCAAAGTAACTGGAGTTGAGTTATGGGAGACTCCGAAAAGTCATGTAAAGGTTCTTGCGCAATGAAAGAGTTCTACTGGACTCAAGATAAAAAAATAAATATTGGAACTCTTTCTGATTGGACAAGATCTGATAAAGAATACTTGGATTATTTCTTTGAGACTTTAGTCTCGAAGAAATTTTGCCAATTATTAAACAATGGTATTCAACCTAAGTATTATTCTTTAGGATTTGCACCAGAGTTCGATGTTCAATTATCTGATAATACAAAATTGGAAATTAAAATATCAAGCTTTGTATCTAAGAATATTTTTATTGAGACATATAAAGAAGATAATTCTATTGGGAATCTCCCAAGGAAAAAACCATCCGGTCTTTCAGTAACTGAAGCAGATTATTATATTTTATTAAATCCAGATATCGTTAAATTTAATGATGAAACCAAAGTTGTAGTAAAATTTAGGGTAATTCCGGTAGAAGTGTTAAAAGAGTTAAAAGAGACTCATCCTGAGATTTCAATTCAAGGAGATTCAATAACTTATGGGTTTAATTTTGAGCCGAGATATATTAATGATTATTGTTTAGGGCATTATGAATTCGATAAAGTGACAAAGACAGTAAATCTGGATAAATTTTTTACGTACTCCAAAGAGGTTAAAAAATTTAAAGAATTATATAATAAATCATATACCTACGGAAGTAGTTGATAAAGGTCATTGATGCAAAAGTCACAACAGATTACTTTTAGTCAGGTTAATAACTTAATTTTTTCAGGTGCTAAAATACCAGAAGATTTTATTTTTAATAAATCTAGACTCAATGGTATAGTACCTTATTTGCATGAACAATTCTGGTTCAGTCCACACTTAACAAGGATTTTCGGCAAATATTTTAACGATCTATTTAATATTCCAGATCCAATTGAAAGTATAAAAACTATTCAGTTATTGGTAAAATGGAATCCAATCGCTTCTCGTTTTAACACCTGGAAGTTTTTTCCTCAACGAGATAATAAGTTAGAAGAATTTCATAAGTTAAGGGATTGTCAGTTAATTGACTCAAAAGCTGCATTAAGTATACATGAGGCTAAAAATATCCAAAGCCAAACACTTGATAAAAAAATAAATATTAAATCAAAAGATAGAAAAGAAATTGTTACTAAAGCACTCGAAGTTGCTGAAAAAGAAAAGGATTTAAAAGAACAAGAACTTCTTAAGCAATACAAATCGGACAATACTTTTTTAAAAGAGATAAATCAAGAAATAATTGATGAATTAGAATTAACTCTTTTTGATATAAAAGTTCTAAAAAAGACAAATGAAATTCTTTTTATTTTTATTGATGTCGAAAATAAAAAAAGATACTACCGAAAAGGATTTTCATTTAAATTTTATGTTAGTAAAAATAGATCAATAATTTACAATGATTACATAATGTCTCTTTCGGAGGATGGAGATCAATTTATTGAATATATCACAACAGATCATAATACTTTGACTAAATTCAAATTCGCATTAAATAGTGCTTATAAAAAAGAGATAAATTTAAAAGGAGGATACTTGGGATAAATAAAAAAGGAAGTAATATTTGGTACAATTACGATTTGACTAATGAAAGATCTTTCGTAAAATGTATTAAACACTTAGTAAAAATTGCAAGAGGTAGTATGAGTTATGCGAGCTGGCAAAAAATTACAAAATATCCAGTAAAGGAATGTCCTATCTGCAAAGAAAGTTTCGAATATGTTAAACCAGAATCCCATCATCATCCTTTAACAATCTTTGATATTTTTGAAACATGCGTTCAGAAACATATTGATCTTGATGATTTATATGAATATACTGATTTGCAAATTGTTGAAGAGGTTATGGAAAAACATTTCGCAAGAGAAGTTGATTATATAGTGCTTTGCAAACATTGTCATCAAAAATATCATGATCATGTTCCAGACGTATTAGATGCAATAACGGTTGCACATGAAAAACAGAAAAAACTTATAAAGGAGTTCTATGCAACAAGATCAGACTAAAAAAATCCAATTAAGTAAAGTACTGGCACCCCATCTCTGGCCGGTATATATTAACCCATTTATGGATGCCAGGCATCATCTAATGACAAAGATTTTAAATAATATGAAGAAGTAAATTATGTCTTCATCTAAAACCTCCCAAAAAATTACTCTTAAAAGTAATCTTCATTTCGGTAATTTTCCAGTTTATGGATCAACTGAAGGATTCCATTCAGATGAGGGTTGTCAATTTATAATTAATTTTAAATTGCAATATGAAGTCGGTCGTCTAATCATGAGATTTTCCAAACAATCTTCACCAAATATAATTCCTCGGGATCTTAGAGATGAACCGACAATAGAATTGGATTTGGCAAATATTATAAAATTAATTCAGTCAATTAAACTTAGAAAGGAGATAATTGAAAATGCTTCGAATACATCATTTATATTAATTGGATCGAGTACATTAGAGGAGTATGCTGGTTATCAAAAACCAGCATACATTAGATTTCCTAATAAAGATAAAATAGTTTTTAATATTTTACATAAGGGAAATCAAACATTATTTGAAATTGAGTCTTTATTTCAGATCGAAACTTTTTGTAGTTATTTGGAACAAGTACAGAAAGTGTTGGCTATCGGCACGATGAATTTTGATTTCTATAGAAATCATGGTATTGGTAGCATGTTAACTGCACCAGAAGCACAATTAAATTAAAAGGAATTATCATGGAAAATGTTGAAAATGTTGAAAATAAAGTAGAGATGGATTCTTATCAAATGGATGGGTCTGCACCTTTTATCGAGAATCCTGAAATAATGGAGGCTATGGAAAAAACTGGTGTTTATATAATTGCTGCCCAAAAAGAAACTAGGGATAATAAAGATGTTATGGTATTCAATGTTGTTTCTAAACTACACATGGATGCACAAATCCCTTGTGAAATTATATTAAATTTTGACGACAACCAGAATCTAAGCACACTTGATTTTGCAGGTCCAGATGAGTATACTGAAGAAGAAGGCAAACAGGTTCTTGAAAGTGTGATTGAAATTTTAATGGCTGCGACAGAAGCAACAGAAGCAACAGAAGCAACAGAAGCAACAGAAGCAACAGAAGCAACAGAAGCAACAGAAGCAACAGAAGCAACAGAAGCAGAGTAAAGGAAACTTAAATGGAAGTTACTGAAATAATCTATTTTCCTGAAAAACAGGAAAATAGAATCTGTACCCAAGATCATATAGAATCATCTGATAATGTAAAAATTAGATTAAATAATTTTTATAAACCTTGGGAAAATATTGAGTTCGATAAAAAAAATAATTCCTATACATTATATTTACCTAGAGGTTATTACACTGAGTTTGGGAACCCGATCATAGATCAAGTAATTGAACTTTATGAAACAGATAGTCCGAACCCTAAAGTTATCGAATTCTTTGAGATACTTGAGGCATATCATCGCAAATTTAACACGGTGGTTGGATTTGCAAAAGCTCTGCAGACTTATAAGCAGGCTCCTATTTTTAAAATAAATGAAAATATATTTGAGCAAGATTATAAATGGACAGATGAAGCCCATTTTATTATGAGATATAAAACTGGTAAACTTATTGAGGAATCATTCAGAGCTATGAAAATTGACCTCAGTGATCCAAATGTAATGAGCGATTTGGAAACAGGTAATATTGGAACTGCCCAAAGAATTGCTAAAATGTGGTGTGGTGCATCAACAACAGACGATAGAGAGTTAATGAGTGGGAGATGGAGCAAACCTCCAAGAATGGCAACATTTCCAAATAATAATAAAATCAAACATAGAATTACAAAACGTGTTGATTTAACTGCAGTTTGTAGTCATCATGCTGCTCCTTTTTCATCAACATTTAGAGAAGATGCTTATGCAATAATTTCTTATGTTCCAGAAGATAACGTTCTTGGAATTAGTAAATTACAAAGAATAGTTGATTGGGTTGGACAAAGAGGTTGGTTGCAAGAAGAACTTACTGAAGAAATTTATAAAAAGGTTTCTGAGGCAGCTGGAACAGAAAATGTTTATGTTCGTTTAAATAATATAGTCCACACATGTGAAAGCATAAGAGGGGCTAAATCAAAAGATGGTTGTTTTACATCTGAGAGATACGGCGGACTATATAATGATGAAGAGTTTAGAAAAGACCTTTAAATAATTTAAATAATCGGAGTGGTTGGCTTAAGCCAACCACTCCGATTTCCTGTGCCCAGATTTTCTCATTAATTTTAATAATTTTAATACGCTGAATACCAAAACATCAAAATATATTATCAAAAGGAAATAAAATGACATCTTATACAAAAAGCAATCTTCAAAATTTTATCGAAACATTGAGTCAAAGAGAACTGAATTTAACATGCATTGATCTTTCGAAAATAAGAGGTTTATATATCGACTCAGAATTCAAAACAATCTTGGTTAGAGTTACAAAGAACTCAAAATCTTTTAATGAAACTATCAAAGTTTGTGATTTTGATACATCAGAGGAAGCATTGGAATACGCTTATCTTTGGTATAAATTTTTAAAGAGATCAGGGACAAAACCAGGAACAACACAGATTGCTTTAATGTATCATGGAATTGATATTACTGAAAATGATTACAGAGGGATATATTTAACAAGATATGTTAAAGACGAGAATAGTCCAGCTAATTGGACAGTGATGTTAAGAAATAAAGATGGAGTACACCATTCAAGATTATTTAAATTCGAATACGGAAATAGAATTGAAGCTAAAAAGGCTCTAAAAGATGCACTAGAATATCGTGAAGATATTATGGGAGACATTATTAAATTAAACCCAAGAGTGTCATTGAACTATAAAGAAAAAATAGTTGGTGGTAGTAAACCAGAATCGTTAATTAAAAATGTAAGAATTACATTCAAAGATAATAAATTTAAAATTGATGTTATTAGAATGACAGGAAAGACCAGAGAGTTCTATAAAGCAGTTGGTATAGCGTATAACTTTACTGAATTAAAAACTCTTGTCAAACAAGCGGTCCTTATCAGGAATAATTTTTATAAGATGATTAATAAAATTGATTGTCCGACAGATATAAATGATATATCAATTGCCCCAGTACTTGGTAATCTGAGAAAATATTATCTAAATATGAAAAAACTTTAAAATAGAAACGGTTTTTAAAAATGGCATTTACCATTGAAGAAATTAAAAATTTCGCGATGCATCTAAAAGTGCAGGGTGCTTATGTTCAGCAACCAGTGCCTGGAATTTATGGACTGGAACCGGATATGGTTGTTAGTAGTAATGATGCTAATGCACTATATCCAATTAGTCTAATGCATCAAAATATTGGGTATGATACTTTATTCGCAAGAATATATGAACCAGCGATTATTGATCGCACGTTAAATTTAATAGCCACAGTTCTTACTAAGAAAAAGGATAATCCGGAAATTATTGACCAAGCATGTTCCGGATTTTCAAATGCTATAATAGGTTCATTAAAAGATTTTTTTACTAGAAAAACAGTACAGAATAAAGCAGATATGTTGGAATTTGCTTCAAATTATTATGTAGCACTTCTGAGAAAACTTCTAGAGTTCCAAGGAACTCTAGAAGATATTTTTGAACCTAAAGATGATACTTCATATTTTTTACTTAGAAGTTATCTTTATCCAATTCTTGAATTGGTAACTTGGGTTAGCCCGCAAAATAGAGGATATAATCAAACGACAATAGATTATGTTTTTTTCAATCATGATTTTGATCAAAAATATCGCAATAAATATATTTATATTATGCTGAATTTTAATTCAACTAAAGTTAGTTTTAAAAAATTAAATCTTAAAGAAATGAGGGAAATATTTTCTCGCAAAATAGTTAACCCTTATGGCGTGCTTTATGATCTTCATGATGAAAATTTAGCTTTTGATGTTGAATTAATTAAAATAGGATTAGATGATAGGAAAATAATTAAAAACAGAAGTCTAATGCTCGGTGCTATTTTATCAGCGTATAATAAACTATCAGAAGAAACTAAAGAGTTCTTTTTAAACCCAGAGAATGGTTTATATTTAAGTGAAAGGCAGGCTAATCAAATCCTGAATGAGATTGAGGATACTGAATCCAGAGAGGGACGTCTTTTTTCACTAACTACAATTGAATTTGAAGTTCATAAAATAAATAAAAAAATAAATGCGCATGAAAAAATACCAATATTTATTGCACTAAGAGAAGCTCAATTTAATTCAATGCAGCAGGGAATTAAAGTTACTTTGAACTCACTTTATGGTATTTATGGTTTAATTACTTGGCAATTTGCTTCACCAATTATAGGTAATTCAATAACAACAGCTGGAAAAATTTACGGAATAAAATTATTCCAAGTAGTTAGTACTGAAATTATTTCAAAAATTGATAAAGATATAAAGGAAGGAAAATATAATGAATCAACAGAGTATATCAGATTCCGAGCTTAGACAAAAAGCTCAGCATTATAAAGATGAATTAAATAAATTGCTCGAGGAAAAAAAGCAAATTGAAAAGCAATTAATAATTCTCGAAGAGCAGATAAATCCATACAGAGACCAGATTCAAGAGTTATTCGGAACTCTAGATGTCGATGAATTAAATAAAATTTTAATTGGCCTTGAATCTGAATTAAAAACATTAGATCACGAATCAATTCAATAGCATGATGGAGAAATTAAAAATGGTTAATTTAACTGATGTAGATGCTACTCTCGAGACGGGACAAGATATATTACTTGATGAAGTAACTGAAGAATTTTATCAAGATCCTCTGGAAAATTTTTCGAAGATGTTTATTCTTGATATTGATACTGTTCCAAAATTATATAAATCAAGGTATACTACTTTATATAATTTTCTTAATTCATATAATCGAAGTTTAATTGTGGGTGGTTCAGTTTGGATGAAAAAGACCAATAAATTATATGATATTGATAGCCTAAAAAAAGTTGTATTTGCATCCAATTCAAATGCAAATCTTGTTGATTTTGCACCAGATATAGATATTTTTACAAGCGAAACTCCTCTTAATTTAAAGATGATTTTCCAGCACGACCTGATGAGATATTTAATAGAAAGATATTTAAAAAATCATTCTAGAGTATTTCAAGAATCAAGTTATTTTAAAGAAAATAAAGCAGATTGTCTTTTAGGATTGACAGATAATTTCGATAATGGTTTTGAAGAGCCCGGAATGAAAATTACCCAAAATCCTTTGAATAATTTATATGAAGAGGGAAGTTCTTCAAACAACCTTTTTTCTATGGGTGTTTTTATGATCCAGACGTTATTTTTTAAATTAAATATAATAACCACAATGATTAATGAATCTGGTGATTTTTATAGTTTTACTCAGCATGAAATCAATCAAGTTCAAAAAGCAAGTCATATTTTAAAAATAATGCTTGATTTTGATTTTTTTGGTGCCGGGTTAGTATATAATCCAAAAACGAAAAATATTTCACATGTAAATGCTCTTTTTCTGAAAGGTTTTTTATACTTTAAAAATACAAGAACATTGGAATCCATTGATAGGCTTTCTTCGGAAGATGATGCTCTTGAAAGAAGATATAATGAGGTTATAGTAATTCATAATTATGATTTGATGAATAAGCTTATAAAATCATCCGTGATAAATTCGTCATTAAATACTCCAAAACTGATTGAAATCTTTCGATCAAAAGATAATTTTTCTTCATTAAGAACACAACCTTCAGTAAGTGGTGAGAAAATATTTGAGGAGCTTATAAAATCGTACGAGGAATTTGATTATAATAAAATAACTCTATCGTATAATACCATGAGTAACTTATTATTCATTCTAAAATATGTATCCGATGTTAAAACTATTTTTAGACTTAATGAAAAATATCTTAAAGATCCAGAATTTAAAGATCTAACTGAAGAACTGGTTCATAAAAAAATAAATAATTTATTAAATCAAATTTCAAATAGTGTAGCATTGCGGAGAATTCCTAGAGTTTTAAAATACAGACTCACCAAATATTTAAATAGAGGTTATGAATTTGATGATACTCATGGCATTATTTCTATTATAAATGCTTTCGAGAAGATTTTAAATTGGACACCAAAAAAAATAAAACGCATTGAGATTAAAGAAACCCTAAATAAAGAATACGGTGTAACTGTTTTAAAAGAAATAGACGATATTTTCAATGGACTTTAAATAATTTAAGGGATAAGAATGAGTAAAAATTCAAATGATATAAAAGTTCTCTCGGATAGAGATTGGCTATTAATAAGAGGACATAATATAATTGGTAGTTTGCAGACAGTTAAACAGGAATCCTTTTTATTAAAAGGTTCCTGTTTTCAATGGACAGAATATTTATACATTCCCGGCCTTGTAAAGATTATTAATGAGATTATTGATAATAGTATAGATGTTGCCATAAAAAGTAACTTCAAATTTGCAAATGAAATTAATATCAATATAACCCCAAAAAGAGTTAAAGTCCAAGATAATGGTTACGGGATCCCTGTTAAAAAAGAAGGTGGTCATTGGCTTCCAGAAATAGCTTGGGGACAAGCAAGAGCTGGTTCAAATTTCGAAGATGATGATAAAAGAGTCTCCGCTGGGATGAATGGTATTGGATCTTTTGCAACTACTGTATTCAGTAAAAAATTTATTGGTGTAACAGATGATGGTGAAAAAAGACTTCGTGTTGAGTTCAAAGATAACTTAAGTTCAACATCAATTACTGAACTCAAGACTGAGACACAAGGAACTGCAGTTCTTTTCGAACCGGATTTAGAACGGTTTGGGCTTAAAGAAATAGACGATTTACATACTTCACTAATACACCAAAGAATAATAAATCTCAGTGTTCTCTATCCCGAGATTAGATTTAAATTTAATAATAGAGTTGTAAAATACGATCCTAAAAAATTTATAGGATTATTTAATGAAACTTTTGAAATTTTTAGCACTGATGATTTCTTTATGGCTTGTGTTCCAAATGACTCAAACGATTTTAGATTTCATTCATATGTTAATAGCTTATGGTTAGAAAAAGGTGGAAATCATGTAGAATTTCTTGTGCGTCAATTAACTGGTGCTCTCCGTGAAAAACTAGTTAGAAAATTTAAGTCTATTAAGCCAGGTGACATAAAAAATAAATTGTCTTGTGTAATCTTTTTTAGGAATTTTCCTGGGGCTAAATTTGATGGACAGACGAAAGAATTCCTCACGAACACCCAGGCTGAGATAACAGGATATCTTGATTTCAATTCTCCAGAAATTAAAAAGAAGTTCCTGTTATTTATCAACAGAGTCTATAAAAATAAAAATATCATTGATCCAATTACTGATTTATATAAAGCAAAGATGCTTGTTGAAGAAAGCAAAGCGTTAAAGAAAGCGACGAAGCAACAAGATCTCCCTGAAAAATTCTGGCCAGCGACTGATGACCCAAAGAGATTATTCATAGCTGAAGGAGATACTGCAATTACTTCAATTATATCTAGAATAGGACGTTCGGAAAATGGTTTCTTCCCATTGAAGGGTGTAATTCTCAATGTTATAAAAGATAGTAAAAAAGTTCTATCAAATGCTGAAATAAAACAACTGGCGACAATTCTTGGATTGGATTTATCGAAAAATGATAATGAAAATCTAGTTTACGATTCAATAGCTATAGCTACTGATATGGATGTAGACGGAGACCATATCGCAGGATTGGTGCTCGGGTTTATTTATAAATATTTTCCTAAATATTTATACGAGGGTAAAGTATTTAGATTCATCACCCCATTAATTACTGTTTATTCTGGCATTGGAAAAATACATAGTTTTATATTCTCTATGCAAGAGCTGGAAGAATTCCAAGCGAAAAATAAAAAAGCTGGGTTGATATTTGACTATAAAAAAGGACTTGGTACTCTAGAGAAGTTGGAATGGAAAGAGTTATTTAAAAGATACACTCTTGATGAATTATTAGAACCATTGCATTTAAAAGAGTCTGAAAACACTGAAGAAGAGATAGCTGAATTAATCGGTTGGTTGAGTGATGACATTGCTTTTAGAAAACGAAAAATTTCTTCAGCAATAGATAATTTCGACATCAATTTAATATAAATATAAGGAGATTATAATAAATGTCAAATAATCATTTGAAAGCTTTCTTAGAAGATCGCTACACGAATTATTCAGTTTATAAAGTTCTTCAGAGAATCCCACATGCTCTCGATACCTTAGCGAATACTCAAAGAAAATTAATTCAAGTTCTTAGTGAGCTTCCTAGGTCTCGGAAGCTCAAGACGGCTGAGACATATGGATTAATATATAATAAAATGAAATACAGGCATGGTGACGCAAGCGCATTTAATACATCTGAAAGTATGTCTAGATCTGCTACCAATAATATAAATATTTTTACAGAAGAAGGTAACTTTGGGACAAGGACTGATAAGACTGCTGGTGGACCAAGATATACCAATACTCGTTTTAGTGATGCAGCCAGATTGATTTTTAGAAATGAAGATAAACCTCTTTTGACTCCTCAATATTTTGAGGGAGCTGAGATAGAACCGGAACATTTTTTACCAATAATTCCAATAATGCTTATAAATGGAAACTCAGCTATTGCGAATGGATTCGCGAGTAGTTTTTTACCAAGACACCCATTATCAATTATAGATTCAAGTATCGAGTTCCTTAGAACTCAAAATATGTCTGAAATTGAGGTAGCCTTTCCTTATTTTAAAGGTTCAATAGTTAAAGGTGAAAATAATGGTTCTTATGAAATACTCGGTTGCTTTACTAGAGCTAAAAGAAATTCAATTGAAGTAACTGAAATCCCTCCGAATTATACTAGGGAATCTTATATTAAAAAATTAAAGAAGCTTCAAGAAAAGGGAATAATAAAATCATTTACCGAAAGATGTATTGAGAATGAGTTCTTTTTCAATATTAGGTTTACTGAGAATCCTAAAAGTTTAACTGATGAAGAAATTATAAATACATTAGGCCTCCGCGATAAAATTCAAGAGAATTTTACTTTCATTTACCCAAACTCCAGTTTCGATCCAATAATGACATTTGAGACAGCCGAAGAATATTTAGAGTTCTTTTTGACTCAAAGACTCCCTTGGTATCAAAAAAGAATTGATTATGAAATTATGAAGATTGAAGAAGAATTAACTATTCTTGAAAATAGAATTCATTTTATTGATTTAGTAAATTCTGGTGAAATAATAGTTAATAAGAAAAAAATAGATTTGATTAAAGATTTAAAAGAAAAAGAAATTCTTGAGATTGATGGTTCTTTCGATTATCTTTTAAATATGCGGATATGGAATTTGACACCAGAAAAAATAAAAGAATTTCGTTCAAAAAGCACTGAACTTAAAAAGCTTTTAAAAGTAAAAAAACGACAAAAACCAGTAGAGTTATTTTGTACTGAATTGCTTGAAATAAAAGAATTCGTACAGGACGAACTTAAAGAAAAAGGTTTGATATGAGTAAACCAAATGAATTTTCATACGATGATATTTATGGTTTAGATATTCAAGAGTATTGTGATTTTCATGGAGTTTCTATAGATTCATTGATTGAAAAAGTTCAGAAGGATATCCTTCTTCTGGAAAAAAGATTTCAAGAAGAATTCAATATAGAGGTAGCTTCCGAAAATTATAATAACCCATTATCTAGAGCGATTCATAAATTACTGCGCTCTAAAATCAAACATCTTGATAGATTACTCGACTGGAAGAATTTTAGAATAAATCAATAAAGTATATAAATAATTATAGTAGGAAGGTGATAAAAACTGTTCTTTTTTTTGACCCTTCCTAAAAAATTTTAAGGAGGATTTTTGGCCAAGATTCCTGAATGGTTCCTGAACATAGCTGATGATATTTACCAGCTTAAAAAAAAGCTGGTTCAGCGATGGCAGGAACCATTCGTCATCCTGGGATATGATAAAGAGTTCGAAGAAGGACCTCGGATAATTTATCGCGGGAAAGATGGTCTTCAGTATTACACACTGAAGAAACATTTCCCGAAAGCGTTTAAAGCTAAAGCTGGCGATCGCTTTAAACGCTTTATTCCAGTGTATAAAAAATTGGCTCCTGAAGAATATATAAGTTTCTACATGTATAGTAGAGAAGTTCTTCAGGAGCAAAATCCATTTTTTCCAAGTATAAAGTACTTGCATTTTCTAAGCAATACTGACTTGGAGAAAACTTCGGCTACTGATTTGTGGCCGAATGTTCTTAAAGATAACGATCTTAAACTTAATGATCGTGAAACCTTTGAGAAATGGATTATGTTGCCAGTTAATCTGCGTCATAAAAAGGTCCTAGATATGCTTTATGGTGCAGTAAATCTAGGTGGATTGAAAGGTCTTTCAGAAATGAAATGGATCTTAAATATCCGCTTATAAAGGAGATAAGATGGAAGTGATTGTAGGAGGTGGGGATAACGATTTTGATCTAATGTAGATCTATCGGAGTTGGGGTGTCAGAGGACACCCCCGTCCCACCTCAATCTTCTTTATTTTTTAAGCTTAAAAAATATTTTTAATTGGAATTGAAACTAGTAAGAAATCAAAAAATTTAAAGGAAAAACATGAGCACAGATATAAATCTTAAAAATGAGATTCAAGAGAATCTCAGAATGAGATACAAACCGAATTCAATTCTACCGTTTGATGACAATAAAATTGTCATTGATTATTACGCAAACCCGCAAAATTTCTCATTCCAGGATATATCTGGATTCAATATCATGAATCCAAATTTAGCTAAATTGGAAGCTAGATTATTTTTAAAGATTAAAAAGGACTATGGAAAATATCCTAGACATTTCAATAACAAGTTGCTTTGGAAGATTATAAGAGATTTAGATATTGTCCCAACAAGAGATGATTTAAAAGTCATAAAAGATAGCAAATATAAAATATTGTCTATCGGTATGGGCGGTGCAATGATTAACTTCTTCTATAACTTGCAATACTGGTGCATGAAATTAGAAGTGCCAGGCATCTTCCATAGAATGCATGTTAGGGAGGCGGACTTCTTGGAGTTCACAAATATCCCACGAATTGGAGAAGATATTGTGATGGAGACAAGTGCTAGTACGGTTAGGGATATTGATGATGAGATCGGTGGTATATATAAATTAGTGCTCACCAAAAATCTTAAATGGTTGGTTGAGGACATTAGCCCAATGAATAAAAATGAGTATGTTGATCAAAAAGCAATTGATCTATTTGCTCAAAATGGATACAATATGATTGGTGCACCTGATTTTGAGACCAGAAAGCTTCTTGAAGATAAGAATTTTATGTTCTTTGGGCATGGAGGAACATCAGTTGATTTAACATATCAGCCGGTAGTTAATACCGAGTTAGGTAATGAAACTTATGGGAGTATCGATATCCCAGTATTACTTTTAAATTTTCAAGTTGCAACAGCTGCTTGGATTAAAAAAGAGGCAAATAGGATAAGAACAGGTGAGGATTATGAACATGACTCTGACATATTTACTTTCAATATGGCTGAGTACTTAGAAGCTAACCCAGACGCTGTTGAACTGAGCACTCAAGATGAGTGGGATATTTTAGGATAAGGAGAAAATATGAAATTTAATCAACCTACAACCATTTTAGCACATTCTTTGATTATGTCCACACAGGATGCAATCAATAAATATACTTCAGATGAAGTGCAAGAGGGAAATCAGATGCTAAATCAAGAAGGAGATATTTTTATCCCGTTGAATATTAGACCATCAATAACTAGTGATACATTACCATCTTTTTCATTAGTGGATGATGATTCGAAAATATCATGGGATAAAATAAGATCGACATGTAAAGATGCGATCACAACGATCGAATATAATTCGGATGCAATTGATATCGGAGTATTTTTGCAACAGCTTGCTCAAAATGAAGGAGTATATGGTTGCCTTCTGACAACTGAAGATGGCTTTAATATTAATCCACTGCACCCTTTAATTGCATTTATGTATAATGCCAATATCATAGAGCTTCCAAAAACGGGAAAACTCCATATATATGAATGGCGTAATGGAATTCAGGGAGTTAATTATTTTAAAGAGGCTATTGCACCAGAAACACTTCAATCAAAAACTGATGAGTATTTTAATGAGTTGGTAAAGTTTTTGCAACTGACACCAAATATAATAATGTCACCATCTATTATTGAACGATCTGTGAGTGTTGATAAAGATCAAATGTTGAATATGATCGAACGACCTCAGATTTCATCAGTGAACGATGTTAATCTTAAAATAAATATAAGAGAAATAAGTCAAAGTGGTATTCAACCAGAATCTCTTCTAATCCCGCTCCAAAAGATATCAGATGGCGTTAGTACGCCATATTATGGATTGGTGTATATAGAAAAACCAACTAAGGATAACCAGGTTGGTTATAATATTTCACCGATGATGAGTGGAAATATTAATGAGTCTTATTTGAGAAGTGCTGGTAGTGTTTGTACTGGCTCTGAAAATAAAGCTGCACGAAGTGGATGGTTGACTCTTTCTAATGTTAACCTAAATAGTATGTTTTACGGTAATATTCTTTGGAAAAAAAGCACATATCCATATATAATGGCTTGTAAAAAATTTAGTGCGGAGATTTGGGGTGCATACAGTGCGGCCAGAAATCCTCAAATATCTGATGCAGATTAATATAAAGAGGAATTCTAAAAATGGCAAAAAGAAAAAAATCAAAAAAAAATAAAGGAAAAAATATGGCTAAATGGGGAATAGGTAAAAAAGTAGGTAGTTATTTTGGAGTTAAAAAAACACCGAGTACAAGAAAAAGCAATAGTACTTTAAATGTTGTACTTTATAGTCAAAAACTTTTAAACCAAGTTCGTGACCTTGGTTTACCAGCAGCTGGTGGTGCAGAATATCAAGTCCATTATAGAGGACTTCAGCTGATATTTAAACATCAGGAAACAGGACAAAGAATGGTATTTACAATACCTACTGTGTTCTTTAACTTCTCTCAAGAAGTTACAACAGCAAGTGTAAGTTTTTCATTGGATGAAGTTAGTGAGATCTCAAACCAACTGATTCCTGTTTCTGATCAACTTGTTGCAAAATTTGCAGAGGCTTTTCCAAAAGAAGAGTTTATCGAAAGGGGCTTCGAACTAGAAGCCCGTGAACTTGAGATGGGTTCAATTCATAGACATCCAGGTGATTTTGGATTCAGTACAATTGATAGAGATAATAAAGCAGAGAATCCTGGTGTGATCTTTAGAAACGCTGTAGCAGAGGATAAAATACAAACAGATAGTGTTATGTATATTCCTAGCACTAACACACCAACTAAAATAGTTGTTACAGAAACACAAGTTGTTAATGTAAATTTACTTGAAGATGGTGGTATTGATGGTACATATACAGAAATGCCTACAATGACTTTTATTGTACAAGACGCTGAGGTTGATGAAAATGTTCCCGTTATCAAAATGTACGATGAGTTCTTTAGAACACCAGATTCCAATGAATCTGGTGTTAATGAGGAAGCTAAAAATATTTTTGACTTTAGAGTTCTGGAATCAAAACACTGTCCAGTACAAGATGTTGATTTTGTAAAAGGGCAGCTTCAAAGAGTACTGAGTGAATTTTTAACGGTCAGTGAGTATGAACCGATCCTTATAATGGATCCGAATCTTATAAAGGCTAGAACTTACAATTATACATCAAGATATTCAGGTGGTGTTGGGAAAGGGAATATATATACTGGATATGATTATGATGGTTATGATGATATCTATGATGGAATCAATGAATCTACTCAATTGTCACAAACAACACGACCTGTTTTTAAAGAACAGCAGGCGAAAAGACAACTGAATATTTTGGGACTAGATCCTAAAAAATTTGGGGTGGATGGAAGTGCAACCCCTGAAGATACTGCAGCTTTCGTTAAAGCGTTAAAATATAAACATTACACTGATCCACAGATCAGATCCGTAATGAGAACACTTGATTATGATATCAATCAAGTAAATTCATGTTTGATATCAAGTGACAAAGATTCTATTGAAATATATGATGCAACTGATGCAACTGATGTTGATGCAAAAAAATCAGAAAATGATGGTTTAACTGGGCTTGGGAAAGTAATGGGTTCCCTTTTTGGTTAAAAAATAAACGATCGGTGAGGATACCTCACCGATCGACTGGAGTGTAAAATGAAACTTATGAAAATTAAAGTAAATTTATTTGAACTGGTCGCTGAAAGATTTGGGTTATTGGAAACCATAAAAAAACATAAACTAATGAATTATTTGCCAAGAGCACATCTAATTTTTTTTATTGATAAAAAATATAAAATTACTTGTAAAATATCAAAAGATGATATTAAAGAAATTGAAAGTACTCTAGAAGAATTTGATGATGCTTATCAGGATGGGGTATCATTAATTCATAAACTTAAAACAGTAAGTGATTTAGAAAATCATAATATAATCTTTAGGGCAGATATACTTTATAAGTACCTTTTTAATTTATATTATGACACCGAGATATATGACTATAATGGTAGTATAGAGAAGTTCATTGACCGTTTATTTAATTCAAAAGCATTATATTTTGACGTCGAATTGGAATATTTTAGGACTGAAGGTGATTGGATGGTTAAACATATGGGTTATCGGCAGCGCATAACAACTCATGTTTTTAATAAACATGTTTTTGATAATCTTTTGCATGATGGGTACTTTAAACCTATAAAAAAAAAGACTTGTCGAAAAAAGGTTCTAAAAATTATTATGAATCTAAATAATAAATCAAATCGAATAGGTTTTAGAAAAAGAATTCTAGAAAAATTTATTGATATTGATAACGATGTGTTAATAAGTCAAAATTTTAGTTTCTTAGAATCGGATGAATTTTATTTATAGGGGCATATGCCCCCCCCCTTTTTTTTTTATTTAGTTTTTATTTAGAGTTTATTTTTACTATAATATAAACTATAACATAAGCAGATTACTGCTATTGAATTCAAAAGGAAAACTATGATTTATGAAAATTCATCCGATCAAATGATCTCATCAGACACATTTGATTTCATTGTAATTAAAGATCCTCATTTTATGTTCGGCTTCAAAAATAGAATCCGTAAATCAAAATGGGAAATCGATATCGATGATAAAATTGATCAGATTATAAATTATTGTCTGGAAAATAATATTAATAAAATTATATTTACGGGTGATATATTTGAGAAATCGCGAAAGAAAGACTGGAGTTTAAGCCAAGGGCTCCAGAATAAAAAACGTCTTCGTAAGTTTAATGACGCAGGCATAGAAGTATTTTCCATTTTAGGAAATCATGATTATTTCGACGGTCATGAGACTATCAAGGAAACATTTTTTGAAGATTGTGTGGAAAGTGGGTTAATTACATATATCGGTGCAGGAAATAAAAAAGTATTTGATATTGCCTTGGGAAAAAATATAATTTTCTATGGTATTGATTACAGTGAGGATAAATCAAAAATAATTAATCAGCTAAAATCAATTGAGATGGATTTTATCCCTGATAAAAAAACTTTTAAAGTAGTTACATTACACTCAAATATAACTTCGGATATTGAAAGATTAACTGATTTCACTTATGGGGAGTTATCACAATACAATGTAGATTTATTTAATTGTGGACATTATCATATTCAGTCACAACTTGGATCTATATTTGAAACATCAGGAACTATTTTTTGCAACCCTTGGAATTTAACAAGAGTTGCACGAGACTATGCTGCAAAAATGGATGAACATATTCCAGAATTTTGTGTTTTTAGTATATCGGAGGCACCAGAAGATTCTTCTGATGATTTTCAAGTACTATCAAAAACAATTCCTTTAAAAGTTAAACCATTCAGTGAAGCTTTTAATATTGATGTTATAAACTTATTACAAGAAATTGGAAAAACAGAATTTAAATTTTTTGAAGAAGTTACATTAGATGAGGATCTTGTAGAAGTAGATGATTTAAGTACATTAGAAAAATTTATGCATCAGCATAATATTTCAAATGAAGCTTTACAGATAGCTAAGGAGTATTTAGAATGAAAGAATTGCATGTTGGGGATTATATTTTCAGTCGAGGTCTTGGTAAGGGTAATGAAAAGGAAGATATTTTTGTAACATTTCCTTCTGGTGTTAGTATAAATTTACAGTCAAATTATATTGAGATGATTGGATTACGAAAAGAACATCCAGATTTATGGTCAGTTAGTTTACTGACTGATATAAGTATTAAGAAATTGAGATTTCATGTAACTGATAAAATGGAGTTAATTACTTTTGATTTTAGTACATTAAAAGAAGCAATTACCTGCCAAACTTATCTATCTTTGAATATTTTAAAGGAAAATAAGTAATGGATTTGACTTCAAATTACAATGAGACTCATATTAAACTCAGAGTTCAAGAGGATAATTTAATTCATCTTGAACATGAAAAAAATAATCTAACTTCGAGTGCTGCAGCACTCGAAGTTAGAATTAAACATCATACTGAAGCAAAAGTACTTCTTGAATTATTAAAAAATCATAAGCTTGAAAAAAGGAAAGATTTTATTCTTAAAGTTGTAAATTCAGCTCTAGTTGATGTTTTCGAAGCTGACTATAAATTAGATATAAAACCCAGAATTCAAAGAGGAAAGAGTGCTTCTGGAACCCAAAAGTACGATATAATTTTTTATCAGAATGGGATTGAGATTGCAAAAAACGATGAGCTAACTGCGAGTAATGGTGGTGGAGTGCTTTCAATCGCAAGTTTATTTTTCAAAATACTAATAGGCTATTTATACAGCCAAAATAAATTCTATATTTTTGATGAAAGTCTCAGTCAAGTTAGTCCACAATATAGAATTAGATTGAGTAGTTTTCTTAGAAAATTTTGTGATACCTATGGATTCACTTTAGTTGTTGTCTCACAAACTGAAGAGTTGGATTTTGATGCACATCTTGTTTATGAAGTTCAAGCAACTCCAGATAAAGATGGAATACCTACTTTAGAAATAGTTAATCAAGAAGGTGAACTCCCAGAAAGTGGATTCTTTTATAACAGTATCAAAAATTTTCAAAGTATAAAACAACAACATTTTGTATATAGTGGGTTTACTGTTATCAGAGGGCCTAATAATAGTGGTAAAAGTGCTTCGCTTCGTGCAATTGAATCTATTCTTTTTAATAATTTTAATGTTAATAACTATCCTCGATTAAATCCAGGTGGTCGAAATCTAGAAACTGAAATTACTTTTGGGTATATACCAACATTAGAAGAAGAGGAGCAAGGTAAAGAACATAAAGAAATTGGATTACTTTATAAAGGAAAAAAAGTTCAATTTATTATCAACGGTGAAGCTTATTATGGTAAAAATCTTGCCGCAGATAAATTAAAAGAAGCAGTTGAAGAAATAGGTTTCAAATATATTGATGTAAAAAACCTATATAAAAATTTTAAAGGAGCGTTAAAAGAACAGACAGAAAGAATTGCATATACTAATCAATACGATGGTTTATTTTTAATAGGTTCCAAAACAACTGATTCTGAAAAAATATTTTCTTTTTTATTCAATACTGAAAATATTGCACTGGCTGTCGCCCAGATAAAAGATTCATTAATTGATATGAATCAAAAACATAAGCAATTTCAAGAAGAAATTATTTTAATTGAGTCAAAAATAACTCAAACTCAACTAGAAATTAAAAAGCTAAAAATATTAAAGAGTTATTATCTAATAAGAGAATTTCAAGATAGTAATTCTATTCTAGATATTGAAAGAAATAAATTATTTGAGTCCCAAAGAACTGAAAAGATATTAAATAAAATTAATTATCTTTTATGGCATTTGATATTATCGACTTCGATAAGAGTATATCAAAACAGCATCGATAAAATAGACCACAACATTAAAAAGAATCAACTTAGACAGAAATTAATTTATAATTATTGGATTCTTAACTTTTATATCAATACTAATATAAATATAAAAATTTACAATAAAAGAGTTCAAAAGAACTCAATTCAGAGAAATATTCTTTTAATAAAATTATTCCGAAATTTATTAAAAGAGAAAAGAGTTCTTCGGAACTCTTTTGAGATATTTAATTCGAAAGATAAAATACTCAATAATATAAATACAATTCTGAATTATAAAATATTATATCAATTAAAGGACACAGCACAAAATTCAGTTAGATTGTTTGAATCAAAAGTTTATGGTTTACAGGAGGATATTGGTATTCAGGAATGTCCCCATTGTCTTGGAATTGGAATTATTAAAAAATAAAAAGGTTGGATAAATAATGTTTAAATTCATGAAGTTTAATAATTTAATCTTGGCTCGAGCCAAGATTAAATTATTTTTTTTGCTAATATTTTTGAATTCTGTATTTGGGTGGGCAGATACTTTAAAAGTTCCCGATCAAGTTGAGTCTTATTTGGCTCCCCATAAACCAACTGGATTTTATATAAAAGACGATTGTAATCAAGTTTTAATAAATATAAAATATCAGGAGTGTTATAATTATTATTACAACACGCCTGATTTTGTGATTTATTCATTAGATTCAGCGGACATTTTGGTTGAGAAATATAAAAGACAGTATCTAAGAACTGATAAAAGAATTCCGAGGGAGTATAGACCATCATACAAAGAATATTCTTATGATGGTTTTGATGCTGGACATTTGCCGGCATCAAGTAGTGTTGATATAAATATTGAGGCAGCAGATGAGGTTTATGTAATAAACGCATGTGTCCCACAAGAAGAGAATTTAAATAGAGGATTGTGGTCAAAGCTTGAAAAATACGAAAGAAAACTCGCCTTAATTAATAAAAAAATTTATGTAGTTACCGGAGTCTTGAGAAGTGATAAGTTTATTAAAAATAAAGTTCGGGTAAATATTCCATCAGCGCTCTGGAAAATATTTTTAATTATTCCAAATTCAGATGATCCGTATTTTGAATGTTATTTAATATCTAATTCAAGACCTCAATCAAATAAAATAGAAGATTATTTAATTGAACTCAGTGATTTGATAAATAAAATACATATTGATAAAGAAAACTTTAAGTTGGTTTGGGAACACGATATAAAGAATTAATTACGAAGCTTTTATGAGCTTATAAAATATTAAAGGATATTTAAATGGAAAAAACAGCAGAGTTAAAAGTACTAAACAACCCAGTGGATAAATCAGGTAGCATAAAAACAACAGATGATTTAATTAGCGACTTAGAAATCGAACAGCAAAAAGAAGAGATTCAAAAAATGTTCGGAGAGAGTAATCTAATATCCATTGAGGTTCTTAGAAAACCTGATGAGGTTAATACATCAGAAGAAGCAGAAGAATTCTATAAAAATAATACTGAAGTTAAAAATTACCTAATCCTTGATACTGAGAAAAAATATATTATTCGATTAACTACTGCGAAAAAAGGAATTATTCAATCAGTAGATCCGGATTATATTCCAGGTGGTGATATGTATGAGGTCAGTGAAAGCATTCAAGATATCTTAAAAGAAAATGGATTTCCTGTATTTAAATATAAATTTCCGGAAAGAACGGAGGCTGATAATGACTAAATATTATATCTCAAATAAAGGAATTGAAGACAGTACCGAAAAGATAGCTAATACAATTTTAGAATCTTACGATGGTATTTGTGACCCGGATGAAACCTTGATTTTGGCAGTCGCTAGAGGTGGTTTATATAGCGCACAGATTTTAAGTTATATTTTTAATAATAGAAATATTGACTTAGTATCTGCTCAAAGCTATTCGGGTACTAAAAAAGGAGAATTGTCTATAAAATTACCCAATCTTGATTTTAATCAATTTAAGAATATTATTGTAGTTGATGATATTTATGATACTGGTGATACACTTGAGTCTATTAGAACTCTTCTGGAAGATCAAGTAACTGATAATCAAAATATAATTATGTGTGCTGCGTATAATAAAAAACCACAAGCCGATATTATTTTTGGAAAATCGGTCAATAAAAATTTATGGGTCGTATTTCCTTGGGATCATTTTGACTCAGAGGAGAATTGATGAAGTTAGTCCGCAAAGATTTAAGCACATCACGAGAAGTAAAGTTAAAATATGATTATAAAGATATTGAAGAGGTATGTGAAGCATACCTCGAAAAATATAACATAGATGCTCGAGTTCAATCGTGGTTATATAATAAATTTGAAGAAATTATTGACTGGAATTTAGTCTCCAAAAATCTTAAAGCTTCTAAAAAAAATTATATTCCTCAATTTGGTGCTGAATTATTTGATGAGTTTAGTTTAGTTGTATCTAAAATAATTAATGAAAATGTTAAAACAGAACATAAGTTTCTTTTGGACACAAAGGGGGAGATGGAAGCAGAAAGATTCAAAGCAATTATTGATAACATCATGGATCCAATTCCGTTAACAATGTTTGAAACTGGCGTTCAAAGAATGACTTTAGTTAGTTATCATTATTTCCTTAAAGTTATTGATCAGGTTGCCAAGCCGTATCTTGAAAAGAATGGTATTAAAAATATTAATGGTTCTAAAAATCCAGCTGAAATTTTCATCAGAGAGATTTATGATTTGATTGCTTATAAAGAAGAATTAACTAAGTTTACTTTAACTATCAAATCATTAATTGAACAGTGGTTAATGAAATATAATAGTAAAACTAAAATTGGAGAATTTTATTATGATGTGTTAATGATAACACCAGATTTTATTGTCGAGAAAATTCTTAAATATATAATGTTAGTCGCTGTTAGAAATAAAAATCCATTTACTCTGAGAGCAATCTTTAGTAGTTATATAACATTAATTCATAAAAATCTTTTTAGTTTTTATGCGACAAATCTAACTAAGGTGAAGATAGGTTATTTTAAACAACTTGAAGGTCTTTTCCATGAAAATTTCGATCTCTTATTTGATCATGGAACTCAAACAGATCCTAAAAAGTTTATTATAAACTCATTAGTATTTTCACATATAATGAAAAATAAGAAATTAATAAAAAGAGATTTTTCATTACTTGATGATGATTATACTCAGCATTTTTTCGAACCAAATTATTTCGACGTATTTGCTTCATATAGAGATAATATGCCATTTGTCGATCATATGTATTTTTACAGCACTAGTTTAAAATTTACAAATAATGCTGTTCTTAAGGAAAGTAGATATCATAAAGTAAATAGTAATTTCTTTAAAAGAGTTAATGCTAAAAAGAATAGAGTTATCATAAAAGAATTATTAAATAAACATTTATGGAGATATTTTTACGAACATTTTAGGGATAGGGAAATTGTTGATGAGATTTTCGAGGCGATGTCGAAAGACTTGATGTTAAAATTAAATATAAATCATTATCTTGATGATAATTATAATTCATTACAATTGTCATTTGATGAATACCTTAATTTTATGGAGAAATTTATAGTCCTTATGAAGAAAACCCTTAAATAAGATGAAGGTAATTAATGAAAACATTTAATAGAGTTAAGACTGGTTTGAGTACCTCTTTCGGAGGTACTCGTTTGAATTTTAATAATATTTCTTATTTGAAAATCATTAACCGAGGTGCTAAGTTTATAGAGACTGAATTATTTTGGAAATATAAAAGCAGCACTAAACACCAACCAGTGAGATTTAAAAATAACTACAGCACTTTTAAATTATTTCATGAGTATAGTTTATTTAGTCTAAATAATTATTTTATTAATCTTAATGAGATTTTATTTATAAATGATAAAAAGGTTTATAATGGGGAGATAGATGAAATTCATCTAGAGATTGTTTTTAAGGATGGACTTATTCTTAGGGAGATAATTTCTTTAAATGAATGGGAATTTATTAGATCAAACTATCTTGGTTAGCCAAGATAGTTTTTAATTTTTAATTTTTAATTTTATTTACTAGAGGTCCTGTTGCATCCCAACGAGTACCTATTTCATTAATCATTGCCATCTCAAATTGTTTAAGTTCTTCTTGAGAATTCAATGATCTAACTACGAATACCCAACTCTTCTGATATTCTTGCCAATTCCACGGCTTATTTACAAGTTTTAATTCTTTCGCTTTCTGCATCTCTTTTTCAATGTTTTTAAACATATTTATTTTGATACTGTTATTTTCTTTATTATTTAAAAATGCACTTATATGTTGGTTGTGTCTATAACCATTCCCATTAGTCCCTTTACCCACATAAATTGGCTCAAATGCTGAACAGAAGTTAATATCCTTTACCTTGAATTTATAGGAGGTACTGTATTCTTTAAAAGGATTAAGATAAACATAAATAAAATATTTATCTCTCATATAATTAAACTCATGTAATCTTGGAAATAATTTATAAGTTTTTAGCAAAGCATCATTCGGACATTTCATCATGATAATAACTTTAATAATTTTTTTTCAACATATTTATCTATATCTTCTATTATTTCTTTTTTTAATTTATTATTATTTTGTGAGATGCTTTCAAATAATAAACTACTACTATTTTTAACTTCTTCTAGAACTTCTGTTTTACTTTTAATTAATTTTTTTAGTAAAACCATTTCTTTTTTTAATTCAATGAGTTCTTCTGAACTCTTTATGTATTTATTTTTCAAAATATCAAATTCTTTTAATAAATCATCATAATTCTCTTTGTATGATTCTAATTTAAAATCTTTTATAATTTTAGATTGATCTTGGATCTTTTTAATAAGGATATTTAATTTTCTAGAATAGATATCCTTTGTATTTTCGGCGACTTGTTTGATATTATTTTTTTCCATATCTTCTCCATTCTTATCTATATTGATAATAAATCAATACTCTCTTTAATTCCTCTTAATTCATTTTCAAATAAAATATTTTGCTCTTTGAGTTCTTTTTGACTATTCTCCAAAGCTTTAATTTTTTTATTTGCTTCTTTTATTTCTTTATCTTTTTGTGATACAATTTGAGTTATTTTTGACTCCAGGTAGATAATTTTTTCGTCTGCTTTTCTCGAATGTTTTTCAAATATACCCCGTGCCTTTAAAAATTCAATAGTTAAATCTTCAAATTCTTGAATAAACTCTTTTCTAGTATCCAATGCAGTCTTTTTTATGAGATTTATGGAATTATTAATGGTATCTTGAGTATTTAAAATAGATTGATGCCTCTCAATAATTGATGTAATTTTTAATTGATGTTGGTTTATTGTATTTTGAGTTGAATTAATTATTTCAGATAAAGATATATTTTCTTTTTTTAGGTTATCAATCTCTTTTGAATTTTTATTCACTTGAGTGAGTCTAGACTCAACCATTTCCAAATTTAATTGAATTTCTTTTTGAGAAGTTATTAATTCATTTAAATCTTTTTGTATGGTATTTCTTGCTGGAGATTTACTTGTTTTATTAAAAGAATCAAGTAAATCTTTTAATTGAGTCTCTAGATTTTTTATTTTATTTTCCAGAGTTTGAGTTCTTTTGAACTCCAGGCTCGATATTTTTTCTTTAAAAGATTGATTCTCTTTTTTATAGAAACTCATAACTGCATCGAATTTATTTTGAAGCTCAATTGAGTTCTTTTGAACTCTAGTGTCCAATGATTTTAATTCATTCTGCATACGATTAACATTATTCTGCATTTTATTAATACTGGATGTTAATCTTTTATCAAAATTTGGTAATGTTGTGTCTGTTATAAACCTAAAAGAATCTTTTAATGTTGAGTATTGATTGTTTATATTTTTAAATTTTTGCGTCAAAAGAGTTCTTTGTGACTCTATTGCCTGTTGAAGTTTTTTATTGAAAATACTTTCTAAATTTTCATGACTTAACTTCAATTGATCAGCCAAATTTTTTAATGATTCTTTTGTGTCATTTTTAACCACTTTTAGTAATTTTCTAAAATTTAATTTAAAGGTAGTTAATTCTATATTAATATCAGATGGTGGTTTATTTAATCTAATCCCTTCAAAATCAGTTTTTAAATCATCTATAAAATACTCTAGTTCTTTTTCAAAATTATTATATTTATTTTCAAAAATTTGAACCAGATGTTTTCTCTGAATAATTTCTTTTTGAAGTTTTTCTTCTAATTGTATAATATTATTTTTTACGTCTTGCATTTATTCTCCTTGGTCTATACCAATGCTGGCTGATCTGCTTGTGTTTACTAATATTTTTTGAATTATCTCACCGAATGATCCAGGTTCATGATGTTCTGATAATAATAACTCCCAGATATTATTATTTATACTTTTACTTAGATCTACAACTTGAGCGTCAGATATAGCTGCACTTACTGAACCATTATTTTCGACAATATAAGGTGAATCCCCCTCATCTGTATAAAGATTCGTATGAAAGGTAACATTAGTTCCATCGACGACCACTCGCCAACCATTCATTAGAAAAAAATATTGAGGGGCGAACTGGGTTCCATCAGCATTTGTCGGATCCCCACCGAATGTTCGAAAAGCTTGAGAGTATTTAGAATTATCATCTTCTAACCACCAATGTTTCCACGCGCTATATAAATCAGTACCAACATCAATATAAGTTACATCATCATTTATTTTAATTAATTTATTTGGACCATCGAATGTAACTTTCATCAACTATCCTTTTAAATAGATCTATCGAACTTGTTTTTTCTACCCCAAGTTCCTTTTTTAATAATTTCTTTGCTCTCATCATCTGCCCAATTCCAATCATTAAGGAATGTGAATATATCAAATTCTTCATTGTAATCAAAGACTGTATTAAAATCAATTCCTCTTAATTCTTTTATGAAAGAAAATTCTTTCTTTAGAGTTCCAAATAACTCATCGAATGTTAAATTTTCAGTTGCTGGAGTTTTATATAATTTTAGTGTTTTGTCTTCTAAAAATAAATCGAAATCTCTATTGGGTTTGAGTTCTTTTGCACTCTTTTGACTTTCTTTTTTAATTTTATCTAAAGGGTCTTCAATTTCCATTAGAGTCAAAACATTATTGAGATTACTAAGCACCAAAATTTTTCCAGTTTGAGTTATTTTGTACTCATCTCCAAAACATTTTACTACAGTACCTATTTCTTTATTTGGTATAACATAATCAAATATTATTCCATTTAAATAATCTTTATTTCCACCAGTACTTGACATAATTTTATATTTCATTTTATCTCCTTTTATGGGTTAGTGTACCATTTATCTTTGCGTTGTTGGATTGGGATAGTAATATCACCATTACCCAAATCAAGTGCCATTCTTATTACTTCATAGTCTTTTTTGAAAATTACAAGGACAGCACCAGGATAACTATTAAGATAATCTATTGAAATATCACTATCATCTGCTTCTTCTACTCCAAATATTTCTTCAGTTAAATCATTATTATATAGACGGACTTCTGATCCAATAATGACATTATTTAGAGTTAAGTTATGGGTTGTTTGAATATTTACCTCACCTGACCCAATTCCAGGTTGATCTGCTTCTAAATGACATGTTGTATTAGCGTTGATAGTTATTGATTTATCAGTCTCGTTAAAAACTTTCCCTTGGACTCTAACATTATGATAATTTAATTCTAGATGATCATCTTCAGAATCTATTTTTAAATATAAATTTCCGGATATATTTATATTTTCTAAGTCATCAGTATTATGAATTCTTAGACTATCTAGCTGAACAGATATTGATCCACCACCATCAAGTGTTTCATCAACCAATTCGACTTCCGGAGGGGTACTTACTATTTCAACGTTAGTTCCATTAGCACAATCAACTAAAAGACTTCCAGTTCCAACGAACTGAATATTTATATCTTTTATGTATTCATTCTGTTTAAACATAATATCTTCGATGATTAATTTATAATCGGTTGCGTCGGTTGCTTGAACTATTCTGATTGCACAATTGACACTTCCGAAACGAGTACCAATTAAATCATCAAGAGCTTTCTGTTGATTTATGACAGTATCTGCTTGAATTGTAATTTCTGGGATTACAGTTCTTTCGAACACTTCTCTAAAATCAGCTTCAGCTAAATCCTTATTCGTAAACATAGCGAAAAGATTAAACCATTTTCTTCTGGTTGCGAATTTTACAGTATCATCATTATAATATTTTAGACTATCGTCTGAATTGCCGACATTTATATCCCCACTGTGTGTTGGAAATTCATCAGTATTTTCAGAAATCATAATCGTTCGTTGAAGAACTCCATTGACATAAAATAGAATTCTATTGTCACTTTCTCCAGAATAACTTGCTTTTTCCCAACGACCAACGAGAAAATAATTTCTCATTTCTTCGATAGGCCATTTAGTAAAAGCAATCAAAAATGGTCTTTCATCATCCGCTGCTTGGAATGAAAAAAGTCCCCCTGTTCCTGAAATAAAAGCGATATTATTAACACTAGCTCCTTGTTCATAAATAACTGAAGGGTTATCCGCTTTATAAATTCTAGTCCAGAACATCCAAGTCCCATTTGAATTATTCCAATATTTATTAGCAGATGATGTATTAATATCTTTTTGATTTTTAAGAGTTGCGCCGTTAGTTCTCGTCGTGTCATCATCAGCATTCGTTGATTTTAAACTATATCTAAATCCCTCACAAACAGGCCTCTCTACAAAACTGTATTCACCATCTTTTATTTTTGTCGGTGTCTCTGACTCAATCCCATCTTCATCTTTTTCTTTATTATCGAAAGTAAAAAAATGTCTTGCACCTAAATCTAGGATGTGATCTCTAATTGACATTCTATTCCTTTATATTTATTTTTATAAATACTGATATATTTATTATATAATTTATTAAAAGCAGAGTGACTCATCTGTGCTTTTTCAGCTGCTTCTTTCTGAGAGTATTTTTTTGACTCAACTGCTTGAATTAATTTGGAATGTTTTATAAACAACGGAACCCAACCAGATTTTATTAATTTAAATAATTCTGTCGTGTTTTTTACATCAATCATTCTTTTTTCGGAGCCCTTGAAAAGGGCGAGCCTATCTTTAATTTGATTTCGTTGTCTCTCTTTCCGTTCAAAAGTGAAATTATTTGCAAACTTCGCTTTACGTTCTTCTGGCGTCATTCTTTCAATTGTTTCTTTGCGTTTAATTCTAGCTTTTTCTTTAGCCTCTGGAGAATTCAGTAACCTAATACGTTTTACTTTTTCTTCTTCAGATAGGTTTCTAAAGAACTCTTTTTGAAATTGACTACGTTTTGCTTTAAACTCAGGGTGTGAAGTAATTTCTCTATTGATTTGAATTAATTTATTTTTATTGATCGAGTTCTTTAGAAACCTTTTGCGCCTGAGACTCGCAGCTTTCCTATTTTTAATATCGGACCAATATTTTTTCCAGAATCTCTTTTGATTTAAATGCATTTGAGTTCGAGTGCACTCGAACTCTTTCGAAGCCAATCGAGTTCTGTTTTTTAATTTATCAGTGTCCATTAAACACATAACTGCTTTTGACATCTTTTGATAATTTATTTTATTTATTTGAAGATTTTCTGGGTTATTTTTATAGATATTTGCGAGTAAAAGGTGAGCTATAAAATGCTCACGAAGAGATAATTTAACGGTTAATTTATTTTTGCCGAAGATTGAAACTGGAAACACATGATGTTTCTCAGAAGGGGTGGGGATATCCCCACCCCTTCTGAGATTAGCTTTTTCTATTAAATTAATATACCAATGTTTGTATTTATTATTTGGAAAACACTTGTGCATTGATTCAAAAGATAAATTCATAGTTTTCTCCAGTTTTAATTCTGATATCTAACTAAGGGGGCGAACCCCCTTAAGAAGCTAATTAAATAAACTATTCCGGCCTGTTGGCAACATGGGCTTTACTCAGGATTACTGTAATTTCTTTCTAAAGATGCAACCAGCGATATACTATTCGCGTTAGTTCTTGCTATAACACCATTCGCTTTAATATATTGCGCTCTATTGAGTCCAATTGCAACAATTGTGATTGGAGCATCTTCACCTGGTGTACGCCCACCTTGATCATTACCATCATAATCGAAAGTAAATTGAACTTGTGATCCTGGAACAGATCCAGCAATTTCATCACCATCATTATCTTGAACGATAATTGCATCAGGTTCACCAAATTTATGCCCATTTGCGTCTGTAAAGAACATTCTATATTCAGCACCTTCATCTTGCACAAGGTTATCATTAAAGTTAATTGAACCAGCTGCGACGAATGGGAATACCCTTTTAATTCCTGTTACATCATAGAATTCAATTCTGTTGATATCAGTTTCTGAGAAATTATCGATAAATACGCCATCTGAAGTTACAAGTGTATCTCCTACGAATTTCAAAAGAGACGAGGCTGTTTTACCAATAACTGTACCATCTCCCGAATCAATGTCATTATTTTGACGCAAGCTATATTGTACAAACTCATAAATTTCTTCAGCTGTTGGTAGATTTCCATCATCAGCAACATCTGCATCAATAATAATATTAAAATCATAATCATCAGAACCGATTGTCCTTGTCTGATTTTCTGAATAATAAGTGATGCTCATATCAGTATATGGAAGATCACTTGCAATATCATCATCATTATGTGTAATTTTAAGGTCACTTGCATTCGCCAGAGGGAAACGATAAGCTTGATATGTAAATGAAGATACACCAATATCTGATTGCTCAGATTGTGCATAAAGTTTAGCCTGCTCTCTTACGAAAATTTTGAAATAAGAGCGATAATCCGCTTTTAATTCCACTTCGGAACCAGCGTCTTCATCAACTAAAGCTTCCTGAACTTTAATTTCATTCGGGCTTACAATTTCAGTAATCGTGAACTCACCATCATTATTTGAAGTACCAGATATTTCTATAATATCGCCTGTGGTAAATGCAGCTAAGTTTGTATCAGTTGAAGTAATTTTACTATCTGTTTCTGCGAAAGATATATCTGTACCTTTAGCATATGAATAAACTTTAATTGATTGATTCACCGCTCCAGTAAGAACAACATTTCTTGCTTCACCGTCTTGACGTTGTTGATAATAAACTTGGTCTTCTGATCCAATTTCACCCAATGTAATAATTCCGGCAAACATGCTTGAAGCATATCCTGCAGAATCTTGTACCGCGAACCCACCATCTTTAAATAAATTAACCGTAGTAAAATCTGCGGGTTGCCAATCTTCAACGAACTCAAATTGCTCTGAAGTAATCGCAACCATAGGGAAAGGGAATTTAATTAATTCTGGATCGGTATTCCATTCTTCTTTTAAATAAGAATACAATGCTTGAATTGTAACACCATCAGATGTTAATTGATCATATTCAGCTAGACTTATGGTTCTTGTTGCAGTATCTATCCAAATATTTCCATCTTCTCCAAGTTTTTCGCGAGTTGAAGATCTTACTAATCCATCAGGATCTATAATTTTTGCCATATGCAATCCTTAATGTAATATTCTTCCTTTAAATAAATATAAATTTAATTGTACTCAAGAACTTGACAATCAGCTAAAGTATCAGGTATTTCACCTGAACCAGTTGATATTTTAATTGAGTTGGTTTGTGTTGAAAAACGCTCAACTTTCCAAGAATTCGTATCTCCAAAAACATCATATCGAATAATATCATTATCGAGGAATTCATAAAAATTATAAATTGATCTTATAATTTTCGGAATCTGTGGTTTATTTTTAATATAATCTCTTGCTGTTTCGTCTTCTTGATTCCAATCAGCTGGGACCTGATGTATATCGCCTGATACTGCATCATCAATATCTTGAACGATTCTTTCTAAAAGAGTTAAGTTGGAACTTAACTCTAATATAGTTTTATATTTAGTATCATTGAAATCATCTTCGGTCAACGATTCACTATACATTAAATTTATTCTAGCTTTAACTTCATTAGCTAAAGCTTCTCTAAGGTCTACCAATTCCTGGGTGTTTGCTTCGGCTGTTGCCCGAACAACAGCTATTTCAGCAATAATATCCTCTGGATCAACATCACCATCTTCATATTCAATATCTTCTAGAGCTTGAATTAATGAAGCTAATTTGCTTAAATCTTTTTCAATTTCCTTTTGAAAGACTTTCGCCTGAGCAGCTAATGAACTATTGATATTTGAATCAACATATTTCTTATTCTTCTCAGCTACTAGTTCTATCAATTCATTAATATCACCAGTAAAATTAGCCATCATCTTCCTCTGCATCTTCTAGAGCTTGAACTCGTTCATCCAAAGAATTTAATAAATCAATAATGTTATTAAATTGATCCTCGATATTGGATAAAGCTAAATCAATTTCGTCTTTTAAATAATAAGGTAAAAGGCCATCTGTATTACCATCTGAATAAATTTTTTCAACATTAAGGAGAATTTGATCCTTGTTGGTTTTAAAACCAACAAGGTCGTTATGATTCGATATCGAAATACCTTCCTGCATTAATTCTCCTTATTTTTATTTATTTTCCCAAGTAATAGTATCCAATCTATTATTATCATTATATGTAAATGATTTAGTAGCTACATTATTATCATCTGGATCATAATAATCAATAGCTGTCAATAAATCATCTGTATTGTAACTATAGACTGTGTAATAATTATTACCAAAAGTTATTTTATCTATCTTATCAGTCTCAGTATCATCTTCAACGACATATTTTGTCTCAGTAATGTCTTCTTCTTCTAAAATTTTGTCTAGTCTAATTGGTCTTTGAACTGCCTGGATAGAAATAAATTCTACTCCTGTCGCGTCAGAGTTCAATTGCACTAAATAATTTTCATGATCAGTAACATCATCAACATCATATAAATCAATAAATTTCTTAGGCAATGCATCTATATTTGCTTGCAATGAATCATCCGCTGATTTTCTTGCAGAAACTTCATCATTGATACTTGATTGTAATGCGTCATCCGCATCATTTCTGGCTGTTGCTTCATCACTAATTTTAGTATCCAAAGCGTCATCAGCATCTTGTCTATCAGTAATTTCATCATCTATTTTAGAGTTAAGATTATTATCTCCATTGATTCTTGAAGTTTCTTCAGAATCAATTCTAGATGAATTATTATCGATATTATCTTGTAATTCTGATTTAGTATCACCTAACTTAGTCTCAATATCTGATTTATTATCATCAATTATAGTTTTAATCTCTTTAAAACTATTTGCTGTATCATCAGCGTCTTTTAATATTTCATTAACTTCAGTTTCAAGTGTCCCAACTCTATCTTTAGTATTATTTAAATCAGATTTTATCGCTGATGTTTCGTCAGTAATTCTAGTATCAAGTGTTTCATCAGCGTCTTGTCTATCCTGGATTTCTTTAGAAATATTATCGGCGTTTGTAGATATTGCTGTAGAGTTATCTTGAACTCTAGTATCAATAGAAGTTATATTGTCTTCGATTGTCCCGAATCTATTTTTATAAGCTGTATCTAGATCTTCAACAGTATCAAATCCAGTTACATCTTTTAGTACAGCTGGGTTTTCTGTAGTATAATCCTCATTCAACGTCAAGAATTTATTGAAATGATCAATTCTATTATTAATTTCATTAGCTATTGCTAAATCATTAGCTTCTATTGATTCTGCCTGTTCAGCATTAACATTCTCAACCGCAGTAATACTATCTTGTAAACTATTATCTCTATTGATTCTTGCAGCAGCTTCGTCATCTATTTTAGAATTTATTTCATCTTGAGTGTTTTGGAACTCTTCTTTAAAATCATCAAGAGCATCATGTAATTCACTATCTCCAAGTAGTCTAGCGGATACTTCAGCTTGAATTGAATTCTTATTTGAATTAATCCCATCGGTTAAATCAGTTACTTCATTATCAATTCTGGTAGTAATATTTGTATAATTTCCATTAATTATATCAAGAAGATCTTTTAGATTTTTAACATCATCCGGTAACCCATCAATTAGAGCACCGTAATTTGCTTCTTGTGTACTCATTCTTGTATATAATTCGGAAACATTAGTTTGGGTGTTACTTAACTCATTTGAAATTATATTATCAGCTTCTATCCTAGCTCTTTGCTCGTCACCAATTGAAGCCAATAACTCATTTTCTTTATCTTGTGCTCTTGTTGTTTCAGTAGTGATCGTTGAAATTATATCAGCTTCACTTGATAATCTATCTTGTTTTTCAGTATTAATTAAATCAGTTGCTGATACAAGGCTAGCATCTATTTTAGTAATTAAATCTTGAACAGATGTGTTAAGTTCATTTCTAACTCTACTGAATTCTTCTATATTCTTTTGAGCTTCTTCAAGAACTTTTGAATTCAATGATCCAATTTTACCGTCTAAAATACCATCGGCTTGTGTTCTTAACTGAGCTTCATTTTCAACTAAAGTTGTTAAATTTTCTTCTATTGAATGCAACCCTTCTAGAAGTTCGGCTGTTGGATTAGCGTCTGGATTTTCATTTAAATATTTTACAATATCTAAAACTGCTTGGAGGTTTTCAAGATCTATTTCACTTTCACTTGATAGAATACTTTGAATTGTAGCGTTCTGTGCTTGGATTAATTTTTTAAGATCGGCATCACCTTTGGCTCTTGCTTGTGTTTCATTAGCGATAGCTATTTCAATATTAGTAACAACTTCTGTTCTTTCTTGAACTTCTCTATTGATTGAATTAGTAAGATCAGATATGCTATTTAATCTGTCGGCTTGCTCAGTACTTAGAGCGGTATTAAAATTATTTAGTTTAAGATCAACGTTATCTTTAAAAGCATTGAAATCAGCTTCTCTTGAAGCATCTCCATCTTCACGCACCTGTGTTTCAATAGCTAAGTCGCTTGTCAATTTACTTACTGAATCAGTTAGATTTGACTCAAGAATTCTTAATTCTGAACTCAATTCTGCTCTTAATTCAGGTAATTTATTATCTACAATTCTAATTTTAGAATCTAAGTTCAAGTCAGCTGTCTCTCTAGCCTGTATTTCGGTTTGAATATCTTTAGAATAAGCTCTTTGAGTATTTTTAATTTCATCAAGAGATGTATTGATTAAGTTGATTTTTAACTCGATATTGTCATCGAAATCTATTTTAAATTTATTGAGTTCAGTTCTGACTGACTCAATAGTATCATAAACTTTAGATAGACTAACTTTCGAAGGATCCAGAATACCAATAAAATTATTAAAATCAGTCAATAATTTATTAAGAATCACTTGAATTCCATTGTCACCTGCGAGTCTTGCGTCAGCTTCTGATTTAATATTATCAAGAAGTGTTTCTTTGAATGTAGTTACGATATCATCCAGATTTTTAAAATCTAGAGTTAATTTAGTAATATCTTTTGTAAATTTATCTTTAGACTCATTAATTGTATTAAAAACATTTAAATATCTGGCATTTAATGAATCAACAGCATCTTGTATATTAGTATTATCTCCAGAACCTACTGCAATTTGAAGCCTATTAACATCTTCAGCTAATTTATTAGCCAGATTAGTTATTTCTTGAACCCTCGTTTGACGAATACTTGACTCTAATTGAATCAATTGATTTAGATTTGAATCGCCTTGTTCTCTTAAAGTAGATTCAGTTCTAAGATTTCCATTTTGAATTGATTTATTGAGTTCAATATCACTCTTTACATTAACAAGTTCATTATTTATTGTATCAAACATAAGCTTGATTTCTTGAACAATTGCTTTATCATACTTCTCAATTGCTCTTGATAATCTTTGGCTAAGTAATTCAATATCTGTTCTTAGGGTTGTATTATCAATATTATCTCTAATTTTTTGAAGCTCGACATTCATTTTAGTCAAAAGAGTCTCATCAGATTTAATTCTAACTTCTTGCTCAACTTGAATAAGTTCATCAAGAACTCTAGGGAATTCATTTAGTTGAGTACTAAGTTTATTAATTTCTGAATTCATTAATTGGATTTTAGAATTAACATCTGTTGTGTAATCTACCCAAGCGTTTAAAATAGCATTATCATGTGATTTTCTATCTTGAGTTTCCATATCTAGACGCCCACTGATATTCGAAAGCTCAGAAACCAAAAGAGTTTTATTAGCAATGAGTTCATTTTGAACATTTGACTCTAAATCCGAAAATTTAGAACTAGCTTGCGTGAGATTACTTACTGCTTCTTGTAATTCTATAGTTAAATTATTAATATCTGTTTGAATCCCATCAACTTGATCTTGGAATGCAATTATTACATTACCATCTTCAGTCATATCGATTGAGTTAATTGCTTGAAGTTTCGATGTTAAATCAGATGTGCTAAGCATTAGACTACTTAGCATCTCACCAGCATCACGAACTTCATTCTCAATTAACTTAATTTTGCCCTCGAATTCTGTTTTAAGAATATCAAGAGTATTTTTAAGGTTAGTATCCTGGATTTTAAAAAGATTGCCTTGGGAATTTAACTTTTTTTCTATACTATTAAATGTTTCAGTTAATTTTGACTCGATTGTAGAAATATCTGTTCTAACTTCATCAATCTGAGTAGCTCTTGTATTTCTTTCAATTGATAATAAATTATAAACTTCTTTATTTTCAAGAGAACTATTCAAAAGACTTTCGAAAAGATTTAGACTTCTTTTTACATTCTCTTGGTTGAATTTGAACTCTTGTTTTACCAATTCCAAGTCATCTTCAGTTGCTTGGAAATCATTTCTAGCTGAATTGAGTTCTTCACGAACTCTGTTTATTTCTAACTCTAATTGAGATTTTACATCAGCGATAAAATCTTTATTATCATTTAAATCAAGGATTGCTTTAGCAACTTTAAGATTGATTATTTCTTCAGCAGTATCTCTAGTCAAAGCTTGAGCATTATTTAGCGTAAGCATTACTAGATTTTGAATTTCCTGCACTGACATCATACCAGATGCTCTGGCAATTTCTTGAACTTTAGCCTCTATTTCATCAGCCGTTAATATTCCACTTCTGGTAATTAAATAATCTATATAATTTTTTAAATCTTCAATAGTCATCGAGCTAACAGATTGGTCAAGGTATGCATCACCTGATGAATCTGTCTGTGTATCATTTCCATAATCTTCTATACTATTATCAAAATCTGCCATATCTGGTCATCTCCTATTCTAAGTTGTAATATCTATATGAATTGAATTATAATCATATGAAAAATAATTCGGTACGAAATTTAACATATGATCTAAGTCTAAATTTTCATTAATCAATGCAAAAATTTCATCAGCTGAGTTAATTTTAAACATCTTTGGACTTTTTAATTCTATATTTCTAATTATCGAATTATATTTTCCGTATAAAAAAGTCTCGAGTTCAGTCTCAAAAAACTCAACTTTGAAACCTTCATAGTCTTTTAAATAATTTACAATGTCTAATTTTACTTCTATCTCAAAATCAAAAATACTATTGAATTTTGATAAAAGAAGATTTTGCTCATCGATCACTATGCCCAATTCAACATTCATTTTGGGTTTATCCATTACCCCCATAGACGTTTGTTTAAAAATTAGCGGTTGGTAAACCTCAGGTATGTCAATTGTATTATAAAATGCTTGAGCAACACGCGTATTGTACGAAATTCTAGGATACAATGAATCCACCATAAAAAAATTATCAATTAACCTATAAAATTCCAACCAGTCTGTTCTATTAAAAAATTCAATGTCTATGAACGGAACTCTTAATAAGTACGGAACATCTCCTTGGTCTTTAGTGGCCGCCACCAATTCATTAATATCGTTTAATATATCTGCCAATGCATTATCCAAATACGAATATGCATCATCTGACGTATAAACATCAACACCTTCTAGTTCTGGAATATGCTTATAATATTTAAAAAATGTCTGTTTTTTTATTAATTGTGTCCACTCACCGAAAGCATAATATGTTGTAATAAAAGCACCGTCTTCATTATAAACATCTAGACGAACATCTCTAAGGATGTCTCTAATAATACAATACGTATCTGTGTATCTAGTATTAACTTCATATTTATAATTATTACCAAAGTCTAGAGTGCAGTTGAACACAGAACTTTTAAAATTATAAGTAGTTCCTGATTTAGCACCATCTTTAATGGTTATATATGTTTTTCTGGCACTGAAGTCATATTGAATACTTAGGCTTACTAAATATTCAATTGATGTTTCTTTCGGTGTCCCAGCAGGAGAAGTTAAAGTTAATATTACATCTGGATTGACAATATATCCCTCAGTTTCATTAGTATTTACTCTTTTAAAATAAAAGGGAGATATTAATTCTTTTCCATTGTAATCGTATTTTGGATAGAACGGATCATTTGCTATAATATACTCTTGAATATTTATTGAGGTTGTGTCAATAATAATATCTTGCGATTTTAATACATTAAATAAAAATATATATGATTTTGCATCTATAAATTTCGCATCGACAAAAGGCTCAACTCCATTATAAGCAAATGATTTCTCATAATCATTTTCGGTTATAATTGAATTTCGTGTTGATATTTTATCAAATATATTTCTACGAATATCTTTAACATCTTGAATATTCTGACCACCAGTTCCGCCAGCAATAGATAATCCATTAATATTTCCAGTGTAAGATTGAATTTTATTATCTAGATTGAATTCTTGGATAATTATATCTTCAACTAGAAATTCCATGTTTGGTAAATTTCCTTGCTCACCTAGCGTTAATTGACTCTCAATTATTATTTCAGAATCTGGTTGCAAAAGCATTCCATTAATACCATTACCAGTCGTTAATCTTAATGAAGTTGGCTGGATATCTAAAAATAAGTCAAGATCATATCTAGAAGATCCATAATTATAATATTTTATATCAAAATCTTTGAGTTCAAATAAACTCATTATGTCTTCTGAGTTTTGATTTTGCAATTCGAATAATTTAATTGGATTATTTTTTGGATCTGGATTATACCATGCATTTAATTTCTTAAACATTTTATAATCTTGAATTGTAACACTGAAGTTAAAAGTCTCCCCGACATCATATTTTGGGACTATAAATTTATAAAATGTTCTTTGATACTGTCTAACATTATTATAATTTATTAGATTTACTGTCGTTCCTGGGGAGTTGGGATTCTGAGTATTAATGACAGTCAATTCCTGTTTACCATTAATCTCACTCCAAGTATACGCTATAATATTATTCTGACTTATTTCAATAATTATTTCATCTTCGATTATAAAAGGGATTCCTTCTCTTGATGTAAATTCTTTATTCTTTGGAATAATGTATTTTAAGTACTTAATTTCACTGAGGTTAATCTCAGGTATAATAAAACTAACTCCGAAAGTCGCTGGCTTCGCCAATTCGATTTCTGTATCGTATATTGTGCTATGGAAAAGAAGACTTTTAAAATCCTCAGCCAATCCTATATTCATTTCTTTAAAAATTTTAGTATAGTACTGATAAGTATCGAATTTTAAATTAGCTATATAGTTAGTAATAACTCCAAGCGTCCCCGATTTAAGAAGAGTTGGGTTCGTAACTTTCATATTTATACGAACGATATCTTCATATTTATCAAGAGTTTGATTAAATGTAGATTGCATTATTACTCGTTTCCTTTTTATTTTTTAGTATAGGCGTTTGCCTCAAGATCAAGTATTTCCCTTTTAAATGATGTTGCTAAAACACCAGGATCATTATAAACTTGCTCAGTTCCATCATAAAATTTATAAAACATATCTGCACCTTTATAAGATAAATTCAGTACAGTCATTTTTGACTGACTTCTATTACCAATGAGTTGTTTTAATGGATTATTGACTGGCATTACTCCCATGATTTTTATAAGGAGTTGTATATCTGTTGTAAATGGTTTAAAGACTGCAATCCAAATAGCATTAGCATAAGGAACATCTATAAAATAATCACTATTGAGTTTTTGAGTACTGCAATTTAAAATATTAGATTTATTATTAAGTGCTCCTGTTTTAGCAAGAGTGATATATTTATTCCATGCTTCATGATATCGCATAACATCCATATTTATATTTTCAATATAACTTACAGTGAAATCTGACACAAAGTAATCTCTTGCCGCCACGAAACTATTTCTAAGTCTACTTGATACAGTAATATATTCTTTAGTAATATCTGGAAGATCTATATCTGTTGCTAAAATTGGAAATGTTTTTTTTAAATCGAAATTTGTGTCTGGGAGCTGACTTAGTGTTAAACTATCTCCACTTTTATGTTCTTTCATATAGGCTAAATAATCGTCGTACCAAGTTCCATGTTGCATAAAAACCATATAGAATCCATTAATATGTGGGCTGTATGAATATCTAATACCGGTTGTAATATTTTTATGCCAATTAAATAAAATATTTTTTACGTTTTCTGTTTGACTATACTGTTCTGCTAATTGCATAATTTGAGTATCAACTGCTTCATTCCAAGTTCCTCGAAGATCGAGATTCAAATTATCTAAATTTGGTGCAATATCTGTCATCACTTTCCTTTATATTGAAATAACAGCTCTTTGTTTTTGCCCCTCCTAAAAAATTAGAATTACTTAATTTAGTATATAAATAATTATATTGAACTTACATCGGGTAAGTTCTTTAAGGTTGCCCAAAATAGGCTAATTTTTTTTATTTTTTAAAGGAGAAAAGATGAAAATCCTCACATTGAAAACTGAGGTCGATTACACAAGACAACCCTTCCAAGGGGTGTCTTGTCAGGGGGTTGAGATAAAAATCTACAACCCCCAGTCTAAAAAGATTAGAGTTGTAGTAAAATATGAACAACTCCCGTACGAGGGTTATTTATGTGGTGGTATTAATCTACCACTAATTGGTGAAGACAATATAGATTATGAGGATATTATAATCCATATTGTGAAAGCTCTTCGCGAGCTTTCGTACTTCCAGGAAGGGATTAAAGTCTTTGACTTTGATCCCAAGAGATCAAGATTAACAGAAATTTAAGGGGGGATAAAAATGGGAAATAAAAATAAAGAGATAATATTAGCATTGACTGGCATTATAATAATGCCAGTCATTATTTTCATAATAATTAATACTGTTATGAAAACTGACAAAGTTAGTGTTGTTGAGGGTAGAGAAATCTGCTCTCATGATTTTTTGTATATAGCTGTATTAAATACAGGAATGGCCCCTATATTCGATAAAAAGACCGGATTGCCGAAAAGATGTAAGAATTCGGTTAAAAAATGAAAAAAGGATCTGTGTTTTACGCAGATCCTAAAACAACTATTTTTTATATTTAAAAAAAGGGGATAAAAATGGGAAATAAAAATAAAGTGTTCGGTTTAGAACACAACCCAAAAGCAAGATTAATGCCAAAAATGTTCGGTATGGATCATACTCCAGATAATTTTAGATCTTCAGTTTATATTGAGACTGAAGAACAAGATGCTCTAGCAACATTTAAATTCGATCTAATTCATCGAGATGATGGTCCTGCTTGGATTGATGAAATGTCTAAAGAGTATTATCAATTTGGATATAGGCATCATCGATTTACACCAGCTGTTATTGAATGGAATACATCTGCTGGTTATGCTTATTTAAAAAAACAAGCTAGATTTCTATTTGGTGATTTACATGCACCAGTCGATAATAAACCAGCTTTAATTTTTTATTACCCAGACGGAGTAATAAAAACTAAAAGATTTGCTCAATTTAATCTATGTCATCGAAAAGATGGGCCAGCTGTAATTGAGTATGATTATCAAGGAGAAATAAATTCGGAAAATTATTATCAGTTTGGTTTAGAACATAGAGATTCAGGACCGTCTAGAATTTTCGCAAATGGTTTCGAAAAAACAATAAGATTTGCTCAATTTGATTACACACATAGAGAAAATGGCCCAGCTATAGTTAATCAAGAAGGTGATGAAATAATATTTTACTCTTATATAAAATTCTATTGTTTGCATTCGGATATTGATACAGTATCAAGATCATCAATATTGACTTCATCTAAAGGTTTTAAAAGGGAAGAATATTTTAGATTTGATAAATATCACCGATTAAATGGGCCAGCTTTTATCACTGAATCTAAAACACAGGATGATTGTATATCAACTGTAGAAAAATATTATAAAATGGGTGTGTATTCAAGAATAGATGGTCCGGCGGTAATCAATGTCGTCAGGAGGTTTAATGAACCTCCTCAAGATCTGTTCTATATTGCTGGTGAAAATTTTACTCAACATGAGTTCTATAAATTATCATTCGAAGAACGACAAGAGTTGGAGCGAGTTAAAATGATTGAACTCGTGAAGAGATACCTAATTGATGATTTTGCAGCTAATTGTTTACATAATATATTAGTACCTAAAAATTTAGTTGAAATTGATATATTTGATAAAAATAAATATCCTACCAGAAATGATGTTGTTAATTTACACGATGATTATGAGACTACATTGATTGAATCATCAGGGAATTATCCAGATATTGATGGATATACTTTTAAGACAATTTGGAAGTTTAAAATGTTTAAACTTCACTCAGATGATGGACCAGCTTATGAAAGAATCATATACAATTCATCTGGAAAAGAGTTCCAAAGAACTCAAATATGGATACAATTTGGAAAAATTCATCGAGAAGATGGTCCTGCAATTATCATCGAAAATGATTCCAATAAAACATCACTGTTTTTAAAATTTGGGTATCTACATCGAGATAATGGGCCAGCTCTGGTAAAACATAGTGAATTTGAAAGTACGATAGAATATTATCAATTTAATCATTTACATCGCAATGGGGACTTACCAGCATCAATTTATCGTCGGTTGGATGAAAATGGTAATGAAATATACTATCGTAAAAAATATTGGCAATTTGGCAAATTGCATAGAAAAAATGATCCGGCTGTAATTATAAAAGATTCATCCAGCCCAAATGTTGTGAAAAAAACAGAAAGGTTTTATTATCATAACATTATTCATAATGAGGACGGGCCGGCTGAAATTATTACTCAAACATCAACTTCGTTAAGTCCACTTGAGAAATATAATAATATTATTTTTAAAAAAATAACTTATTGTAGATTTGGGTACTTGCATCGTGATAGCGGGCCAGCTAAGTGCAGTCAAAAAAATATAGTTTTAAATGACGGATCTGTAAAATCTATAAAGAAATCAACTTATTGTCAATTTGGCGAAATTCATCGAGATGAAGGGCCAGCGGAAAATTTAGAAATTAAATATAAAGATAAGGAGAAAAGAATTTCGATATTTAAGAAATTCAATAAAATCCACAGAGACTTCGGCTCAGCAATTATAAATACTGAAAGACCTCTCAATAAATATTATTTAATGGGTTGCCTTATAACTCAAAATAATATTTTTGATCATCTTGAATCAATTAGTAGGTATTATGAAATATTAATGAGACCTCGCCCCAAATATTTTCATGATATGTTACTTAATGATTCATCTCCAGATGAAAATATATTATTATAAAAGGAAAAACATGCTTCAAAAATTAAAAGAAGAAAGATATTTCGGAGTGCTTCATAATGTAAATGATGCAGAGCCAGCTGTTATTTATAATAATGGAGATACCCAGTTTTATAAATATGGAATTAAACACAATCCTAACTATCCATCAATTACTGTTAATAATGATTTAATAAACCGAATAACAGTTAATGGTTCGTGTATCATTGAGAAAAAATTTGATTTTGGTTTTATAACTGAAATAAGAAATTATGCAACTTTTAAAAAATATAAAGTTGGTCAACCTATGGAGGTAAAAATACATAATGATGACGAAACTATTTCGATTTTTCATAGATTTGGTTTCAAGCATAAAGAAAATGCGCCGGCCGAAATTCGAAACTATCATGGGAGATTTTCAGGCATGAAAAAAATATGGTATAAATTTGATATTTTGCATCGAGATGATGGTCCTGCTGTTATTACAAAAAATTTAAATACAGAAACAGGGACCGTTGAAAAATTTATTAAGTTTGGGAATCCTCATAGATCCCATCTTATTGGGCCAGCGCTTATTGATACTGATATGGAAACTAGTAATAAAAATGTTATATCTTATCTTGAATTTAATTTGTGTCACAACACAATCGGGCCGGCAGATATTACATTTTTTAATAAATTCAATAATATGTATAAACTTATTGAAATTGATGGCCCAAAATTAAAAATACTGGATAAAGATAAGTTGGCATATATTGCTGATTATAGACAATTTGGTATTTTGCATCGAGAAGATGGTCCTGCTATTGTCTTGAATGAAACAACAGATACTAATTTCTTTATACCGGAAAAAAGATTCTTTTTATTTGGGCAATCAATCGAAGAATCTGTTTACAAAAAGCTTGGTGCAGAAAGACTAATTGCTGAAAACAGTAGTATTATTGAAAAAACCGTAAGATATGGCATACATCATCTAGATATATTTTTAAATTTGGAATTTGGATGTTCATTTAAAAATGTTTTTGGTAGAATTCATTGTAGTGATGGGCCAGCAGTTATTGGAGAATCAATATCTGATATTGACGGAAGTCATTATAAATTTACTTTAAAAGTCTGGAGGCAATTTGGTAGAATGCATCGAGAAGATGGTCCTGCTTTTTTATTACAGGATGAGTTTGGTAGAGTTATTCGAGAGGAATATTTTCAATTTGGTCAAAGACATCGGGACAGCGGACCAGCTATAGTTGAAAATTATTTCGACGAAAAGCTAGATGTGACTGAAGAATTTAAAATGAAACAAGCTTCGTTTTACCAATTTGATTATTTGCATAATGATGATGGTCCAGCAATTATTGAGTTTGATAAAAATGGTTGTAAAATAAAAGAAGATTATTATCAATTTAATAAATATCATCGAGAGGATGGACCAGCTATAATTGAGTATTTTTCAGACGGTCGTGTATCAAAAGAGTACTATTATCAATTTGGATACTTACATAGTCAAAGTAAATATGGTTGGGGTCCAAGTGTAAAAATATTTAAGAAGACAGAAACAGATGAGTATCATTTAGTGAAAATTGAATATCATTGTTTGGATATGATACATAACGAGTATGGACCTGCGAGAGTATATTACAATCCTGACGGTAGTATTCGAAAACAGATATGGTTTAAGTATGGGCACAAACATCGATTGGATGGGCCTGCCTGGGTCAAGCGAAACACTGATGGGAGAATTATTCTTAAAAAATATTTTATTATGAATAACTTACATCGATTGGACGGACCTGCGATTATAGAAAGCTCAGGCTATTATCAAGAATGGTGTTTATTCGGACAAAGAATATTTAAATCGGCTGGTTGTTGTATTGGTGGTCCTAGAATGGATCAAGAAATTATTGACGAAATCCGAAAGTATTTTGGGGCAATTGGACGGGATATTCCACCAGAACTCCAAAAAGAAATTAAAAAAAAAGAACGAGAGTTTCAGTTCCAAAGAACTCAAGAGCAAAATATTTTAATTAATTTAAGTCAAGATGATAAAGGGGAGACATTATGAAATTATGGAAATTGAAATTTAAAAATATAACTGAAGATCAGATTGAGTTATTTGACCTCGGTTTAGATAAACCTGAATTTAATTCAGGTGAAGTCTTTGAAGTTGCAACATACATTGATGATAATATACAGGCATATATTGTTGAGCTTCATGTTGTAATTGCCGGTCAAAAAAAGATTGTAAAATCTTGGGATGGTTTACCTTTTGTATATTGGTGTGACCAAAAAACTGAGTTCGAATTAAACTCGTTTGAAATAAGACAACGGGTGAAAAAGCATCCAGAAGGAATTAAAAGAGTTCCAAAGAACTCTAAGGTTTATCTTGGAAGTTTTGATATCAATAATATAATTGAGGAGGATATATGAGATATTTAGTAACTCAACCTAAAGAAGGAATTTTCAATCATTTAAGATCTAAGAACCAGAATGGTGGGCGAGCTAGTTCAAACAATAGTTATTTTGGTATTTTGCATACACCTGTTGCAATGATTGATCCAGAAGTAAATAACATGAAAAATTTAGAGGCGGCATCAAAGATAACATTTACATATACTGAACCACTGGAGGCGAATGATGATACTATGCATTTCGAAACAAGAAGAGATTTTTCTTTTTTTAAGGCAGGTATTCAACATAATGTAATTACTCCGAATTATTTTATGAATGCAAAAACAGATGGTCATTTTCACATTTCGATGGAATCTTTTGAGTACGGAATTCGTCATAATATATCTTTGGCTAGTCAGGTTACCAACAGTATTCGAAAATACAACATCTCTGTATATGAAAGTTATCAAGGTCGAGGAATTACGAAAGAATCTAGACACTTTCGTTTTGGTAAACTGCATTCGGAATTAGATCTCCCAGCTGTAAAATATGAAATGCATACAACAAGAAGAGATAAATTGAATAGAACATTTAATTTTACTTGGAATCAGTTTGGTTTGACTCATAGGGATTCCGAACCTGCGAAAATCAATATTATTGAAAAAGATGCAACATTGACTGGAATAGATTATGATAAAAATACATCTAGGACTTTGGAGTTTTATCAATTTGGATTCAGACATAATGAAAATGGTCCTGCGAGAATTAAATACAATAAAAATGATGATGTGCCTGCTGATGAAATATATTTTCTTTTTGGCACGCAATTACCAAAAAAAGAATTCGATAGATTAATTGTATTGCCAGAATTGGGTGAAAAAGTTTACGAGCGCCAAAAAGGAAAACATACTAAAAAAACAACATACTGCACTTTTAACGGTAAAAAACACCGGAATTCAGCTTTGACTCCAGCTGTTATTGAAATAGGTCCATCAGGAAAAACTATTTTGGAACAGTATTATAAATTTGGGCTTTTACATCGTGAGAGTGAACACATCCCAGCAGTTAAAAAATATTTTGATAGTGGTTGTAAAAAAGAAACTATATGTTATAGTTTCGGTATAAAACATGGACATCATTTAAAATATAAATATATTAGTGATTCACAAAGTGTTCTAGCATATAAATGCATATATTCATTCGGTTTAAAGCACCGTGAAATTGGACCAGCGGAATTGTTTTATTTCGATAGTCTGTGTGATGATGGGCTTGTTAATATGAGGTTAAAAAAATATTATAAAATGGGATTGCTGCATCGAGATGATGGTCCGGCAGTAATTATATATAGCAAACCCGGTGTATTATATAAAGAAGTATATTACAACATGGGTAAAAAACATCGGTTGGATGGGCCTGCGTACATTAAATATAATGATGAAAGAGTGCCAGTCGACTGGCACTATATTATATTTGGTGATCATATTACAAAAGATTTTTTAAAAGTTCCTAAAAATTTAGAAGATCTTAAACGATTATATTCTGACGAGAATATTTTAATCCCAGAAGAGATTCAAATATGGGTCAATGAAGTTGAAAAAGAAAGGAGAGACAATGCCGCAACTAGGGAGTCAAATACTACAACAGATAGTTCATCAGAAGAAATTCTATAATGATTCATTTAAATTTGGTGAGCAGCCTAAAATAAGCATGGATCCAATCAAGGCTGCGTTTGAAAAGATTTCAATAATTTCAAAAACTATAGAAAATCATTCTTTTAATATATCTGCCAACTTAATGAGTTTTGATATATATAAATCAAATACTCTTCATTGTGATAATGGGCCGGCACAAGTTACTTTTATAACTGGTAATTATCACCAAGAAAAAATCGATCGGTTCGATTATTCGTACAGGAAAAACGGTAAAATACATAATGATAATGGATTGCCAGTTGAATACCTAGGTAATTATTATTATGATGAAGATAAATATTTTTATACAACAATTGATATCTATAGACAATTTGGTATTTTGCATCGAGAAGATGGTCCTGCTTATATCAAACGACATATGGATTTATCAACCGGTAAAGTTCATATTTTTGAAGAAAATTTCTATGCTTTCGATAATGAGTACAATAAAGATGAATTCAATGATCTTCAATTGAGTCCAAAAGAACTCGAAGTCATTCAAAATCTCGAAGAAAAAATGGGGGTTATTTTAAAGGAACATGAGAATGACTTTTTCGATTGGCCTGATGATCTTCCAGTTCTACCAAAAGAACTTATCAAAAAATTTAATTTAAGTCAAAAAGAACATTCAATAGCTCAATTACCAATAGTTTATCAAAATAATCATAAAAGAAAATTGATGCAATATGGGTATAGATCAACTGATGGTGGATTCATAGGGCATGATAATACCAATGATCTAACAGAAATCAGAATCGTTGGATCAAACGACGATATAAAAATAATGTTAAAATATAAATATATGGGATCATTGCATCGTAAAGATAGGCCTGCGCTTATTGTTCATAAAGCAAAGGAAAATGATAAATTATTAGATGATTGTATTAATTTAAAAGAAGAGTATTATCAATACGGTTTTAATCATAGAGAAAATGGGCCGGCGATTACACATAGATTTCATTCAGGTAATTTAAAATTGCAAGAATATAGAAGGCATAATTTATTACATAGGAGTGATGGACCAGCAAGAATTAAATATCATGATAATGAAAATAATTCAATAAAACTGGAAGAATTTTATTATCTTGATCAGTTGCATAATTTAGATAAACCAGCTCGTATTAAATATAATATTAACGGTATGATCCGAGAGAAAAAATGGTTCATTCATGGACAAGAAATAAATACAAAATTTCTTAAAAAATATGGAGTGAATTATTTAAAAAATTATTATGCCAGATTAGGATACAAACTCCCACCTGATTTAATAAAAGTTGTGGAGAATCTTGGTTTTTATATACATATGTCAAATGAGACTCAGTTTCAGGATTTAATTGACATTGATCTCATTTAACTTGCATTTAGAATTACTCAAGTAAGTATATAAATAATTATATTGAACCTCAATCGGGAGGTTCTTCATGTTGCCTACAACAGGCTATTTTTTTATTTTTTAAAGGAGAAAAGATGAAAGAATTAATTCAAAGAGGGTTGATAGTTGAGCTATCAAAAGGTGTTGCTAAAATTAGCACCAATGATGGGACAACTGTAACCATCAAAAAAGGATCTATGGCAGGTAGATTCTATGAAGCTTCAGGTAGATTAGCCTCTTTAGGCATTACAATGGATGAATTAAAGGAGATCTTATGTCTTCTTTAATTTCGTCAGAGGCTATAGCCTCATTGGTATTAGTGGCTAAAGAAGCCAATATGGTTCTGGATAGATCTAAAGTAAAAACGAGTGTAAACTCGGCTTTACAAGATCTTGTAAAGAATTTTGGTCTTAGAAGATTGACTCAGGAAGCTGCTGGCGGACCTGGAGCTCCTGTTCATTATTATGATCGAGACGAGTTGATCTTCGCGGCTATTGATAAACTATCTTCACGCCCTGTAGAGTCTAAATGGACTCTACAAAAAGAAGTTCTTTATAGAACTTTACATGGGGTTTGTGAATTAAGTTCAACATGCCTTATGGAGGTAGGTGAGCTTAAGGAGCTCAAGAAGATAGAAAAGCTTTTAGACAAAAGCCCATTTGCGAAAATAGCATCGGCTTTTGTCTTTGAAAGAAAATATCCTGGGACTAATAAAGTGTCTCATGTATTTTCTGTAGAGGGAGCTGCTTTGGTTGTTTATGCAACTCAAAGTGGTAAAAAATATAATATTAATTTCGGGAGTAAGTATAATATTATCTCCTGGATAATTAAAAGAATTTACAAAAGGAGAAAGGATGAATAAGTTCAAAACTGATGATAGCATCGTGAACCTATGCTATCATCCGGTGACTGTAAAGCTTTCAGATGGTATATACCATTGGGAGCCGTGTGGCAAAAGCCACCAGGTTCGGGTTAAGTATAAAAAAGTCCTAGTGGATGAAAAAGGGGATTTTTTTGAAAAGGTTCCAGAGAGCTTCGAAAACTTTCCAAAGTTTTCGTGGTATCCAAAGGATACCCGTTTCATAGTGTCCAAAAAAACACTGGATGCTATATGTGAATTGTTGCCTCACCTGGCGTCTAAATTCATTGCGCCAGGTGATCAAAGACCAAACGCAGATAGCAAAGTAACTATCTGCGAAGGATTCCAAATATGCAAAGGAGTCAAGGTATGCAAATAAATTTCTTAAGGGTCATGAAAGAGTATTATTCTACACGGCCTTTTTATATATTTTTAGCAGAGTATTATATTGGGTTGATTGCGTTTTTTATTTTTATAGAAGGACTAAATTTTTTTTATGTTGCTCTATTTTCAATAAAAGAATACAGTTCTTTTATGATGCATTTAGATATTGTATTAGTTGCAATGTTTCTAATTTCTCTTGGGGTTTTTGGGGTAGTTTATATACTAAGCTCCCTAAAAAATATAACGAACTTTTATTTTTTACTACAGTTTTTAGCCACAGATTCGGATAATGAACCTGAATCTGTTTATAGATCTGACAATCTGTTTGTGGTATTGACATTAGGTTTGATAATTCAGTGCACTGTTTTTTTAATTGCAAATCCTGGGTCGTTTGAAATCTTAGAAAAGATTTATATCCCTTACGAAAAACTTCCAGTTTATGTTGTTGAAGAAAAGACAATCACTAAGATTAAAAATACTGGGATTGATTTAAATTCGACAAAATATACTTTTACTAAAGAGCAGAATCTTTCGAGTGGTTATATAAATATAATTCAAAAAAAGAAAGTTCAAAAAAGAGGATTCAAAAAAATATTTGAGGAGTTTGAAGTCGTTTCAAAATATTTTGAATTTTTATCAGTATGGTCCCTATTGATGTTTATCATGATGTTAATTCATCATCATTTTAGTACTAGATTTATAAGGAATTAATGATGCTTCGTAAAATTGAAAATGCTATAGTTCATTGGATGTTTCCGGTACTAATAATTTTTGTGTACTCAATTATATGTAGATTATTAGGTGCAGAAATTCCGGATTATATAATCGTATTTTCGGTTATTATTTATATAATATTGATTTATAGATTCTATAACTGGTTTTTTAAAGAGTATTCTGGTAGAACTTTTGATGACCTGACTCAAAATCCTGATGATATTTTTAATCAAAGTAGTGTAGCAATTAAAATGAAATGCTTAGAAAAAAATCTGACGGAATTATCAAAAAAAGATGATTTTATCAAAAAATTCAATACAAAGATTAAAAATACTCCAAAATTCAATAAAGTCTTCGGACTTTTCAATTCAAATAAAAAAGAAATTTTTATGAATAACGATGTATATCGACTTATGTACGTACATAATATTGTGTCCTTTTATTTTATCCCAACTATACTTCGTCTCACAACATCGAGTTATAATTATTTTGCAGATAATATGGCGACAACTACTGTGGATAAATTGACAAAATTCAATTTTATAACAATAATTACTTTATTAAACTCAGCTTTTATCCTTGGAAAAAGCCTGGTTCCTTTTACTTTAGCAATGGTTGCTCATGATATCATAAAATTTATTATTGTATTAGCTCGTGAAAATTACGAACCATTAAAAATATATCTAAAAATATACGATAAAATGCTTTCTGATTTTGAGTACAAAAAACAATTAGATTTTATTGATAAAAGGGCGTACTATCAATTGGATATTGATGATGAAATGCATAAGAAATTCTTGTAAGAGTTTAGAGGAGAGTTTTAAATTAGGCCACGGCCTAATTTAAAACTCGTTTGAGTTATGTTCCAACATAACTCTTTGAAATATTTAAACAATTATTTTTTTGCTTAGTTTTTTGATTTTTTATGTAAATTGAGGCACAAGAGGGTCTAGAGATAGGCTTAAGCCTATCTCTAGAGAGTTAAAGTCCTTGAATAGTATTACTACTCAATAATTTTTCGTAAACAGCAGCTGAACTATCTGTTCCATAATTGATTGTCTTTAGTAACCCAAGCGCTTTTGATAAAACTGTCGGATTTGTCTCATCCAATGGATGTCCATCAAATCTATATTGAACATTTGGTCTAACTATACTATTATCTGTAATATTAGCATCATACATTGATTTCAAATCAGTTGTTGGAAAAACACCGTCAAAGAAATCAACTTTTATAATATCATCAGCTGACCAAGCTGCGCTCTCCATTTTAGTAACTGGTTTCGTTTGAATAACCATACATGTACCTTTATAATCATTTGCACTAAAAGATACATCTTTTCCAGTTGCCCCACCAGTATATGGATTTATAAAACCTGTCCATAATCTATGGATTCTAAAAATTGGAGCTTTCCAATAGTCTCTATACTGAATACTAAAGTTTCTATCAATAGTTTGTCCAGTAATAAAACTAGAATCTACTCCACCCATTCCCATTACATCCTCTGTCTTTAACTGTCTATCACCTGGAGGAGTATATCCCTCAGCAGCTGACATCAAATAAGTTAAAGCATCAGAAGAATTAATAGTATCACTCGTAAATAATTTACTAGGGAATCCGAAGAATGTATAGAAGAATCCTTTTATATAAGGATGACTTCCTTCTGTTCTTTGACTTCCTCCTAGGTATCTATTTACTTGTGCTTGTCCAACTGGTCCTCCCAGTTGGACTCCATAATCTATACCCATGATTATCCTTTTGATTTATATTTGATTAACCGTATATTTTACTTCCTTGTGCCTGCACTCCATCAGCATATACATCACCATATTTCTTACGCATAGTATTTGCATCTTTCTTCGCTTGCGAAGGATTTATTTGCTGCATAGATTTAGCATTAAAATATTGTCCTATCCCAGCACCTAATCCAGTACCACCACCGACTATAGCACCATGTGTAAGTATATCTTGTGCATCATCAATCCCCTCTCCAGTTGCCAACGCGTAACCCGCCGAACCACCGAGAGTACCGAGAGCACCAAATTTAAGTGCGGCCTTACCAGCATTTTGAACAGGATAATATTGTCCTTGAAGTCTTTCTCTTTCTTCTGGCGATAGACCTTGGTACATTAAAGAAAGATTACCTCTTCTTGTATCCATAATGCTTTCCTCAACTAGTCTATCTACTTTAAGAATTGTATTTTCATTTAATGTTATCATGTTTATTATCCTTTTTATGTTTATAATTAATTATGAAGGTGCCCATATATTTTAGCACCAGACGCACCTATAATTCCAAGTTGAAGCGCAGTTACTGCTGGGTGCGTTTTAGCTTCTTTTTTTTCTTTCTTAGATTTGACTGAAGCTTCCTCAACTAACCTATCAACTTTAAGGAATATATTCTCATGAATTCCAGCTAGATTTTTAGCTATCGAACTATAATAATGACCTATATTATATTTAATGTCATTAAGACCTTCAGTGTTGGCATTTATTTTAGAGAAAGCTGACCCTATATTATGCGCATTATTATTAATTCTTTCACCAATTGTACCTAAATGATCGGCGTTAGTTTTAATACCAGTTGTGTTTGTATTAATTTTGGAGAAAGCTGTCCCAATGTTATGTGAGTTGACTCCAACTCTATCTGAAACATTGGATATATCATCAACGTTGGTTTTAATACCTGTTGTGTTTGTAGCTATCTGCCCGGTGTTGGTTTTAATACCTGTTGTGTTTGTAGCTATATTTCCTACGTTGGTTTTAATACCAGTTGTGTTTGTAGCTATATTTCCTACGTTGGTTTTAATACCAGCTGTGTTTGTAGCTATATTTCCTGCGTTGGTTTTAATACCTGTTGTGTTTGTAGCTATCTGCCCGGCGTTAGTTTTAACACCAGCTGTGTTTGTATTAATTTTTTTCAGATTTGAAGTAGCTGCTGATTGAGCAGCAGCTACACCAGAACGGTTCATCGCTGCTAACCCAAGAGCACCTGCACCCATTACATGCCCACCATATCTTTTCATAAAATCAGTTGCATTCGCCTCTGTTAATTCAGTTGACTCCTGCTGCGCGGAAATGTCGCCGGCGACATTTCCGATCTTTTTAGCCAAATGGTAACCACCGACTAATACCGAAGCTGGAGCTAAATTTTTAATTAAAGATTGTTTCATATCGTAACCTTTTTATTACAGTACTGTAATAGGTATTTCAATTTTCTCAATTGTGCCGATAGGAACAACTGCTATTGAAATAATTAATTTAAATTCTTCAGAAATAAATACACTATTTACTTCAATTGATTCGAATATTCCATCTACAACATTATCTTGTGTAGCTTTCCATTTATCCATGTACTCACGGACTCTGGCTTCAGCTCTGCCCGTAATATCATTTATCGCTTTTAATTGTAATAAATCTTTAAGTAATCTAGGAATATCTTTACGCATTCTATGAATTACTTTTACAACATTCGCTCTTGATAATTTACTAGCGTTTTTATAAGCTGTAAGTTGATCAATAAAATAAATACCATCAGTTTCTTTAATAATTGTGTTTATCTGAACTGCTCTAAGTTTAGCAATAACTGGAGTTTTTGCTATATAAGAGAGTTGAACACCAGCTACTGGTAATTCACCTTTATTCATGTTCGCTACTGGTTCAGTTATACTCATATTATTATCAATGGTTAAATGATCAAGCATTGCGTAATAACTAGCTGGACATGAAATTATTTGACCTGTTTCAGGAACATAATGATTTAAGTTTGATTGGCCACTATAAATCATGGTATTATATGAACTGAAATAAAGATCTTCAAGTCTTCTTTTATAGTCATCAGTGTAATTACGAGTACCTTTAAAACTTATCAATGGCATTGTTATACCAATATCATCAGCTAATTTTACAATAGCTTCTTGGACATCAATATCTTCCGTCCAATCTGGAATATAATCGAAATCAAGTTCTGGATATATTACTTCACGAATATTTTGATCTTGATCAAAGAAATTAATTAGAAGTTGCTTAGCATTTTCTTTACCAACTTCAGCATTAGAACTATCGAAATTTAATGTGTTATTTATAACTAAATTACTACCATCTGATCCTGATTTCAATCTCCATAATCCAGGTAATTCTGATTTACCACTAGTTAATAAATTATATAGTTTCTGTCTTTCAGAAACATATTTAAATGTTTTAATCCCTGAAGTTGAATCTTCATCAGCTTGCAGAACCCAGAAGCTATCTTCACCATCAATATGAAATTCAGGTAGAATTTTTTCTGTTCCTGAGCCAGATACATCTGTTTCTATATTAAATTTACCATTAGTAATATAAATAGATTTTAAAATATCATTTCCATTTACATTAACCTTGGTGTACATTTTGTCTTTACCATCAAGAATAGTTGCTCTTAGAATTAATCTACCTTCTTTATCAGCAGTAACCTCGAAATTTTTACCAGTCTCAGTATCTTTAAGTATTACTCTATTGAGTCCTTTAACCAACACACCATCTTTATAATCAGCTGTTAAGTCATTTATATTTAAATCTTTCTTAAATAATTCTAATTTATCAACATTTATTAAAAAGTCAGCGTACTCATTATTTTGACTAAATTTTTTATTCGCGAATAATTCATTAGTCATCAATGGGTCAACCAGAGGAACATTCGTATCTGGATCAGTATCTATTAGAGATATTACAAACTCATTTGATTTTGTCTTAACCCCACTTGATGATTCTTCAAATATTGAAATACTTAAAAAATTAAATCTATATTTAACATTTCCATGCTTATCTGCGAAATATTTTTCAAAATCAGAGGCTGGAGAAAATCTGACATATATATTATTATATCCTGTTCCTCTATGTTTGGCATTCAAAACTGAAAATGTATCTTCTTTATTTAATTGAGTTTCATAAAAAGCATCTTTCTGGATAACTGAACTTATTGATTTTACTGAAACACCATCACCTTGATCTTTAAAAACAAGATTCGCGAAAGTTGCATCTTGGGGGAGAAGTCTTCTAAAGATAACATTTCTTGTTTTACTTAAGGCACCATAAGCGAAGAATAACCCAAGCCCATATTTCTTCAGATCAATCTCACCCAAAGAAAACTTCATTTTTTCTGGATCGGAATATTCATGAAAATCTTCTTCACCAAATTTACTAAAACCAGCTATTAAAACTGATCTACCACCAAGTTCAGTTGCAGTAGGATAACTTCTATCAGCAACTGAAGTGGTGATTCCTGGAATATCATAAACCATAAACTAAACTCCTTAATTTTTTAAACAAGAACATGCCATTCAATAATTATACCATCATTTGAATCAAGATATTTATCTAGAGTTGTAAATCTAGCGAAAAGAATTTTATTTGAAGTTGGAGTACCATTACTATCATACTCGACAGCATATAATCCTGCTTCATTAAATTTAAATGGTTTTACTGCAGGCTCTTCCATTTGGATCTTTAAAGTAAATTTTATACTAGTGTATTTCTGGATTGTGACATTCCCACTTTCCGTATTTACTGTATGTTCTTCTTGGATAATTTTCATCTCTCCATCCGAAACAATTTTCTTCAAATACCCATTTGAAATATATTTATAATCATTGGTACTTGTATTTATATCTCCTCCTGTGCTTGTAAATTTTACGGGCGAATTTAAATCAAGATCTGTATCAAATGGACCAACTGTTGATGGCGTATCACCATTACTCGTACCACCATTACCAATTCCAAAATATCTAATATCATATTTTGTCAAATCAAAATTACTATCAACTGATTGCGTTAATAATTTTTGTGCAAGAAATTCCCTTCCAGTTAAAACAACTAAATTCTCTTCTTCAGCTAATAATTCACCTTTGAAATTATATATCTTCGGACGACCTATAATACCTTTTTGTGGTTTATTATCAAAGGCATCAAATTTAAATTGTTCGCCTGGATGTAGTACTTTTTTATCAATATGTACTAATTTTTTTTCGGACATTTTTTTCCTTTTTATTATAATCTATCATCTATTGTTGTTAAATGCATATACTTGTTAAAAGTATATTTTTGTTGAAGCTCAAATTGTCGAAATTCTTCATGGTAACCATATTTTACCAACATATCATACATATATCTATCATAATTTGATACAATTGAATAGTTATTATAATTCCCTTGAATAATTATTGTTTGTATTATGTCAGATTGGTTAGTTGAAGATCGACTAATTAAATTAAGACCGAGCATTTGTTTTGAGATTTTCCCTATTTTACTTTTTTGAGACATTTTTAGACTTTGAGTTCTTCTGAACTCAAAGTCTATTGAATCAACTCTTTGAATTTCCAAAATAATTTTATAAAAATCATGAACCTGATTATATGAAATTTTATCAGTTAACTCTTTATAAATTTTTAAAGAGTTCGAGTCCAACATAACTCTAGTTGTTTTTATTTTTTTATTTAAGTTGATTTTATTTTTATCAGAATTTAATAAAATATCTGTTGCGTTTTTTATTAAAAATATATTGAATTTATCTCGGGCTTTATCCAAAATAGTTGTATTCTCAAAGAAGAAGAATATTTGATATCTATCAAGTCCACGTTGTGGGGTCGCGAGACTAAATTCACTAGTACTTAATGTCGTTTTTACGAAATGATCTGTGCTAATTGAATTCCATTTATCTTTAATAAGCATTTTATTTAAAAAATTGTTCAAATAGTCCATTTCAACTGGAAAGAAATATTTTGTGAAAATATCAAAAATCGGTTGGAAGAAATTTTCTACAAAAACATCTCCAGTTAACACTTGCATAAAAATAGTATTCGTGTATAATTGCACAAATAAATTACTAGTATTTATTGCGGTAATTGTTTCAGTAAATAATTTCATATAAATATCAATAACTTTTTCAGGATCAGAATCCAAAGTTTCTAGAAATTCATCTATTAAAGGTTTATACATATCTTTCATAAGAGTTTCTAAAGAACTGAAAGATGTGATTGTGCCATCAGACTTCATCCCATGCCTAAGAATTGTCTGCCATTTTCTTTTAAGATTTTGCATCTCATTTCGATTACTATAATTGGCTTGTTTGTATTCATGGAGAACATCTTCAATCGCATCTATGTATTCTATTTCAAATAAAAGGTTCGTAAAGAACTGTTTCTTGTACTCAAAAAATATATTTTCTCCACGATGTTGCAATTCTTTTAATTGAAAATATTTTATAAGCAGTTCTAAATGACTGCAATTTATATTCAAGTAACTTTTTTTTCCATTTATTGAAGTCGGATATTCCAATTCAAATTGTTGCATAAATGTTGCACCGTATGATCTAATACCATCAGCGAAAACTTTCATATTATTTATCGCCCCAATTCCACCACTGAATTGGATGTAAATTAAATTTGTATTTATTGGAAATAAAGAATAATTTTCATACTGCTTTAGCGTCATTAAATACTTATTAGATATTTTAATATCGTCATCAATTTCATGAATAATATTTTCTTCGTCGTTGATAAAAATAGGATCAAGCTTATAGTTTAATATAAATTCACCATTTTTATAAGTCGGATTTCCATCATCATCAAATGTTAAATTCTTCCAACTTTTATCAACTGAGATGTTATAAAAATTTATACTACTGAAGAAATTTTCAAATATCTCTGCAAATAAACCAAAAGCTTCATTAGATCCCTTAGATTGAAATAATCTTTCTAGATAAAAAACTAGAATCCTTTTAATTGAATTATTTACTTTTTTACTATATTTAATATCTATTCCATAGTTTGCTAATAAAATTTCTGTCATTTTATCATTAAGATTGTATTTCATGTATTGAAATAACTCTTCTGGTGTATCAATATAAATATCTTTTAAAAGATAATTTAAAATATTTCCGAATCCTTCTTTTCCAGAAGCTTCTTTGATCGCTGGTAATTCAAGAATCATTGAGTTCATCTCACTGATTGCATTTATTTCAATAGGTTGCATTATAACTCCTTCTCACCGATATATATCCTAGTTGAACCTCTTGGTGTTCCAGAGTCATCAATATATAATGGTATCTCAATAGTTCCTGGATAAAGAGCAATATTTTTAGTATTAGGATTCTCATAGAATATCTTCGATGATGTATTGGAAATATTACCGGAACAATCACTTTCTTTATTATTTTCTTCATTGCAGTTATTTAAGACTCGATTGTTTTCGAACTCATCTGGCACCAAATCATAATACATTGTAAATAATCTTTTTACCAAAGAATATAAATTTTTATTTTTTTCTTGAACTTCAGTTCCAGAGCACTCTAAATAATCAATAAAATTTTCGTCCGAACTGTTAGTAAATTTAAGAAAATCAATATCTTTAAATTTAATACCGTGTTGTAATTTTATATCAATGTCTGGAAATATTAATTTAATATTTTTTAATACTGAGTTCAAAAGAACTGGTTTTGTATTTTCAGTCTCTTCATATACTCCCATAGTTTGATTATAATATTTATTTATTTCATCTAGTATATCATCTCGAGTCTCATTTAACTCAAGTAATTTATTATATTGATCATCTATAAAAAATTTATTGAGTTCTGTATCCCAATAATAAACATTATTAATTTTTAAATTATCAATTGAGTTCTTTGTCAACGGAGCTGTTTCAAAATCAAGTTGGAATAGTTTTAATTTATTTTTCGTGGTTCTCATATATCTAACATTACTAATTCTAAATACTTCACCTGCGTTGTGAACATCATCTATTGAATAAAAGGTAAATAGATCTCCAGGAAGAGGTTTATCTAATAAAAATATGGTCATTGAACCTGTCGCGATATTGCTTGTTCCTGAGTGTTGAGTCTCATAATTTATTTGGTAGGTTAATGGGGACATCTCAAGGGTCGGCATGAAATGGTAAATATCATAAGTAAAATTTTTATAACTATTTTGAAAGTTTAGATCATTGGTATTAAAACTTTCTTGAACTTTAATATTCCAGTACTTAATTGACATAGAATTTTGATTACTGTAAAGAATAAGATTATCATCAAGTTGGGAGAGATAATCATTATACAACCCGTATTGATAATCTGTTAAATTTGATTGATTTATTTTCATATTTTACCTCTATTGTGTTTTAATCAATTTAAAAGAAATATATTCATTATCAATCTTGGCAAGTATATTTATTGACCACTCAGCTGAACCATCGGTTGCATCCTCTGATTCGATATTTATATTTTCAACATGTACCAAATCATCATAAATTGTATTAAAATTATTAATAAATCCATTGATTTCATTTTCAACCTGAACTTTAAGTACTAGAGTGTTTTTAGACTGCAATGCTTTATGTAAGTTGGTGCCGTACCCACAGCAGAACGGAATATCATTTGGCTTAGTGCCCAAATAATATTTAAACTCTTTAAAAAAGAAATCGGATACTTTTGTAATTATTTGAAATTTATTTAAATCCAGATCAGTATCCGTTAATATTTTATATTCCCGTTTAAGTTGATCTGTATTTATTTCCCTATAAATACTACTAAAATAGGTTATTATTAAATAATATAAATCAAGTACACCATTGGATCCGCCTGTGTAAAAGTCTTCGACAGGAATAAATTCTTTAATCAATCCGTTTGGTTGTAAACCATATTTTTTAAGAATCTTTATTAACTTTGGAATACTATAGAATTCATTTTCAAATATTCTAGCGTTTAGGTAATCTTTACCATATTCTCGTTTTATATATCCATCTTTTTTTAGATATTGAATGCCGATAGTTAACCTCAGGTTAAATGGTAAGCTTTTAAATTTAATTTTATTATCTTGCCCAAATGACTCAAGTGGTACCATCTGAGCAACATCAATCATATTCCGTATATCATTTAAATATAAATATATATTTTCATCATTGATTTCGAAGAATAGATCCGGACTTAGATCTTCTAATCCAAAAAACATTTAAATCCTTTTATTTATAAATTAGGCACAGAAAAGGAAAGAGTTGAGTGCCTAGGCACTCAACTCTTTCCTAAATCTTTTTACATAATAAAACTTTAGCGTAAGCCACTACTGCAAAAGCTGCAATATTTTTTGCTCGTGCTATACTTGAGGATGCCATTGAATTGTATCTCGGCCCAATAATACTCATAACCATATGATCAAGTATTTCTTTGGCTTTCATTAATTCTTTATCTTTCTTAGCCCCAGTAATTCTATTCGCCAAGACTTCAACTTCGAATTGACAAACATCAGATTCATCCTTTGGTTTAAAACTAGTGAAAATTAACTCGAAGAAATATTTTATTTCTTCGTGATTATCATCATCATCTAACCATTTTTGAAATAATCTAATACTATTATCACTCAATTTGAATTTTTCTTGAAATATTACTTTTACATCTGGATGAAGAAGTATATTTCTTTTCATGACTGCATTTTTCTGAATTTTATCAACAAGTCTCTCTATAGTTGAGTTAAAAGATTCTCTTTTTTCAACGATATCTCCATCTTGATATTGATTAGTATACATCCCTGAAATTATTTCTTTCTTGCCCTCAGCTGCTGCTTTATAATAGTGCTCACGAAGAGAATCAATTACTTGACGCAATCTACTTTTATTGGCTTCAATTAATTTTCTAAGTCCTTCTCTATCATGATCCAAATTATTCGGAATTGTTTGATGATATTTTAAATCAACTGCTGGAATACTAAACTCATCTAAGAATTTAAATGGGGTTCCTGGTTTTTTGAAGGTATGATTGTTTTTAATAAGATAATTTACAACATATCTTGCTATATCTGGGTCGCAATATTTTGGCCAGAATGTTTTCTTGAAACCATTCCAAAGACGAATATCAATCATTAGAATTGCCATCTTTCTTAAAGCTGGATCATTAAACTCCAAACCGATTAAATACACGAGGCAGAATGATTGATAATATGTTGAGAGATATTGACTATGAAGAATAAAGCCAATTTTAGCCATCGCTGCTTTCATCTCTCTCTCGGATAATCCAAAATATTCTAATAATCTTTCAGGTAATTTATTCGGTGGTTGAAAAGTATCACAGAATGTTGATTGCTGCATTGCTTTTTGAGCTATATGTTGAGTTGCAATACGCATAACATTTTTTAATTTTGATAGTAAAATAGGATCATGATGGAATCTTTCGATTACTTGTTGAAGTTCTTGTGGTAATTTTGATTTCTGTTCTTTTGTCAAAATATATCCTTTATTCTTGAATACGGTATTATACCGTATTCTTACTTAATATCTGTTTCAACAAGCTCGCCGTCTTTATCGTCGTCCTTATCTTCTACTTCTTCATCATTTATATCAATATCATCAAACTCATCATCACCAGCTAGATCTTCATCTTCATCTGGAGAAGCAGCTTCAGCATCTTTGATTTCATCTTCCAAATCTGAATCAATTTCTACTGGTTCTTCTGGCTCATTTTCTGGATTTAGAACATCGTCATCAGTTGCCTCAAGTTCAGCGTCTAACTCATCAACAATATCCCCAGAATCAATTTTTCCTGGACATGTTCCAGTGTTAGTTGAACCTAAACCAGAATCAAAATTTTTATCAACAGTTATTGTAATACCAGCCATTTTTGTACCATCAACATCTGAATCAACAGCTTTATTAAACATATTTGGAGCTACGATAGAAACAAGAGCTTTTATTTTCTTGCGAATATCTTGAATTAAATCCTCGGCTGTATTTTCGAATAAATCAGTTAATTCTGACTGCTCCTCAACTATTTTATCTAATTTCATTTTAGTGGCTTCTGGAATCAAAACTGATTCAGTAAATTCATAGATAGTTTGCTCGAATGGTAAGTATGTTGAGATAGCCTCCATATCGACACTTACTCCTTCTTCGACCAATTTTCCCACAAGTGTTTTAAATTCACTTTCATATAGTTCGCCAAGTGTTCCACTAAGAGCAGGCTTTGTATAATTATCTTTAATAGATAAATTCAAATGGTTTCTATATGTATCAAGAATTTGCCCCTCAGATAACTCAATATTCATTACCGACTCTGTTAACATTCTTGGTTTTATATCACACTCTTTATGTAAATCTAAAAAGCTTACTAATGTTGATTCGAGAATCATTTTAAAATCACTCATTTGAGCTTCTGGGACGAAATTCTCAATTAGATAATTAAAATAAATCATATCTTTAGCTAATTTCTTCTCAGCTTTATTTTGGTCGTACGCTTCAGTCATTAGAGTCATTTTAATTTCTTCTTTTTTCTTAGCGTGTTGAACTTGTTCCTCTATAGTTGAAAGAAAACCTGGGTTAATATTTTCTTCAAATACTCTTTTTTTAGACTCGTTGAGTTCTTTTGAACTCAACTCATCACCCTCTGTCAAAATTTCTTTTGTCTTAGATCTCTTTGAATTAAATTGTCCTTCAATTAAATTTGCAAAAGTAGCTTGTAACATTTTTAACCTTCCTATTTTATTTATTTTTAGAATTTTTAGAATTGTACTCTATTATCACGTTTTTTGAAAATATCTTCTTGAGTTGCGCCGAATACTGTTGATTGATTACTTGGACTTGGCTCCTGTATATCAACACCAGGCAATTGAACTCCAGGCTTAAATTCTTCCTTCATAAGTGTTTCTTCTTTATCTCGTATAGCGTCTTTCTCAGCTGGAGTTAATAATGTTGTTTTATCACTCATATGTGGATCATCGAATAAATCGAAAGCTTGGATATTTGAACGATTGAGGACTTTTTGCTGACGAACTTTCTTAAGTTTATTATTTGCAACAACCAAATGTTTCTTAGCTGATTTTAATTTAGAATCAATCTGCTTAATTTTATTTTTATCAGTAGTTTTATTTTTCTGAGATTGAAGATCTTTAATTTCAACTTTAAGCTCTTCGACTTTAGCCGCGAGTTCTTCATCTTTTTTATGCTCATAAACTTTATCAGATGTGCCAATATTATTTTCATTCCAATAATCTCGACCCTTGATTTTACAAACTTCAAGAATTTCTTCTTTAGGTACACTGCTTAGAATTTTAACACCAGTTAATGATAAATAATCTGGCATACTTAGATAAATCTTTTGATCAGCTAGTATCCAAACTGGATTCTTCTTAAGTCCAAGAATTGTCTCTATTGTGAATTCTATTCTATTCTTTGGATGGTTTAATTTTCTTGGTAGTGTTTTTACTAAACCTAGACCAAACTTTTTCGTTTGGGTAATAAACCAAAGTTGATATAGGTTCTCAAGAATTTTAAAATCCAGAATATAACTTCTAAAGTTTTGGGGTTCTTGGAGTAATTTTTTAATCAATGGATGTAATTCTGACAACTTATCATTCTTTGAAATTTCTTGATGAACTTGAGTTCTTTGGAACTCTTTCTTAATTATAAGAGTAATTATATTCTTAGAACCTGTTGTTAAGATGTTTTTATACCTGGCTTTAAACTGTTCTTGATAATCAGGTTCATCCAAATCATTAATAAATGCCATCAATAATTTTTTGAATTTTTTTGGTTTATTATTCAGCACGTGTTTATAACTTTTAATAACGTTATCAAATTCTTCAGTATACCGCCCGACAAGATTAATCATTACACCACGGAGTCTTTCTTTAACTTGGTCAGATATTTGGTCAATATCATCAGCTATAGCTCTATACACTTCAGCTAATTCAGTTTTATCTTCAGGAAGATTAGTGCTTAATTTAACGAAATCTCCATTTGTCAACTCAACTTCCATTTGCTGTTCAACAAGAGTTCTAGTTTTAAAAATACTAAATAAATCTTCGAATAGATAAGTGTAATCAGTTACACTATCTCCCATAATATTATTAGTAATATCCGTAGTTTTATTTTTTAATGTTTGTATAACGCTAGTCGCGTTTTGAAATAGATATCTATTTAATCGAAGCTCATCTTGAATTTGACTCATTGACGTCTGAAGAGCGTGGTGTTCATTATTTAATTTATTAAGCTCAATACTTAAATCATTATAACGTTTTATATCATTCGGATCAGTGCTATGTTGAATTCTTGCCATTTCAACCTGCATCTGAGCCTGCAAAGATAACACAGCCTGATTTTCTTTTTTAAGGCGATCTTCCTCTTTTTCAAGATATTTAAAGCCATTTTCATTGGACAGATCATTCTGAAATTGATTTTTAAATTTAGTAATTATTAACTTGAGTTCATTTTCAACGAAAGTCTTTGATTGCTCAATTAAATCTTTAAATCTGCTCGTAAAAACTTCGGCTATTCTTTTATCGCGAACTTCGACTTGATAATGATCATTCTGGATTTTAAAATCAAAATCTATTTGGTCATCCTGGATGATTGAATGAGAGTCATTGCTTTTATTGAATTTTACAAGTTCTTCAACAAGTCCAATAATTTCTTTGTATTTATTTGCATTATAAATATACTGTTGTCTATCTATAATTTTATCTGATTGGATTTCACCAAATAAATCTATGAAACCTTTCTCTTTAAAGAGGGTATCCAACATTTTTATAAAACTCTCGCGAGCCTGTTCATTCGAATAAATTCCATTAGTGCTCTGTAATGATCTAAAGAAAGTTGATTTTAAAACACCATTGTACTTTTTAAGATCGGACATATCTGTACCATTTTTAAAGGCGGCTGTTATATCTGTTGTTGTAGTAAAAGTGCTCCCTGGTGTTAATTGATTCAAGAAAGAGTACAATTTCAACACAAGTTCAATCGGTGATACTTCTGACTTTTCAATATATTGATATAATTTCATTAAGAAGTTTAAATCTGTGTGATCCAAATCATTTAATGATTTTGTCGCGTATTTTGGGTCTGCGAAAAATTCACTATATAGATATAGAAAATTCAGGGTAGCATTTTCGTCATATCGAATCTCATCAATTTTTAAAGTTGTATCCAAATCATTTGATAGAATAATAAAGCTGTACTCTTTAAGCATTTTACCAGAACCTGGATCTGTAATTTTACCATACATTGTACTTCTTTGAACATCTATCTTCTCAACATAAATTGGGTAATAAACATACTCGTGGTAAAATGGTTTATTTTTTATATTCTTATAGAACTCTTTCATAATATAAAAAGCTCTTTTTAATGATAAGTCGTATCCTTTTGAATCTGGTGTCTTGTCTTGATCAGGGTGGTTTATAGGAGATGTATTGGCATCTTCCATAAAATGTTTAATTAGATAATCCGGTGATACATATAAAAGATTCTTAGTGACATTTAAATTTCTCATCGCATCTGATATTGAAATATTATCACTGAAGTTCTTTATTAAATACCTATCCAGACATCTTCTTTCTTTTTTCGGTATTTCTACCAACGGAAAGGAACCGAATCTAATTTTCTTCATAGAATTCCTTTTTAATGTGTTATATGCGCCTTGCGCATTTAGCGTTTGTTTAAATTGCGCAGCCGTAATTGCCCATCAAACAATGTTTGCACTTTTCTTTATCAGTTGGGATATCCAAATCTTGAATTCTTGTATTTTTGATTTCGTCAAGATCTAACCAGAAATCACAATAATCGGTTATTGTTTTCTCTAATTGCCCAGAACGATTCAAAATAATTATTTCCTCAATATTAAAATATTCTCTTAAAAATCCACTCGCTGATTTTAATTCTTCTGGCAATAAAATAATATTTTTATATTTATAAAGAGTGTCCTTGAACACATCATTCTCTAAAATAATTTTATTACTTGGATTTGATGTATCTATAAACATATCTATTTTTGAAAATAAATATTCAACCTCAAGATCGTATAATTTTTGGGCAGATATTTCTTTCGGTTCAAATAATTTAATGGCCACAAAATTACGACATTTATGACTTAAGTCAAATAAAGTTATTTTCTCGGGGTTGAGTTCTTTAGAACTCAACCCCGATTGAACAGGTTTATGTTCTTTAATATTATCTTGCCTAAGAGGATTATATTTATATTTTTCAATTAGGTCATCATCTAAATCTTCTACTTTATTTTCTTGAATCTGAAATCGAGGACTGGAGGATGAAGCAGGATGGTCTAGACCATCCTGCTTCATCCTATTTCTATCATCTCGTTTCTCCTGAGATTTAATTTCTTTAATTTTTTTTAGGAGCATTATTTTCTCCTATATATTATTTAGATTGATTTTTAGACCATTGTTGTAAGGCTATTGAACCATACTTTTGAACAATCTGTGCTTTTGTATCTTTCCAAAGACTTCTATATTTTTTTAATTTGTGAAAAAGAACATCATTTTTCTTACGGGCTATCGCAACGGCTATTGCCCCAATAGCCGCATTTTTCTTAGCTTCATGTGTTCTTATTGTGGTTGATGTTGTAACCATTATCTCTCCTTATCTAGGAAACCTAAGAAAAAATACTTCTTTTGGCTTCATTTCTTGCTTTTTGTATAGCTTCGGCTTTTTCTTCATCTGTTGGTTGTTCTTCATCATATCTTGCTTTATTATATGATCTCAATTGAGCCATTTCATCTAAAGTTGTATATGTATTTTTAATTTGCATTTTCATATGTTGAATAAATTGATCGATGAATTTATCAGCAACTAACTCTCTTTTATGTTCTTCCAATTTAATTATCATATCTTCGATGACGATAAGTAATTTAATTAATTTAAACATAGCTACTTCTGAATCAGTTTTTGGATCTAATGCAAAGAATGCTTTAAAGTTTTTGCGTCGATGAACCTGGTTCGCATGTCTGATAATTTCATAACTTGCATCATCCACAGAATATATCATCTGAGCATATCCAATAATTACCTCGAAAATTTTATCATACATACATACTCTGAAATCATAAAACATCTTTTGATATTTTGGATCACTTGCGTCCCTTTTTAAAGAGAGTGCCATCTGAGCATTACTTGAAAAATAAGGATCTCTAATTAAATTTCTTATAGCGTTAGAACCATTCGACATTGCTCTAATAATTTTAGAGAACCCATTCTTTAAATCATCATTTGCCGGAAGTTGATGATTATTTCTTTCCCAACATTTAGTAATTAATTCTTTTGGATTAATTCCTATTTCTTGAAGAATCGCTTTTGAATCACTTCCTCCAAGTTTATTCACCATTGAAAGATATTTAGTAATTTCAATTAAATCTTCATTGATAAATTTCCAAATTTCTCCAGGTAGACCGATAGTTTTCATGGCTGCAAATTTACCACCGATTCCAAATAGAGCTGCCAATACTCCAGTAGCAACTTCCGATTTAATACCAACGGCACCTGCTCCTGATATTGCTAAATTTACTCCACCAAGAACTCCATAACCGATAGCACCACCCAATAAAAGAAGAGCTAATAGGTTAACCATTTTTCGACTTGTTGGTGAATCACTTTTATAATTTAATGCGCTTGTCGCCGGGGAAATTAATATGTATCCTAATAGCTGCATCAATGTCCAGACAGATCTTCCCGCGTCAATTACCTTTCTTCCTGTCTCTGAAAAACCTTCTTCGATAATTTCATCAGAAGGATAAAAGAACATTTCGATTAATTCATCGGTTAGTTCTTTTTTTAACGGAAAAGAACTAAAAATACCATTTTCGAGAATTAATCTAGCTGTATTTTCAAATTTATAAGAGTTCTCGAAAGATTGCATACTTTCTTCAACAAGCCCAGCTTTTTCGAGTACCTCAAAAGTTGCTTCATATAGAGGCGCCACAATATCTGACCAAAAATAAGATTCGATAATTCTTTTTTTAGTATAGAGATCGGATTCTGATACAACTTCCATAAAAGCAGGAGATTCTTTAAATTTATCAAATTCTTTATTAAAATTTATACAAGTGGTTGTATTTTCAAATAAAGTTTCCGAATTGTTTTTTAAAGAATCCCAGTGTTTTTTAACTTGATCTTCAAATAATTCTAAAGTTGTCATTTTAATCCTTTAGATATCTAAATCTATTTACGAATGTCCCAATAGTAGAATTTTCATTAAGAGTAAATTTTGGATTGTGTCTGTACTCAAAACCATTACTTTCATCAAATAAATTAAGTGTTTCGACAGTTGATGACATATCTGTGGAATCTGTTAATTGTCCTATTAATTCATCATGTTGATTGGCTTTTATTTGGTCGGCAGCCTTTTGTACACCATTGATCATCTTTTTTGCACCGTATAAAGTAGCACCGCCAATAACACCTGCTGCTAATTTCCCACCACCTGATTTTTTTCTCATAAGTTGATCTGCATAATTTTCTTGTATTTCTTTAAACATATTAATCCTTCTTTGATAAATTTAATTATAATTATTCTCTATTAATTCCGTTTCTATTTCGGACAACATTCCTTGGTTACCTAATTCTCCATTCGAACCAGTCGAACCATTTTTTATTAACTCTTGAACTTCAACCAGTAATTTTTTCAAGTCCATTTCTTCATTGATTTCCTCTTTTGAAATAGATTTAATGCTTATAAATGTTTTTAATTTATTATTCTCGATATCAATAATCATTTTATTATATTTTTGAATACTATCTTCATATTTTAGGATTGTGTCATTCAGAACTGAAAGTGCCTCGAGTTGTTTCAAAAGTATAGCCTGTTTCTGCCCTCGCCTTGTAAATTCAGTTGGTGATAATGATTCTATCTCTTGATTAGTCATCGAAATCATTTTATCAAGAATGCTTTCTTTATTATGAAAACGTTCAATTTTTCTATTCATTTGAGTTATTTTTAACTCTATTTCATGTTTTATAATATCAGTATTCTTATCAAAATTTAATTTATGATGTTCTTCTTGAGATAGATTTTTGCTAGGTTCTTCTTCGGTACCAGGCAATTTTATATTACTTAAATTTACTTGCATTTATATTCCTTATTATGTCTTACAATGCCTTTGTTTTTTAAAAAAGCTTTTGAGTGTTTTTAGACTCTTTCTAATGTAATTCTTTAAATAAATTATCTTTATTGAAATTGGTACCTGTAAAAAAAGTAAATGTTTCTTTTTGATTCGACATTCTTATTCCTGGTGCAGATTTATACGGATTAATTATATTATGAGCCATCTGTTTATAAAATTTACCATTATACATATCGATATTTGAGTCACCTATAATCATAATCGATATATGACTATTAAAACCTTTAATTGGTGTTTTATATAAAAGAGGACGATTTTGAATTACAAAAGGCATTTCGTCAACGACCTCAATTGTATAATGCCACGGCAAAAATAAATCTTTTACATTACCACCATATCGTTTATGAAATTCAATACTTAATCTACTTGTATTGAATTTCATTGTATCTACAGTGAAAGCATTGATTGGAAAAAATGGATTATTAAATGAGTCCATTATCAACCAACCTTTTGGTCTTGTCAATAAAGCGTTATTTTTCTTAAATGAATTTTCACGATACTGTTCATAATCGATTTTAATTACGTCATGTCCATGAATACCTCCGCGAATCTTCTTCTTATGATTTAAAATATCACTTATTAAACCATCTTCCTCCGAATCAATTAAGTCTACATCTATCATTTTTCATACATCCCTAAAACTATTTGCATTCTTTCTAACCAACGTTTGGTTCCAGTTTGAACTAAACCTACTGTAACACAATTACTCATTATGAACTCAAAATTACTATAATCTGGTTCAATACTTTTTTTCATTTCGAGAGCAATTTGTGTTACAGTTGACTGTACTTTAATATTATCCAACATTAGGTTTCTTGTTGTATCACTTAATGCTGGATTCATTGCTTGAGTCATTGTAAAACCATTTCTGGAATTTGCTATCAACATATCATCATGATTTCTATCGGCTGTCAAAGAAATATTAGCGGTACTGATAACATTAATTCCAGTATTTAGACTAAATAAGAAATAATTAGCTGTATTAATTATTTCCTCCATTTCATCCACACCTATAGAAATATCATATCTGTATGTTGTTACTGCTGGATTGTATCTATCAGCATATAGATTAAATATCTCATCAAAATAGTCATCAATCACTCTATCAATAATTAAATTACCATCATCATCTTTTCCACCATCATCATCCCAAGTTAAATTCTGAATATTTAAATAATGTTCTTTTATAATATTTAGCACATCCTGTAACTCATTATATAAATTATTCATTTTTACATCGAAATATCCAAATATTCTTCCATCAACCATCCCATTAGTGAAAACGAAAAGTCTTCTAAATGTTGGCATATATTGGCAATCGTAATTATTTAATTGTCGTGCCTGAAGATAATAATTTTGAAATCCTGCAAAATATTTATTATAAAAATCAACTATTTTTTCACTAAAGACCTTCGCCTCATTTGGTGGTGGAACGATTGGTGTCTTTGGTTCTGTCCGATTAAGGATTAATTTTAATAGACATTTATAATTTGCTTCAGATTCTGGACACTCATCTTCATCTGGTTCGACATAAATTTCTCTACCATTATCATAAAGGTATTGTAATTTATAATCATTCTCTTGTCTATCTCTCCAGATCTCTAACTTTCTAACGAGTTCTTCGTCAACCGGATCTGCTTTATTTGAATACGTTAAAATGGAGGCGTTTAGTTCATCAATAAAATATTTATTAAGCCTCTTTAAATCTTCAGTGTACATTTTAACTTTGCTTTCATAAGGCCATAAACTTGGGTAATGTACATTTGAATATCTGGTTCCTGTGTCAATGTACTCATTAGAATAAAAATCTATCAATATTATCTCCTTTTAAATTTCTAGGAATCTTGGACTACCTGAAGTAATAATTCCAAAACCCACACCTGAAACATTATCTCCAACTCTAGCTAGTGGCATCCCGGATTCAATAAATCTAGGTGTCCCAGTTGTAATTATTGAAGTACCGCATGGAAATGATACTATATCACTAACCCTAGCGTACGGTGCTCCTGTTTCAATGGATCTTGGACTACCTGATGAAATTATTCCAATAACTGGTACTAATCCTCCATGAGGTGCTGGACAAAAACCATTAACTATATCACCAACCCTAGCTAAAATCATAGGTATCCTTTAATTCGATATCTGGGTCTAATTTTTCGATAATTATTTTCTCTTCTATAAGATATTTTTTAAGAAAAGCGTCTGCTTGGTATTTATCAAATAACATTAGTGCACCAAAACTACATTTGAATTTAGAGTCGTATCTTTTAAGAACTTTATTATATTTCGCCAACATTGACATTAATTCAAACTCTAAATCCATTCCAATATTAAAAGTTTCACCGAAGAATTTTTCGCTGGCGAAATCAAAAGCACCTATAGTTAAATTACCAGTTTCTTTATTATACCTAAAACTATATTGAAACCATTTTTTCTCCGGAATATAAAAAAACCATTTGAATGTTCTAGCATTAAATTTTATCACGAACTCTGAAGAGTAATAATTATAGTATAAATAATTATCATTAATATCGTCAGATATTATATACTCATTTTGCTTTCCGCGCCTCGGAATCCAACTATACCAAATTATACTAAAACTATTATTTAAGAATTTCTTTCGACAGAAAAAATTCTCCAGATATCCATTCTGTAAGAATTTCCAATCTTTGGAAACTTCGTCACTAAAAAGAGTCCATTCTTTTTTCGGTATTCCTCCAATTTGAAGAGGTTTTTGCATTTCTCTTCTTTCATGTACTAAGTTCCAAATAACTCTAGTTCTATGAAAGTCATAGAATGCTAGAGCACCAAATGGATAATCTGGTAATGAATTCAATTCTGAAATAGATTCAGCATCTGATGGTGTTGCCCAATCATTTACATAAATATCATAAATATATCCACAGAAATTTTTTAATTGTCTTGAGTCAGTTCCAACTGTATTTATTGTAAACTTGTGTGGTTTTATAACGGTCTTTGATATTAGCTTATATCCAGGTGCGAGTGTTTTATAAACCAACGTATGTCGAATCCCATCTGTTATAAAACCAGTGAGGAACTTGGTTCCAGGTGGAACTCTTACATCGAGTTCAAGTGAACTCTCAACATTATCAAATAAATTATTAAAATTTAATATATTTAATTTCCAATCATTCTTTGTATCTATTTGAAGGATGATTGCTTCACTCCCATCTTCGGCATATCCTGCATCCAACTCTATTAATGGTATTCCATAATATTGTGGAGTTTCTTCTTTGGTTATTTCATTTACTGAAGTAATATTTTTAGCTAGTAATTCTGCAACGCTTTCTTCATTAAACTCACCATCAAAACCATTATTAATCCATTGATCATCTCTATAAAATTTTAAAGATTGATTTAATTTATCAAGATATATTTTATAATCATCAACAGTATTGATTTGGCCGTTCGTTGCGGCCAATATCGTATTCTTTAATTGTCCTTCTGGTAAAGAGCATATTGATTGCTTAATTGACTTAGAATCATTTCCAGTTTTAAATGACTCTAGATCTGGAATCTGATTCATAATAGTAGCAATCATTTCATCGGTTTTTGCATCAGTGCAAGTTGATGTCTCACGTTGTTCTAAATCTGCTGTAACCATTTGGACAATTTCGCCAGCATCATTTGTGATAGGAATTTCTATTTTTTCATGAGTTGTATCACCATCAATATTTGGATCTGGGCATTCGATTTTATCATGAAATTCATCAGATGTTAGGTTTTGAAGAGTATTTGACATCTCATCAGATGCACTTATAATATTATCAATATCAGTAGATACATCTT